TGTTTACTTATAAAATTATTACAACAAATATCCCTAATGTTTTTGGTATTTTAAGGTCAGATGGTTGCAGCATCCCGTCTGACCCTGATAACTCTGACTATCAGGTCTATCTAGCGTGGGTTGCTGAAGGTAATATTGCAGAAGAATGGGATAATAGTTAAATGCCTCTCGCTTTCCCTTCTTCTCCTTCTAACGGTGATACCTATACGGTTGGTGCACGCACATGGACGTGGAATGGTTCTATTTGGGAACTTAACGGAACTGCTATGGGTGTTGCTTCTGTTGGTGAAAGCGAACTTCTTGCTGGTGCTGTAACTCAATCTAAACTTGCTTCCACTTTGAGTGGTGTCACTATTTGCACTTCTTCAACAAAACCTGCATCACCATTCACAGGGCAAACCATTTTTGAGACAGACACAGGTGTAATGAAGATTTATTTGGCTAATGGTTGGAGCAATGGCACTCAACATACTCGTGACATCCCCGTTGAGTATCTGATTATTGCTGGCGGTGGCGGTGGCGGTACGGTTCGTACCGGTGGTGGAGGAGGTGCTGGTGGATATCGTTCATCTGTGGCAGGTGAATCTTCTGGTCGTGGTGCATCAGCAGAATCTGCAATTTCTCTTACTGCTGGAACTTCTTATACTGTCACGGTTGGTGCTGGTGGTGCATCAAGCGTAAGTGGTTCTAATTCTGTTTTTGGTTCTATCACTTCTTTGGGTGGTGGTTTTGGTGGAACGGATGCTGTTTTTCAAACGACAAATGGTCGCGGTGCTAACGGTGGTTCGGGTGGTGGTTCTCGTTCCAACAGTGCAGTCCCCTCTCCTGCTACTGGTGCTACTGGACAAGGTTTTGATGGCGGTTCATCAGCAGGTGGTGTTGGTCAATTAAAAGGTACTGGCGGTGGCGGTGCTGGTGGTAACGGCGCAAACTACACAACGGATACTGGTGTAGGTGGTGTTGGTGTTGCATCATCCATAACAGGCACTTCCACTTTCCGTGCAGGTGGCGGTGGCGGTGGAAACTCAGGTTCGGGCAATCCTCTTGGCGGTAATGGTGGTGGCGGAAAAGGTGCAGACGTGACTAACGGTGGTGGTACTGCTGGTACAGCCAACACGGGTGGTGGTGGCGGTGGCGGTGGAGATTCATCTGGTGGTACTGCTGGTGGTTCAGGGGTAGTAATAGTTCGCTATCTCACAGCGGATGCCGTTGGTACAACGATCACTGGTGGCACAACTACCACATCTGGTTCTTACACCATTCACACATTCTTAGCATCGGGAAGTTTGGTTATCGCATAATGGCAATAGATTTCCCAAACACCCCAACAAACGGCGACACCTTTTCCGCTGGTGGAAAAAACTGGCAATACAACGGAACAGGATGGGTCCTTCAAGGTGTTGTCCCAACAATCCCGAACGCTTCAATAGGCTCCACCCAACTAGCCGACACTGCTGTGACAGCAGGTTCCTACACAACAGCAAACATCACAGTTGACGCTCAAGGCAGATTAACTGCCGCTTCTACAGGAAACGGTTTTGATGCGTTTGATGATCAAGTTTTTTTAGCAACACAAATATGGTCTTAACAGGAGAAAAACATGGCAACTTTAAGTAAATTAGCGTTACAACCAGCAGGCACAACAGGCGACGGTCTAGGTATTCTTGTCGCCGCTACAGCGACTGCTGGTACCGCAATTCACACAGCGTCATCTACTGCTACAACCGTTGACGAAGTTTGGCTATACGCCTATAACAATGATTCTTCTTCTATTCTTTTAACCATTGAGTATGGTGGAGTCACTGCACCTAAAGATGTGATTAAACAAACCTTAACGGCACAGAATGGTTTGGTTCTTGTGGTCGCTGGTCTTTTGGTTCAAGGCAACGCAACACCGAAAGTTATTCGGGCATTCGCGGCTACAGCAAACCAAATATCAATTTTCGGGTATGTGAACAGGATAACCGCTTAAATATATGTCGGCTTTTGGTCTTCGCAGCAGAGTCAGTACAAGCATTGGTGCTTGGCTTGGTACTGGTTTGGGCACAACAGAGTTTGGCGACTTTGAATCTATTGCTACAACAACTGTAGGTGCAGGCGGAACCTCAACAATTACCTTCAGTTCTATTCCATCAACTTTCAAACATTTACAAATCAGATTTATTGCTCAGTCTAACCGCGCTACCTATGTTGATAATTTGGAAATGTACGTAAACGGTGACCAAAGTGCAAATTATTCCGTTCATTATTTAATAGGTGATGGAGTAAATACGCCAAGTAGTACTGGCGCAGCAGGTTCCACTGGGTTTATATCTACTACTCAAAATTTGGGATCAAGTTCTGGTACAACAAATACTTTTGGCGCGGGAGTAATAGATGTTTTAGACTATTCCAACACGAATAAGTACAAAACGCTACGTGGCTTTTGGGGATTAAATTTAAATGCTGCTGATGCTTCTGGTAGTTACGGTCGTCTAGGTCTATCTAGTGGCAACTGGAGAAACACAAATGCCATATCATCTATCACTTTTTATCCCACCCTCGGAACATCTTTCACCAACAACACACATTTTGCTTTGTACGGGATTAAATAATGCCATCAACATATGAACCAATCTCAACACATACACTTCTTAGCGCCATAAACACCTACACCTTATCCAATATCCCTCAAACTTTTACAGATTTGGTTCTTGTCATTGGGAGTATTCGTGATTCCGCTGCTGGTAGTTCTGTCGTTGCCATCCGCTACAACGGAGACACTGGCTCTAACTATTCTTGCTCTTACATCGGCGCCAGTGGTGCTGGTGGTCTTTATTCTGGTCGCAGAACAAACGATACGGGTATTTGGCTTGGTGGAATGTACCCACCTAGGGGAACTTTCCGAATCAATATCGCTAATTACTCAAATTCAGCAACGAATAAAACTTCTCTTTCTAGACAAGATTTCTATGGCACAGCATATGAGGCTGTTGGTGCATATGTAGGTTTATGGCGTTCAACAGCCGCAATAACAAGTATTACCGTTTACAGTATTGACATATCCCCAAACTTTGATGTTGGTACAACTTTCACTCTTTACGGGATAAAGGCTGCTTAGACATGGCTTTCACCCACATGCTCATTCAAACCCTAACGGCAAGTTCTGGTTCTGTAGCCAACTTTGAATTCACATCAATTCCACAAATTTACAAAGACCTACTTTTCGTTGTTAGTGGTCGTGCGACAACCGATAATCCAACACTCCAAGTGTATTTCAACAATGACACAAACTCTGCTAATTACCAGTTCAGAACAATTGATGGCAATGGTTCATCTGTAGCAAATAATGCTGGGGCACAACCTTGGCTGATGCGTGTGACACCATCTAGTGCAACCGCAGGAATTTTTGGTAATGGGGTGATGTATATTGCAAACTATGCAGGTACTACATATCAGAAGTCTGTAAGTGCAGATTCGGTAACAGAAAACAACGGAACAACAGCATATAACGCATTTCATTCTGGATTATGGTTATCCACCGCGGCGATAACGTCTATTAAGTTAGACCCATTTGGAACAGATTTTGCACAATATTCATCAGCATCCCTTTACGGGATTACACCAAGTTAGGTTAGGATAAACACATGGTTAGCAAACTAGTAGTTGACTGTTCAACAGGTATCACAACAGAGGTAGAACTCACAGCAGAAGAGATCGCACAACGCGAGGCAGACGCCTCCGCATATGCCGAAGCAGAAGCCGAGCGTCTAGCCGCGGAAGAAGCCAAAGCAGAAGCCAAAGCATCCGCAGAAGCGAAACTGACCGCTTTAGGGCTGACATCAGAGGAAATCTCTGCTTTAACCCGATAGCAGGCATATAACCCTTTCATCAGAAGGGTTATTAATGTGAGATAATTGCACCACCACAAATACGTCTCACCCCATACCAACAAATTAGGTGAAAATGGCTATAGATTTTCCCAACTCCCCGTCAAACAACGACCAATTCACCGTAGGTGCAACCACATGGAAGTACAACGGTTCACAATGGTTGATTATCGTTGGTGAACAAACCATTGCTACGGGATCCATCACTACTGATAAAATTGCTACCAACGCGATAACAGCGGCAAAGTTGGCGACAGGTGCAACGAACGACTATGTGCTGATGGCTGACTCGTCTGCCGCCGCTGGTGTAAAATGGGCAGACATACCACCCTCGGGAGGCTTGTCTACTACAACCGAAGGCGCAATTATGACAATGACTATAGGAGCATAAAATGGCTGTTGGGGATAGGAATGAGGCACGACTCGGCGGCCCAGTCCAACTAGGAACTACGACCACGGTCATTGTCACGGCGGCGACTGGTTATGCCGACATCATTAAACAGGTTGTTATCTGCAATACCGACACCGCAGACCGTACAGTAACTCTGGCTATCGGTTCAGCGGCTACAGCGGCAAACCGTTTGATGTCCGCTCTCCCAATTGGCGCTAACGACATCATGGTATGGGATACCGCCATTGTTTTGGCGTCTGGAGAGACATTACAAGGTTTGTCCGATACTGCCGATAAAGTCACGGTAACTGCTGTTGGCTGGGAGAAACAAACCGCTTAATGGCTCTTAGTTCTGCTTACGGTCTTGGTGGTTTAAAGCCAGGGGTTTGCACTAGCACAACACGCCCTGCTGCACCTTATATTGGTCAATGGATTTTTGAAACAGATACTAACTACTTAAAGGTTTACACTGCCTCTGGTTGGTCTACTGGAGTACGTCAAACAACTTCGTTTGTTGCTACATACCTAATAGTTGCAGGTGGCGGAGGCGGAGGCGGAGGTTACGGTGGAGGCGGAGGCGGTGCAGGTGGTTTATTAACATCTACAACAACACTTTCATCTGGAACGTATACAGTAACCGTTGGTGGTCCTGGTCCTGGTGGGTCCACTGCTAGTAGTGGAACTGCTGGTAATAACTCCATATTTGGAACAATTACCGCTACTGGTGGTGGTTTTGGTGGTGTAGGAAACGATGCGGCTGGCTCTGTAGCAGGTGGTAACGGAGGTTCAGGTGGCGGTGGCGGTGGTCGTGGCGGTAGGGCTGGAGGTTCTGGAACAGCAGGTCAAGGTTTTGCAGGAGGAACTTCACAAAGTGGTGACACTGGAAGCACAAGCAAAGGTGGAGGCGGTGGCGGTGCTAGTGCTGTAGGTGCTGGTCCAACTTCTGTTGGCGGTGTTGGTGGTGCTGGAAGTGCATCATCAATTTCTGGTTCATCTGTTAATTATGCAGGAGGTGGAGGTGGCGGTGGTGACGGGCTTAACTACACAGGTGGCGCTGGAGGAGCAGGTGGAGGTGGTCGTGGAGGTAACGCAGACGCAGGTGTTGCTGGAACAGTAAACACTGGTGGCGGTGGCGGTGGCGGTTCTTACACTGCTTCTGCAAACACAGTAGGTGGCAATGGTGGCTCAGGTGTTGTAATTGTTCGTTACTTGACCGCTGATGGTGCAGGTAAAACGATTAGTGGTGGAACAATTACAACATCAGGTACAGACACTGTTCATACGTTCACATCCTCTGGTAGTTTGGTGATCGCATGACCATTTCTGCTACGACACAAGGACAGAAGTCTGGTGTTTGTACTAGTAGCACACGCCCACAAGCACCATACATTGGACAAATGATTTACGAAACAGACACCAACTTGTTGAAAGTTTGGTTGGGTTCTGCATGGTCGTCAGGACAGTCTCTGTTATGACAGTCACAGCAACCACTCAAGGCATTAAGCCCGGTATTTGTACTTCAACGAATCGCCCTGCAAACCCGTATTTGGGTATGGTTATTTTTGAGACTGATACCAGTAAAATGCGTGTTTGGTTGGGTTCAGCATGGTCAACAGGGTATACACACAGCACAAATATAAATATTGATTATTTGGTAGTTGCTGGTGGTGGTGGTTCTGGTGGTTCATATGGACAAACAGGAAACTATGCTCTTGGTGGCGGTGGCGGTGGCGCTGGTGGTTATAGAGCAGGTTCATCTCTACCAGTAACATCTGGTGTCACATATACGGTTACTGTTGGTGCTGGTGGTGTTGCTGGCGTTGCTGGAACCAACAGTGGCAGAGGTGGCTTAGGTGGGGATTCTGCATTTAGTACAATAACTTCTGCTGGCGGTGGCGGCGGAGGCTTGGCTGCTACTGGTGCTCAATCAACTGCTTCTGGTTCTGCTGGTGGTTCTGGTGGTGGTGGGTCTGCTAACTCAAGTGGCGCCCAGGGGTTGGGTGCTGCTGGAACTTCTGGTCAAGGATTTGCGGGAGCAGATGGCGCAATTGGCACATTCGGTTCGGGTGGCGGCGGTGGCGGTTCAGGTGCTGCTGGTTCTGTTGGTAGTACCACAAACACAATTGGTGGAGCGGGTGGTGCAGGGACTTCAAATAGTATTTCGGGTTCTCCTGTAACTTATGCTGCTGGTGGTACTGGTGGTCGTTCAGGTGGTTCAGGAACTAATGCAACAGCAAACACTGGCAATGGTGCAATTGGCAGAAATATACCAGCCAACTCATATGACAGCACTGGTCATGCTGGAGGTTCAGGTATCATTGTTTTGCGTTATTTAACTGCTGATGCTACTGGTCTCACCATTACTGGTGGCACCAAGACTACTGCCGATGCTTATACTATTCACACATTCACTAGTTCAGGAAGTTTGGTGGTTGCCTAATGCCTCTTAGTTCCGTTGTCGGCGCACAGTCAATTGTTAAACCTGGTGTCTGCACCTCTACGACTCGCCCTGCGTCACCTTACACAGGTCAAATGATTTATGAGAGCGACACAAACAAGTTGCGTTTGTGGAACGGTAGTGCATGGTCAACAGTCACGCATGGTGTAATTCTTCCAGTTGAATACCTTATTATTGCTGGCGGTGGTGGCGGTGGATTTGATGTTGGTGGTGGTGGCGGTGCAGGTGGATATCGCACCAATGTCGCAGGCGCCACTTCAGGCGGTGGTGCTGGTGCCGAGGCATCAATGAACATCACCACAGGAACATACACTGTTACCGTTGGTGCTGGAGGAGCAAAATCTTCAAGCAGTAGCGCAGGCTCAACGGGTGGAAATTCCGTATTCAATGCTCTTACTTCCTTTGGTGGCGGTGGCGGAGCATCATACCCACCCGGTGGTGGCGTAGTCGCAGGTGCATCTGGTGGTTCTGGCGGTGGCGGTCATGGCTACGGCTGGACTAGTGCTGGTGGAACAGGAGCAGTAAATCAAGGTTTTGCTGGTGGTGCGACTATCGGTATTGGGTCTAACAATGGGGCGTATGTTTCAGGTGGTGGTGGTGGTGCAGGCTCTGTAGGTGTGACTGGAACCAATGTTGGTGAAACTTCATCCGTGGCTGGTGGTGTTGGAGTTGCATCGGCAATAAATGGGACAAACACAACACGAGCAGCGGGTGGTAGGGGCTCAGGAAACAGTTACACAGGGCAAACAACCCCAGCAGCGAATACGGGTAGCGGTGGAGACGGCGGCGGAACAGGTGATTCTGCGACAAACGGTGGTTCCGGTCTTGTTATTGTCCGATATTTGACTGCTGACGCATCGTTGCTTACCGTCACTGGCGGAACCGAAACAACATCTGGCTCTTATACGGTTCACACATTCACTACAACAGGAAGTTTGGTAGTTGCATAATGCCCGCACCTATTGATTTCCCTAACTCCCCGTCCGCTGGAGATGAATACGTAGCAGGCGGTAAAGTCTGGCGTTACCTTGACGGTTCATGGAAACGTTTCCCACAAACCCTTTCCGACGGTGGATTCGCTGACACACCACTCAATAACTCTTTCGTAGACGACGGTGGAAGCGCATAAAGCCATATCGTTGAAATAGAAAACCGTAATACCCCTGTAAACCCAAAAAGATAGTATTATAGGTGTAAAGCCAATCTGGAGATAACCAATGACAACTAGACGAATATTGATTCGTAGGGACACGGCAGCGGCTTGGACGGCGGCTAACCCCACCCTCGCGTCTGGTGAACTAGGCGGAGAAACCGACACAGGGAAACTTAAACTCGGCGACGGTTCCACAGCATGGAACAGCCTCGCCTATCAAGGCGGAGTTACCTCAGTGAACGGTAGCACGGGTGTGGTAACGGGGATCGCCACAACCGCTGACCCTACTTTCACAGGAACAGTTGTTTTACCTTCTACTACCTCTATCGGAAATGTCACCTCAACGGAAATCGGTTATCTAGATGGTGTCACTTCGTCAATTCAAACCCAACTCAACACGGTTGCACCTTTAGTAACCCCTGTAACCACTGTTTCTGATGCCTCATACACTTTGGTGCTTTCTGATGCAATCAAATATATAAGTTTCACTAACGCCAATGCGATCACATTATCTGTGCCACTTAACGCAAGCGTTGCTTTTGCGGTAAATGACTGGATAGATTTCACAACCACCACATCACCAGTGATCGTTAGCCCTGTTGCTGGTGTTACGGTCAACAAGTCGGCAGGTCAATGGCTTGTTGTGATGCCACATCAAAAAGCCAGATTAACAAAAACAGGTACCGATGTTTGGCAGTTGATTGTTAATTCATTTCCGTCATCTTTTATTGAACCGATCGCTGTTAGCGCAACTGGTGCAACAGGAACAATTGATATTGATTTCGCTGTGAATGCTTCAATTTTGCGTACTGGTGATGCAACAGGAAACTTTGTTCTCAACATTAGGGGCACTTCAACTACCGCAATGAACGACATTTTGGCTGTTGGTGAAGTAGCGACCGTAACATTTATGGCAACAATGGGATCCACACCGTATTATGCGACCGCCTATCAGGTTGATGGTGTAGCAGTCACCCCGAAATGGCAGGGAGGTACCGCTATTTCGGCAGGTCAGGCTTCCTCAATTAACATGTACACGATCACACTTATCAAGACTGCCTCAGCAACGTATACGGCGTTTGCAAGCATGACAAAGTTTGCGTAAGGAGGAGTAATGCCGTTTCTTAATAGAATCGGGCAAGGTAGTTCCCGTAGGTTTGGTTTTTCAAAGATCCTTCGTTTAGCGGCTTTCTTTGATGCGTTCACTCGTTCCAATAACGCAAGTGCTGTTGGTGGTGATGCTCCTTGGGTGGCTACAAGCGGAACTTGGGGTATTTCAAACAACAATGTTGTTACTAGCACCGCGGCTGGTTCATATCCTCTGTTAACTTTTGATGCTTTGTCAACAGATTCTGTTGTGAAAGCGACCCTTCCAACTACGAAGTCGGCGGGAGCAGGTGTTGCTTTCTGGGTGACAGATAATGATAATTGGTGGGCGGCAATAGCAGATAAAACTGATTACAACGCTGCACCATACAACTGTCCTACGAACGGAACGAACGTTGCTGTTGTGAATAACTCAACTGGGAACTGTTCTTACAATACGACTGGCGGTGGACCGTATCCTGCGGTTGGTGGCGGACCTTATGGAGCCTGTGCGTGTAACGCTGGAACTGTATTTGGTTGTGGTTGCTTCTATTATTATGAAAACCCACCTAACTGGTGGACTTTTTCTCATCCAGCCTACGGGTACACACAGCCAGCACCATACAACTATTATGTTCAAAGCGCACCATACAACTACACCCCAACAACATATGCTGGTGTGCCAACTCCATGGAATCGTTCACAGATTAAGGTCATCAAAAAAACGGCGGGCACAGTTTCAACCGTGAGCACCACACAGGTAGGTGACGCAACATCCAGCCAGTATTTGACTTACATTCAGGCACAAACAACAGCGAACGGTGCAACAGTAACAACAGCGTTAAGTTCTGCACCCAACACCGCGATAACAGCACCCGCAATATCAATCGGAACACCAATCCCTGCAACAAAGTTTGGAATTGTTTACGCTCCTGCTACAAACAATGCGAGTTCAGCCATAGTCCGTTTTGACTATAATGAATAAGGATTAAAAGTGCTTAGTAAAGAAAAAGTGGACGAGCGACTTTCAATATGTAGGGGATGTGAACGGTTTTTTCGTTTCACCTCTACTTGCAGAGAGTGCGGTTGCTTTATGACTATCAAAACACAAGTCGCATCAGCGTCTTGTCCACTAGGAAAATGGAGTAAACATGGCTCATAACAGAACTGTAACTTTCAACACTGATTCGGCAGACATTGAAAAAAGGGTTGCGTCTGTACTGTTTTATTTGGATATCGCCCATGACCGTATTCTTCAGGATAACGAATATCCTGCGAGTAACGAAGTTATATCCACTCTCGCTGAGGCTAAGCAACTGATTTTTGCTATGAATACAACATTCACTTCTTCGGCAGATGATCTTCCAGAGGACGAAACCTACGATTTGAACGAATATATTCACAGGTTTGATGTAGCCTAAACAGGTATCCTGTGGAGGCTTATGATAACCGAAATTTTACCCAGTAGTCAAGGACCAGTGGTCATTCATGATGGCATGGTTCTTCATCTTTCCGACTCGGAAGGCATGTGTATAGCAATTGATGCACATCCAGAACTGTTACAGAATTTACAGGATTCCATTGTTGAGTTCGTAACCACTGTTACTGAATACAACTTGGAGATGTTTACCACTAAACGCCTCCCTGATTCTAAGATCATGAAAGAAGCCGTTCAAAGCATGGACACTTTTTTCAACTTGGCATATGTTGTTTATAAGGGTCATATGGAGCAAAAGGTGATTCAGAATAACCCTAGTTTGCCGAGAGAAGCGGTTCCAGCAGAAGTTATTAGAACCAATCATCCTGTGATAAATGCTTTCTACAAGTTTGAAGCACGATGAGCGATGTTCTGATTGGGCGTCCGGTTGATAACACGGTTTACACTCACGCAACTTTAGCCAACACTTTCACACGAGCGGAGTGTGAAACAATCATTGGTCTTGGTTTGGAAAAATTAGAGCAAGCCAAAATAGCCAACGGTGAAGTAGAGAACAAGACTAGGAGTTCAAAAGTCAACTTCTTGTTTCCGTCGGAAGAAACAAAATGGATTTTTGACAGAATAAAAGAAGTAACCGACAATGTTAATGACAGGTTGTTTCACTTTGATTTACGATATTTCCCGAATGTTCAGTTCACCTCCTACTCCACGGGCGATTATTATGACTGGCATATGGATCTAATTCCAAATGAAACACAGCAACTTTTTTCGCGAAAGTTGTCTTTATCGGTTGTTCTTTCAGACCCTCTTGAACATGAAGGAGGGGAGTTGGAGATAAACAGACATGCTAACGATAGTTGTGAAATCGCGCTGAAACCAGAGCAGGGGACAGTTGTATTTTTCCCTTCTTTTATTCAGCATCGCGTAACCAAAGTAACCAAAGGAACCAGATACTCTTTAGTTGTTTGGGTGGAAGGAGATAAGTTCAAATGAGTAAAGAGTTAGTTATCTATTGGGCACCTTGGATCTTGCGAGGTGGAACTTCAACGCAACAAGATTTCTCAGGACCTAGCGAAATAATGTTTACACCCCCAACCAGCCTTTGGTCGGAACTCACAACACAACTTTACGATCAGAGTGTTTCACGGAACTTCTTTCAATGTCCAGCAGTAAAAGACACCCTTACCCCAACTTATGTTATTTATAACCCGCTTACAAGTTCGGCAGAAGTTGAAATAAAAGACAGTGGTGAAGTAGGTGAAGTAAGACAACAACCGGGTCGTGATTCTCAGATCAGAGTTACAATGCCTCACGCACCTTCGCTGACAAATCAATTACTAGTTGTCTACAACCTTCAGCACATATTTTTTGCAGAAGAACCAGTTCTTATGAGATTGACATCACCATGGTTTCACAAAGCGCCACACATGCAATACGGTTCTTTGATACCGGGGAATTACGATATTGGGCGATGGTTCAGACCAATAAACTTTGAATACAACCTTTGGGACGGAGGAACCAAACTATCTATAGAGGCTGGAGAACCACTTGCCTATGTTGAATTCGGAACAGATCGCAAAATAGTTTTAAAAAGATTTGAAGCAACAGAAAAACTGCACACAATTGGGGCGGAAGTTATTCATGCCCGTTCTAAAAAGTGGAAAACACTTGGATCAAGATACGAACTCTTTGACCGTTCACCGTTAAGAAAAATTATTCTTAAAGAGATTTCGGGAAATCTTCTGTGATATTTTTAGAGAGTTCAAATCTGATAGAAAAAAACCTTCAGGGATTTGAAGGGATACTTGACTTCGCCCGTTTTAAATTCAACGACATTTATGGGCACACCGAATTCACAAAAGCATACCCAAACTACAATGTTTTTAGCCTCACAGCCACAGACAGTCTTATGTATTCGTTGTTTAAAGAACTTCAATTAAAGGTGCGTTCCGTATTGGGGGATCAACCGCTTTGGATGCAATGCTGGATGAACCATCACACACAGTACGAGGTTCTTGACTGGCATGATCACAATTTTCCGTGGCACGGCTATATCGCGATAGACCCCAAGAAAACAAATACCGTATTTGAAGACTTCACAATTGAAAACAAACCCGCACAGATATACTTTGGCGAAGGAAACAAAAAACACAAAGTTGAAGTGTTGGAGCCTTATGAAGGTCACCGAATTACGCTCGGCTTTGACATTACGAACAAATCAGGAGAGAGGAGTAAGTATGTCAGTTTTATACCCTTCTAACACAGGTAAAGAATCTTTCAGTTTGGGCGAACATATTGCTGTTTGGGATAATTTCTTTTCACCAGAACTGTGCAACAAGTTTATTGCGTTTTTTGAGTACCGTTCAAAGATGGCTTTTAAAAGAAACAACAGCATGAAACAAGATGCTTCAGTTAATTTTGGTACAGAAATAGGTTTAAGAGAAGAAATCAATACAGAGTCTGTGTTTATAGATAATTCTATGAGCGATCAGTGTTTGCCTGAATTTTTGACCAAGTTTTGGGATGTTTGTTTTCCGATGTATTTGGAGAAGTATCCGCATCTTGCTTCTAGTACCGCTAAATGTGATTTTTCGGTTATAAAACTTCAGAAAACACTTCCCAAAGAGGGTTATCATGTTTGGCATTGCGAGCAGGGGGATATAGCGACTTCCAGAAGAATGGCTTTCATCATCTTGTATCTAAACGACGTTGATGCGGGTGGTGAAACAGAGTTTATTTATCAGTCGGCACGGGTGCATCCGATGCAAGGGCGTTTAGTTTTGGCACCTGCATCCTATACACACACCCATAGAGGTAATCCACCACTGAGTGGGGCAAAATATATTTTGACTTCTTGGCTAGAGTTTCAGCAGTAAGGTAGTTGAATTGCATTTACCATTTGCCCAAAGGGCATGATTGGTCGGGCATTTTCGTTTTGATTTTCATGAAGCATCCGCATTCTTTGCATTGTGCTGTTATTTTGAAGAATCGTGGGCATGCTAGGCAGATGGCGTATCGTTCGTGTGCTTCTAGTTTTTTGTTTTCCATTTAGTTTTTTACCCAAAAGTATGAGGTTGCGTATCGGTCGCCTCGTGTTATTTCTTTGACCCCATGATAGATTGGGTTTACCCAATAGATGAGTGATCCTGCTTGGGGTTTTATTTCTGTGTCGTCTTGTGGGAAATATATTTCTCCGCCATCAAAATCTTTGCTCCAATATACGATTGATGAGTAGTCGGGTTTTGTGTCTCTTTTTGTGAAGTCAATGTGGACGTCTTGTTTGTCTCCAACACTAAAAATACTGTATTGAAGCCCGGAGTATTCGTAGTCTGAGATTGTTTCGTCAAATTCTTCTTCTATCAACGACTTGACTCTTTGTTTTATTGTGTCGTAGTTCAGTGTTGAAGGGAAACTTGGGAAAGAATCTTTTGGTGTAGTTGAAACATGTTGGGCGAACAGGTCTAGTTCTTCAACGGTCAAAACATCATGAATATAGTGAATCAGTCCCATTGGTACCACTTTACCACCGAATAGCGGATACCAATTTTCACCGGATGCACTTGATGCATGTACGGGAAAGATGAGGAAAACACGACAACATCACCAGCATCAGGTTTTATTTTTATTCCAAATTCTTTGAATTCCAACTCCCCACCCTCAAAATTGTCATTAAGAAACATTGAAACAGACACGATTCGCGGATAGGTTTTCGCCTCGTCAAAATGATTATGAAACATGTTCCCCGGCTCGTACCGCAGAAGAACTGTGTGATGCGATTTTATTTCTGGAATACTGTAGCGACTTCTGTAGTCAACAACTATTTTGTCAATACCAAGTTCTAAAGATTTTTTTGCCCTTACTATTGGGTCTTGTGGGTGACATTCATCTTGTTTTGGTGATAGAAAATAGTTAAAGCAGTTTCTTGCGCTATTTTCAACTGTTGGTTTTCCATCAATCAAAACTTCTGCTGGCACCCACTGTTGGAACATTGAGTTCTGTATTAAACCTTTTATTACACGGGCTGAATCTTTGCCAGTTTTGTACAGGATGATGCCGGGCGCTAGTTCTTGTTTGAATTGTATTTCAATCTCAGATATTTCCGTATCTTCCTCGTATGCATAACCAACGATTTCTTCATAGAGATTCAACGTCTGACTATAGTCATGGCATGCGCATACTGGTTGATTGATCGGACCATCTGGCATGGCAAGAAATCTGTTGCGGTTAAAGAACCTTATATCGCCATCTTTACCGTGCGCGTTGAAGCCACTCTTATTTTTTTGTATCCAGTGATCTGGCTGTGTAAAATGCAAAAATAAACATATCGTGTATTTGTCTATATCGGTAGTTGGGTAAGGTGGTCTTGAATGGGTTTGTTGTTGACCACCAAAAATAATTGCGTCGTTGATGTTTTGTTCAAAGTGTTTTTCTTCAACTATTAAACCCCAATTGGCAGTATTTTCTATTGCTATATCAATTGTTGTTTGCGTCCCATTTTGATCTAAGTGTTCCCATAAGTGTGGTATACACCCATCTTTTATTTGGTATCGGACAGCATAAAAATAGGCTTTTTTTAATGTGTCGTCGTTGAATATTTCTTTTGCCTTTTCTAGGCAATATCTCTCAATGTCGTCATCAAATTCCACTGATGTTTCCCATCTTGCAAGCATTGTGTGGAACGTTGACGAATCTGTGCCCATACCAGTATTGTCTATCGCAGTTTTCACTCGTTCAAACATCTCATCTGAGAAAAAATTTGCGACTATTTTGGGCTCGGACAAAACATCTGGAAGTTCAAAAGATGGATTTTTGGTTATTGGCATGAGTTTACCAGACCAACCTGATTGAGGAGTGAAAAAAATTATCCATTTTCTAATACAATTCTCTGTATTCAAACACAGAATTTGGAAGCACTGTTCTTATGTCAATGTCAAAACCATAGTGATAATTTTTATTCACTTTCAATGCTTCAAAAACTGTTTTTTCGCTTGAAAATATTCCGTTATAAAACGCCGTACCCAACAGACCAGATATTTTTTCTGCTTGGTTAAAAATAGACGCTTGATCTAAAATGTCCATGCCGGATAATTGGACTATTTCGTACCCCTTGTTGGCGTAATCTTTTTCTATCTCGTCTTCTAGATTGGGATCAACATAGCGTAATCTCATCTGTTCATTCTTCCAATTCTGAAGAACATGATTCCCGCCTACCGGGTGGTTGGGCAAATTTTCTGAAACTATCTTTCTTGACAGATAAATATTTTTGCCAAAATTATTTTGTTTTATAAATGGAAGAATACTTTTCCGTAATTCGTTATTTATTCCGGGGGTGTATGAGTAATTTGGTTGTTGATACGATTCGCCCATAATGCATTTTTGTGAGTCAAAAAGAACGACAAGTTTCTCTATGTGCAGATTCGTATTGAATGCATTGTTGATTGTTGTTCCATCGTAAATTTGACTAGAGCAGTATTTGCAAACATTGCCCATATTCTGGTATGCAGGATAGAAGTAGTCGTTTTCTATCCAAAGATATTTTGCGCTTGAATCATACTTGCTCTTATAGTAAAGATAAAAACCATAGTATTCTTTTAAAAAATGAAAATAGTGTGGGGTGCAAGTTATTGGAATATGTGTTCCGCTAAAAAAAACAAAACTGTCTGATAGTGGATTGTTTTTGATTCTTACGTTCTCAAATATTGATATTGATCCGTCGGAATCATTTTCAACTGTATGGGAGTCATAAGTTGCATTTCTTATGAGCATTTTTGATTTTTACCATTTGCCGAGAGGGCATGTTGCTGATTCAATTTTAACTTTTAGTTTCATGAAACAACCACATTCTTTGCATTGTTTTGTTGCTTTAATCAAACTTGGGCATTCTTCGCATAGTGAAAAACGTTTCTGTGCCGTATCCTCTGATGCTTGAGGGATGTTTGGGTTAAGCACATCCCATGGGCGTGTTGTACCCAACTTTTTCTTGTATTCCTGCCATGCGTTCATTTCTAGGATTCTATCTTATGCAGGAGGATGGAAGCCAGATTCGTCATGGGTGTATCCCTCAACGACGACATCTTTTTGTTCTTCTGAAAGAACCATAACCTTTGGGTCAGAGGAAAGGGCTGCTACCTGAAGGGGCATGAATTCTGTCCTGAACGGGATAATTGTAGCCACTTCGCCGTCTACGACAAAAGCAAAGTAGGTGAAGTCTTCCTTGTTCCAAGTTGTTGGTTGTTGATGTTCTGACATATATCTCCTTTTATGACGATTTTACTAGCAACCCGGTCCGTCGCAGTAAACGTTGTACGTAATAGCGCAACTTGTTGCCCTGTAGTCTATCTGGAAACAGTTTCCAGCACCTTCATAGCATTTTCTTCCGCTGTTGTAGTAAAGAGCCGTGCAAGGTGCGGGTGGTGTCACAGGTGGTGTCACAGGTGGTGTCACAGGTGGTGTCACAGGTGGTGTCACAGGTGCTGGTGCAACATAACCGCAAACTCCATTTCTGTACGCTGGGTTATATCCACCCTCCCCTGGGCACCCGCCGCATCCACCTTGGTAATATTCATAACTTAAGGTACCTTCGCAGGTGTAACCAACAAATTGAAGCGTGCAATCACACGGTGCAACAGGCGGAGTCACTGGTGGTGTAACTGGTGGTGTGACTGGTGGTGTAACAGGTGGGACTACAGGGGTTACCGCAGTTGAAGCACTAGAAACATTACTCACACCATAACCACTAATAGTCGTAACCGTAAAAGTATAAGCAGTCCCATTACTCAAACCAGTAACAACAATAGGGGAACTAGAACCGCTAGCAGTAAACCCACCTGGCGAAGAAGTAGCCACAAAAGTCGCTGTACCCTTACCATCATAAACAGGCAAAGTAAACGACACAGTTGCCTGCCCGTTACCCGCAGTAGCCGAAACAGATGTCGGCGGATCTACATACTTTCCTTGGCTAGAAGTGTTGCCCGGAATCACGAGGCACTCAAATCACCCATCAACATCCAAATGTTTGTGTCGCACTTTAATAGAGTTGCCGACGAGTATTGTGCACGCAAAAAGTTTCCGGGTGTTGAGTAAATGACAACCCCTGCACCAGCGACTTGTGTTTTTCCTGTCCCATATTGAATGATGTGTATTTGGGTTCCGATTGGGAATGCGACAGAAGCGTTAGTTGGTACCGTGACGGTGTTCGCTGTTCCTACGCTCATTTTGATGAACTTTGTTGCGTCCGTGAGCACCAAAGTGTAGTTTGCGGACTTTTCGTCAATTGTTGCTACTGCTAGTTTGCTGAGTTCAATAGCGGCGGAGGTGTTAATGTCTGCATTGACTATCGTTCCGTCAACAATTTTTGCACTTGTTACGGAATTGTCGGCAAGTTTTGCGGTTGTCACAGCAAGATTATTGATTTTTGCTGTTGTTACTTCACTGTCATCCAACTGTGCGCCGATTTCATTCCACTGGTTGTCGTTGCCGTATAGATACAGTTTGTTGTCGGAAAACAGGTAGCAAACACGACCTGGGCTTAAAGTCGGCTCACCAACACCGCCAAACGCGGCATCACGAGCAGCGCTGTCCGCAAAATAAGCGACAGTTTGATCCATTAGGTATGTGTTTATCTGCGATGCCAAAAGTTGGCTACCAGCGGAAAACAAGCGAACGCCTGCACCAGCCATTTAAACCTCTGTTGCTTTCTTGAAAGTTATTTAGATTATACATCAAAAGACCTTATTTTTAATGAGGACAAATGTTGTAAAATTATTCTCGGGGTTCTTCATTGCTTCAACGGTTCACTTTGGCATTTCGGCGTGTGTCAGCGCTCATCGTCTCGTTAGTACTGCTTGCTCTTTTTGTCCCTGTCTCTGCCGCTGAAGCAACATTTACAAGCCTTACAACGATTTCTGACAGTCAAGGGTTCCTCCAAGGTCAGTTCGCCGAGGTTGGGGTAAGGGCTAATGGTGCTTTTGGTTCAACTAGTGTTCCTACTGGTTTTCATCAAAACTCTGGCACCTGTCTAGGTTTCCGCGTAGACCGCGAGATGGACGGATGGGGTGAAACCATTGATGATGGTGACTTCTTTTGTCCGGGTTCCCCTTTTGAAGGTTGGCAACTCAAAGTTGGTTCAGTAGCCAAAAACGATCACAGTCAAACAGGTGTTTCTGGCTCTGTTTCTGCTCCGCAAGCCTCTGGTTCGTCACAGTGTGTTTCGTGGGTTAGTGCAAGCCCATATAACGGTGTAAGTGTAGAACAGCGTTACTGTGTGCCAACCGCAGGTCAAGCGCTACACACCGATGTCACACTAACGAACACGACAGGTTCTGCCATTTCTGATGTTTATTTTGGTCGCGGTTTTGATCCCGACAACTTCACTGGAACAGGGACAGTTCCCGATTGCGGTGGAGCACCCGCAAGCACGAGCACTTTTCAATCCTGTAACGCTGTAACAGGTCAGGGGACGGAGGCTCAGGCAACAGCCCGTTGGGGTAACGGTGCGTTTATTGCTTTACAATCTTTTGATGCTCGTGCCCGTGTAGCGCGTCAGGCGGGTGGTTTTTCTTCACCTGATCCATCAGATATTTGGACTGCTGGCGATACCTCTGCTTCATCAGGCACATATTACGGGAACATCGGTGAGTTTCAGGCTGACGCTGGTCTTTATGTTGCCCTTAAAGTTGAAACATTGGGCGCTGGCGCTTCAACATCTTTCCGTGTTAGTTACGTCCTTTCCGCTGAAGGAAACAACGCCCCAGTAGTTGGTGCGCCAGTAGTTAGCGGAATTGGGCAAACAGGTGCCCATGTTGCCACAACGATCAACCCTAAAGGTTATTCAACAACAGCAACACTTGTTTATTCAACAAACTCAGACTTCTCTTCTTCGGCTTCTGCGCCAATGGGGACTTTTACTGGTAGCGAAGAATTAACGGCTGAAACGGACATAACAGGTCTTGACCCAAGCGAGACTTACTATGCAAAGGTTGTTGCCACTAATGAAACTGGCACAACAGAATCGGCATTATTCAACTTTGACACTCTTGATGCGACTGCGCCAATTGTCTCTTCAGAGGAACCAACGGTAACAGTTGATGATGGTCCTGTAACCCTTTCAGGAACATTAAACCCTAACGGTTTTAGTTCTACTGCAACATTCCAATACAGCACGACTGCCGATTTTTCTGGCACGGTAGTTGATGTCCCTGTTTCTGGAACTTTTGATGGAACATCACTTTCAACGGTTTCAACAGTTGTTTCAGGTCTGACTGGTTCAACCACATACTACTTCCGTCTTAAAGTAACTAACGACTCTGGTTCTGCATACGGTTCAACAATTTCTTTTGTGCCAGCAGACATACCTGCACCAACATCTTTGGTCGTAACAAGCCTTGATGACACAACCGCAAACGGAACACTTCGTTGGGCGATCACTCAAGCAAATGCCACTGCTGGTGGAATTTACGATGAAATCACCTTTGGCGTTGATGGAACAATAAATTTGTCAAGCGCGCTGCCACAGATAACACAAAACGTAACCATTACAGGTAACGGTAGGGTACAGACAATCATTGACGGTAATAATCTATATCGCCCGTTCAATGTTGGCTCAGGTAGATCGCTAACGATTTCCAACATGACTCTCAAGCAGGGTCAAGCAACTAACGGCGGTTTGGTATTCAACGGTCAAGGAACAGTTATTGCGACAAACATCAGATTTACGGGGATGACTGGTGGTTCTGCCGTATTCAATAACAATGGCGGGTCAACTGCGACTTACACAAACTGTACTTTTGACTACCTCAATAACGGCATTGCTGGCGACTATGGCTCAACACCACAACTTGCCACTGGCGTTACAACATGGGCAAGCGAGCCAGACTCGGTTTTCCAAAACAGAACATATGTAGATAACTGTGTATTTGACAACAACAATGCTGGTATATACAACTATCGCTTCACAAAAGTAAATAACTCAACATTTACAAATAACAGTTACGGCGCTCATGTCACTGGTTTGAATCGCACCCAAATACTGAACTCCACATTCACTAATAATGGTATTGGTGTTTATCACAACTCATGGATCCCTACTTCCTTTAACATGGGAGTGGACAACCGTTTGATTAGTGGAAACACCTTCACCAATAATGGAATTTCCATCTATCTTGATGACACCTATAACAATGGTCAAAAAAACCAATCGTGGTCAACCATCACAGGCAACACATGGGACGCTCTCGGTGTTTGGGTTCGTCACTATCAACACAACGGAACCACGAATGCAGAAGGGACTGCACGCCCTTACACAACAGGAACGGTATTCGCACAAAGTTCAAACACATTCCCCGACACAATTATTGCCCCAAGCAACCTAACGGCAACCGATACTGGTACAGGAATTCTTCTTGACTGGGATGCACCAGTTGGTGGTGGCTATCTTCCTGAACGGTACGCAATTTCGTGGTCGGGGAGTCTTGGTGGAGGTGGAATCGCTACTGGAAATGTCGGTGGTGCGAATGCGCTGAATACATCAATTGAAATCCCGTATTCGGTCATCTATTCATTCGGCGAAGAGGGTGAAACATTTGCTTTCCACATCCGCTCAGATAATGACACCTACAGTAAGTATTCCGCTAATTCAAATACTGTTTCAATTCAAGTTGGCACTTCTTCAAGTACAACGACTACGACTTCCACCGTTCCCGACGCCCCTCCAGTGACAGAAGTACCAACGGGGACATCGTTGCCAGAAACACCAATAACAACCATAACGGTGACGCCGTTGCCAGAAACACCAGCAACAGACGGAACAGATCCCATGATTCCGCCAACAGAGACAGGAACAGATCTAGAACCATTACCTGATTATACCGTCCCTACAGAAGAACCCATCGTTCTCCCTGAGATTCCCGACGCTGGCGAACCTATAACAACGGGCGACCTCACAGACATTCTGGATACAACTTTCACGCCTGATGCATCCACGGAAGAAATCACTGCGGTGCTTGATGGTTTGTTACGCACGGAACTAACTGGTAAACAGTTTGATGCTGTTATTGATGCAACTCTTGGTTCGCTTGATGAGCCGGGTGCTGATGTTGGTGCTGTTCTTGACACATTCCTAGATGCAGATCTCAGCGACAAAGAGTTTACGAAAGTTCTTGATGCTGTGTTCTCTGAGGATGTTTCTGCTGAAGTTTTCACTGAGGCTTTAACAACGATGCTTAGTGCAGACATTAGTGATGCTGAGTTTGCGAAAGTTCTTGATTCAGCGTTTTCTGCGGATGCTTCTGCTGAAGCAATGGTTTCTGCTCTTGGCGCGATATTTGACGGACCAGTAAGCGCTGGCGATGTTTCCACAATTATGGACGCGGTGTTTGACGAAGACATTTCTGTTGCGGACGCTGGTGCTGTTTTGAGTGATCTGCTTTCAGGTGATTTGTCTGGTGCAAGTCTTGAGGCTGTGTTTGACAGCGTCTTTGACGGTGACCTTTCTGCTGGCGACACTGTGGCTCTTGCTAAAACCATTCTTGCTAAGCCGTTGAGCGATGAAGAGTTCGGCACTGTTATCAATGCGATCTTTGACGAAATAGTTTCTGACGAAGTATTGGTTGGCACTTTTGGCGCTGTTTTGGATACAGAACTAACGGTAGAGAAGTTTGCTGAAGTTGTCAATGTTCTTGAAAACGCAAATATCACAAATGATCAGGTTTCACAAGTGGTTGATTTGATCGTCAGCCAAGATGGGGGTGTCTCTGGTGAACAAGCGACGGAACTGGCAACAAGCCCCAAGGTACTTGAAAGCATTGACGGTGAACAAGCGTCGGCAGTGTTTAGCGCAGTCGTTGTTGCCGAGGTCTCGGAAGAAGCGGGTGCTCAAATTGCCGAGGCACTTGCGAACGCGGGAACAGATGTAAAAGAATCTTTTGAAGAAGAGATCAATGTGTTCGCTGGCGTGTTTGATACCTATGTCGCTTTGGGTTCAACTATTGATGTTGGTGACCGTCGTACTGTTATTGCGGTTGGCGCTGCTGTAGTTGCTGTTGCTGGTGTTATTGGGGCTGTTGGAGGCTCTGGTGGTGGCTCTGGTGGCAATTCTGGTGGTGGTTCGCCTCAGGGTTCTAATAACAACGTTGCTCGCAAGCCTGAGGAAGAAGAAATGAATGGTGAAATCGCAGGCGATGGCGTGGAGTGGATAAAAGAACTTTCTATTTTCAGGTATAATAATGGAGTTAAAATTTTAGATTGGGGTCTTTTTGTGAAAAAACTATTTTTTGGTTTCATTAACCTTGGTTTCACTATTTCGGGTTCGCTCGTTGTCTATTTGACACTTTCGGGGGATATTCAAACGATCGCTGGTGTCTCGTCGGTTTTGGCTCTTATTGGTGCACTGTATCTGCACATGAAGGAACCTGACAACAATTAATGTAATATATCTTATGGTGTATAATATTTAAGTTATTCACCATAAGATATAAAGGATTGACGATGTCAAAAGTCGCATGGGATTACATAGTCCCTGTCAAGTTGCCAAAAGATCTTCAAGGTATTGAACCGGGTAAACTTCCGGCACATCTCCTGCGCACTGTTCCCGGTGGCGGAAAACTGCATCACATCGCCTCCTACGCATGGGAGGCAATGGTTGACCGCGCCAAAAAAGAGGGCGTTGAACTAAAACCGACTTCCAGCGGCGACACATACCGCGAGTACGAGTTGCAAAAAAGAGGATTTTTAAGCCGCTACCAACTTCAACCAATTCCCGGACAGAGCACCAAAACGTTTGAAGGCAAAACTTGGTACCTCAAGAAAGGTATGGCGATGCTTGCCACACCGGGTAAATCGCAGCATAACCTCGGATTGGCGGTTGATGTTCATTCAGCAAGCGATCCGAAGCGCCTCAAGTGGCTGATTGCCAATGTTAAAGATTTCGGATTTAGTTGGGAAGTAGTTCCAAGCGAACCATGGCATTTGCGTTATGTATGTGGCGACAATGTTCCCGCAGCGGTACTTGAGTTCGCTGGCGGTTCTTTGCCGAACATTTCGGCTCCTGCAAATAGTGCACCTAAAGCACAAAAAAGTGTTGCACCAGCATCAAGCACCAATGATGGTGACAGTGACGCAAAGAAACTTCAGCAAGCATTGAAGGATAAAGGGTTTTACAAAGGCAAAGTTGATGGAGATATCGGTCCGCAAACCCAAAATGCTATCAAGGCTTTCAAGGTGGCTAACAAACTAAAGGCTGATCACATAGTTGGACCTAAAGTAAAAGAGTTGCTCGGTCTCAAATGAGTCGTTACGCCTCTTCCGATCAGACTTCAAAAGTCATTGAGTCACGCAATGAAGAGTTTCTATCTTCAATTTTGATTGTCAAAGAAAAACAAAAAAACACTAAATCAAAGTCAACAAAAAAGAAGCCAACAAAGGCGTAAAGGAGAGATACCGAATGGACGCTACATGGGCTGCTGTTGTGACTGGTGCATTTGGTCTTCTGATGCTTTTAATTGAAAAGGGTCGCCGAGAAAATGTTCGTGATCACGGTTTTGTGAAAGATCGTTTGGACTCGCTAAAAGAAGATATTGCCGATATTGACAGCGATCTAACTGTTATTGAACTAAAGATAGATGGTCACCTTTCAGATCATGCTTCCTCATCTTTGAAAAAGGGAAAAAAATGAGCAAGAAACCAGCAAAAAAACCATCTTCTAGTGCCACACCACCTGCACCGAAGATTGACACCGGAATCAATGTGATGTACATAGGTTACAAGGGTGTAAAACACACTTGCCCTCATTGTGGCAGTTCTCGTGGAAAAGGAATGGTTCGTGAATATAAATCTGTTCTTTATTGCGGTATTGGTTGTGTTCTTTCATACAAGCGAATTAACGAGGTTCAACAATGAAAAAAGATTTGTTTATAAATGTCCTTCTTAGAATTCTTGCTACTTTCGCCGCATCTGGTCTTGGTGTTATCGGTGCAGGAACTATCGCTGGTGTTCCAGTACTCAAGGCTGTCTTCATGGCTGGAATTGCAGGGGTTGCAGTCGTGATTGAAGGTTTGTCAAGGGCTTTTCTTGAAGATGGGAAACTTTCAAATTCCGAAATCAACGATGTTTTTAATAAGGTTGATCGGAAATCTCCTGCAAAGGCAAAGGCGAATGAAACGGCTTAGTCTTGTATTCGTATCCGTTCTTGCTTTTGCTTCTTGTGGTTATGACGGAAATTATCGTTACGAATGTCAAGACCCGGAAAACTGGGGCAAAAGTGAATGCGAACCGCCGATATGCGAGGTAGATGGCGCGTGCACGAAAACGCTACTTGGATGGGATCCAAGCGAAACAACCGTAGAAACAATTCCAGTAGAGGAGACAGTAGCGCCATGAAAAATCGTCTAACACCAGCAGAACTAGATGCACGCCTTAAGTTCATTATTGGTTGCATGCTTGGCTTTGTTCTGATGATTACAACGATCGGAGTCCTCTGGGCACTTGTATTTGTTACACAACCAATTGGTGCTCAAGCCGAAAATGACAAAATGTTCTTTGGTGTACTGTCAAGTGTTGCAACTTTCATTACAGGGACTCTTGCAGGACTCATGATTTCTACAGGTCGCAACGCTGAAGACAAAGACGGTAACGGAATCCCCGATCACCTAGAAGAAAAAGGTAATTAACATGGCTGATAAAAATGGCAACGGAATTGTTTACCACCGCTCAGACTGTGGTGATGATTATGTGAGAATGTATTTTTTTGGTGGCGATGCACCAGGTTCTTGCTGTGACACATGGGGACTCAATAGCCAAGCAATACGGTACATCCACGACCACCCCGAGGAGAATCACAGACTTGAAGACATACTTCATATGGAACTGGAAGCAGTCCTTCCAGTCTTAGAAGAAGGCTGGGAAAGAGTAGAGGAAGGCGTAGTAGATGCATACAAATGGGTTGATGCAAACGCTTGCAACATAGCAGTAACCGCAGCAATTTCTGCTGGAGTTGTTGCCTTATTTACACCAGTGCAACCCGAGGGTGCGGCAACATCATCCGCCCTTTCCTTAATGGCACAGCCAGTTCTCTATGTTACGGATATGGCGCTCAAAGCGACAGTTGTGGCAGGAATGACCAAAATGATAACCGAAGGGTTTTTGCTCATTCCTTACGTAAGCGACAGCATTGACCACACATTGTTGAGCAACATAATTTCAAATTGTTTAGCCAAGAGTTTAGATTCAGCAGAATTGTGGGCGACACCAGCAGGTGTTGGTATCGCAATCGGTGCGGCATTTGCACCTGTTATTGCAGATTTGATTTGCAAGAAAACATGCCCAGAGGGATTTACAAAAGCGTTTGGTGCGTAAAATTGAAAGTCTGGATTGATCAAGACTTATGTACTGGCGATGGTCTTTGCGCGGAGATAGCCCCAGATGTGTTTCACATGATGCCGGACGGGCTTGCGTATGTGCGCGAAGGGGACAAGATTTATGCGTCCGCTGTGGGGAACCCAGAAGGAGCGGAAGGAATGGCTTCTTTCGCAGACGAAAGACTTGCTGATGTCATTGAGGCTGCTGAGGAATGTCCTGGGGAATGCATTTTTCTAGACGCAGACTGAATGGTAGAATAGAGGGTAGGAGAGGATCCCCTGCTTTTTGCGTGTAGGAGTGCTGATTCTGTTTTTTGTAGTCTAAACGAACTAGACTTTGCTTATGGTTAATACCGACGAAGAGATCAAGTGGCATAACGACGGGCACAATATTTCGTTGTTGTTAAACAAAGACAAACTTGAAATCATTGGGGTTTTTTGCCCTAACAAAGGTAAAGAGGATTCTTTTTGCTCCCACGATGATGTCCCTTGTGTTATAGAACATTTTTTAAACATTTATGGTCTTGAATGCAATGTTGGGGTTGTTAATCCAAGTGCGGAGATAACTGTTGCGTGGGCTTTCATTGGGGACAGACACAAAGATTTGGGTTCTTGTCAGGTTTGGGTTATTCCAACTGAGGATGAGGCTTTTTCTGCTTGGATTGCAACGCAAGCATAGTCAGTCGTCGTCTTCTACTCCTCTGTCACCGCATTCAGGGTTCTCTGGAATGGGTTTGTCGCATGGACATTTATAGTTTCGTACACCGATTACGACCATAACTATCTTTTTGTTTCTTGAAATCCGAGCGTCAGACCTAACGTTGGTTCTAGTGTTTGGTACCAATTGCCTTTTTTCATGAGTATTCCTGTTGCTCCTGTTTTCTCGCATGTTCGGGCAGAAAGTTGCTCATATTTGTCTATTATGGTTCTGAAATTATCGGCATGTTTTGTTCGGGATGGTTCGGCATAGTAGCGCAGTGTTCCGAATTTTTGTTTTATTTGCAAAATGGTGTAGTTCGGGTCAACTGTTAGTAGTTCACTATGACAGTTGGCGATAAGTTCTAGCCATCCGTCCTCACAGTCAATTTCGTGGTTCCATCCTTTGGCGAAACTTTTTAGGATGTTTTGTTTTACAACTGTTATATCAACATCTGTGAAGGTTTCTTCTTCTTTGTGATCCCATGCTGTTGGGGTTTGTTGGACGATTCCGCGGAAGAATTTTTCAATGAGTTTGAACATGTTTTTACATTTCGGTTGTGATGACCATGTGGTCGTCGTAGGTGTATTGGCTTTCTGGTGGTGTTGTGTCTACCACAAGCATTCTCATGAGCCATCTGTCTGTGCCGTCGTATCGGGCTGTGAATGACTTTCTTCCGTGAACGAGTTTTCTGTTGTCCAATATTAGGACATCTCCTGTTTGTAGGATGATTTCTTTGGTGTGTTTTTTGATTGATGTGAGCAGTTTGTCTAATGCTTCTTGCGCTTGGAAGGTTTTACCTCTCATAAAATATTCGTCAAAACAGATATGTGTTCCTTCTGTTGTGTCGGTGAGTATTGGTAAAAGTATGTTTTTGTTTGGTTCTCCGTGGGTTCTGAAACTTTCATCAATTGATGTGATGAACAACGGTTCTTTTAGGTAGAAGATTGTTTCTTCGTCTAGGGAGGAGATGATTTCGTCAACAATTGCGAAGGTTGTGGCTGCTTGTAGGTCTTGTCTGAGGCACATGAGCAAAACGTGTGATGGGGCGTATGGGTGGAATGCTGTTTCTGTGTGTAGTTCTAGGTTTGTTTTTGATGATGACGATATTTGGGTGGATTCGGTTTTTTGTATAGGGAAAATGTGTTGTATGAGTCTTCCGTTTTGTTCTTGTTTGTATGCGGTTGGGAGACCGTATTTGTATGCGATTCGTTTTAGGGCGTGTTCTGCGTGTTTGATTTCTGGAACTTGGTCTAAGGACATGGGGGTGGCGGGTATTTCCCCTATGTCTACGCCTTTGAACAGTATCCAACTCATGGTGATATCACTTTAGACGAGGGGATGGCTTCAAAAAGTGTGCGTATTAGTCTGCGCAGGTCGGGGTGATATACAGCGTTGTTTAGGTTTATATGGTATTCGTAGCGTCCTTTGACTTTTGTTCTTGCTACAAGCCCGTTTTTGCTCAATAGAGATATGGCTTTAATGATTGAGGTGTTGGTTACACCCAATGTGGTGGCTAATTCACGGACAGTTAGACCCGGTGTTTGGATCAGATACAGCAGAACCCTGCCGGGTGGGGTTAAGAGATTGACATTGCTTTTGGGCGTGTAGGCGATGATGTTCTGTTCGTCTAGTTCTTCAAGTATTGATTCAACGATTTCTTTTGCTGAAAGGTTTTTTGCTTGGGCGTTTTTGACTACTCGTTCTAGTGGTCCTCGTATTGCATGATCTCTTCTGTTGTCATGATTGGACGCCATTTTGTCAGATTATCACAGTGATATCACGAGTGTTTCTTTTGAAAAACCATTTATGTTTTAATTCTTTACTTTTGTATTTGTTCTTGCCAAATAACAGTGCTTGACACAAGAAGAATAGTGTAGAAATATGTCATACTAGAAAGACAGGAGAACACATGACTAGTCCAGATAAGTCAAAGAAAGACCTGCTCAGCAAACTTTCGCAGATGTCTAAAACCGTTAGTGCACCATGCCCAATAGGGAAAATACATAAGCAATTAGACCCCGAAACACAAGTCGCGTTAATGAACGCACTTCAATCACCAGCATCAAATTCGCAAATACACCGAGCCCTCATTGACGAAGGTTTCTCTATATCGCGAACAACCATCAACCAAAAACGAGGATGCTTCAGAGAAGGCGGGCATAAAGAATGCCAATGTTTCCCTAGCAACCTAGGAGCCTCAAAATGAGCAAACTAAAGAACACGTTGACCGATATCGCCCTAGATGCGGACGGTCATCCCAACGGTGATAAAGCATGGGCAACAGTTTCACCAGACGGCGGAGAGTTATCCACAGGGGCGATGCCTACAGAACTAGGCACAGATTGGGATACCGTTCTGAAAGGATTTGGACTAGATCCAAATATTTTTGAAATAGTAGATGACACAGTAAAAATGTCTAAATGGCAGTCATCTAAACGCCTAGAGAACGGCGACCGTGACCTTATTTGGCTTTACTCGTATAAGGCTAGATTCCGACGCAAAAGTCTTACAGGTTTAAACGAAGAACAAGTGACTGAGATCCGTAACTATGTTCAGAAATGGAAGCCTATAAACAAGCCGACCATCACCTCGTCCAAGGAGGCGGGTTCAACTTTGGTGGTTTGTTGGGCAGATCAACAGTTAGGTAAATCTGCTGGTGGCGGTGTAGATGCGACAGTTGAACGGATTCTTGATAGTTACACAGCAACGATTGAACGGGTTAAAGAACTTCGCAAGATCGGACGCAACATTGAGAAGATCGCCATTGTGAACATGGGTGACCCTGTGGAAGGGTGCGACGGTAACTATGCGAGCCAATTGTTCACGGTTGAACTTACCCAACGGGAGCAACTCCTTTTGGCGATAGACCTTTGGTCTCAGGGGATACGACAGTTGGCTTCTTTGGCTGAGGAGTCGGAGTTCATTTCTGTTCTTTGTAACCATGGTGAGTGGATGCGTCGTAACGGTAAGGCGGTGACTAGTGATTCTGACAATGTTGGTGGGTTTTTGGCTGACACGGTGAAGCGTATTGTTGAAGACCGACCAGAGTTAGATAAACTACAATGGAAAATACCGCACGACGAAATGGTTGTCACCTCCGTGCTATCAGGTATCAAAGTGGCGTTCCATCATGGTCACAAGATCAGTGGTAAAGAGGTTGAATGGTTGCGCGGGCAGTCAATCAAGATCCTTCGTGAAGAGGGCAGAGAGCCCGATATTTGGGTTACGGCGCACAGACATCACCTTCAGGTGCAAGATTTCGGACCTTGGTACCGTTTCCAATGCCCATCTAATGATGGTGGTTCTAAGTGGTATACGGATATGAGTGGTAACTGGTCTACACCGGGAACTCTTACTTTCCTTGTTGGTAAGCATGACCCTAAGGGTTGGTCAGATATGGCTGTTCTCTGAACCGCAGCGGCGCGTCAGATAAACCTAAACGACAAGGACTTTGATATGACATTCACACCAAACTATGTAAGAGACGACATCCAAACATTCTTAGAAACCATAGATCAGGGAGTGCTCCTCGCGGACGGCTTTGAACATGCTTTCCTAGGAACAACACAACGCATCAACGAACCCCCATTAGCGGTGTACTCGTATCCTCTTATGGCTGAAACCTTAATGCTTCGTGACGGCATGTCTTATGAGGAAGCCGAAGAATACATAGAGTTCAATGTTGCTGGCGCATGGGTTGGTGAACAAACCCCCATCATTATTCATCCGATAAACCTGTAACCGTGACAACGATCGTAGGGATACAAGGAGACGGATACTGTCTCATAGCAGGAGACACCCGTATTACTTCGGTGGATAGCAACGGCATCGGATATCAGATCAACACTTTGAAACCCGAAACATCCAAGATAGCGGTAAACGGCAAATATCTGATCGGTACAGCAGGAGACCTAAGAGCAATCAACCTGCTCACCCACACCCTCACACCACCAGTATGCCCACCCACCCTAAGAGGCAAAAAACTTGATGAGTTCATCACAAACAAACTGATCCCCTCAATCCGACAAATGTTTGAACAAAACGGTTACACCGTCAACGAAACCAACACCAACAGCAACAAAGCCGAACATGACTCCGAAATGCTCATAGCAATCAACCAAACCATCTATCTCATAGACGGCGACTACTCATGGTTCACAGACACCACAGGAATCTATGCCCTCGGCACAGGAGCAGCATACGCCCTCGGAGCCCTACACAACATGCCACCAGCCAAAAACCCTGCCCAAGCCAAAAAACATGCCCTCAAAGCCCTAGCCACAGCATCCAAATACGACCCCAACACAGGCAACCCATACCACACCCACATCCAACAAACACAACAAAAAACGGATAAACCTAAATGAAACAACAACACCACAACCCCCAAAACGATACACAAACAAAACGCTGGCAAAACCAAGCAGCCTGCCGCGGAAAAACAAACCTCATGTTCCCCCAACACCACAAAGACATCACCTATATTCTCCAAGCACGAGAAATATGCGCACACTGCACCGTACGCCCACAATGCCTCAAAGAAGCCCTTGAATACCACCCCATAGACATGCACGGAGTATGGGCAGGCTTAACAAGCAGACAACTAGCCGCAGAACAAAAACGCCAAGGCATCAAACCAAAACGCCCATCCATCTCCCAAATGTGGGATCTATCCTAAGCAAACCCCACAAGTATCACAAAAAGAAGACCCCAAAACCTCAACAGGCTTCTTATCACAAGACGGCAAACCACAAGGCTCCAACCTTCTCTCACCCCGCAAATAAGCCACAACCCCAGACAAAGGCTCAACAGGATCCGAAACCTCCAACAAAGCCCGACCCTCCGCATCCCGAACACCATTCACAAGCAACAAGTTCACAAGTTTCTGAAACGACAACTCCTTCAACACAGCCAAATCCACCAAATCATTCTTCAACCACCCAGGAATCGGAACAGTCACATACACCGAATCCCCATCACGAGCACGCCTAGGCTCAAACCCCATCAACACCACCCCAATCCCGAACCACCAACATCCCCAAATACTCACCAATAGACAAATCAAAAGCATCCGCCTGATCAACCATCAAATTCTTGATGTCTGCGTCTATTTTTATGGTTAGGGTTGTTTTTGTGTTTGGTTGTGCGCGGTGTGGTGGGCGTCCGTGTCGTTTTTTCATTTTGGTTTGTCTCCGGCTGGTGGGTGTTTGGCATTTTTTCGGGCGATGATGATGCCGAGGAGTGTTCCGTGTGTGAGTCCGATGATGATGCCGTATATGTATTGGAGCATTATGTTATCCTGTTGTTGTATGTTGGTTGTAGGTTTGTTTGAAGTGTTCTCTGTCTGCGCCTGTGGTGAGGTTTAGTCCTACTATTCGGATTACTTGTTTAAGTTTTTCTGTGATGTGTGTGTCGGGTTGTGCTGTCCCTGAGTTGACGGTGTCTCGTATGTGGCAGTAGGTGTTCCATGCTTGTGTGGCGGTGGGTTCTGCGTCGGGTTGGGTTTGTTGCCAGTGTTCATGGACGGATCCTGGGGTGGGCAGGTAGCGTTCTGTTCTGTTTAGTTTAACTAAGACGGGTTCTAGTTGGTCGTATGGGCAGTCCTGTAGTACGAGATGCCAAGCCCTGTACACAAGTTTCCTCTGATCAGGATCATTAGGCAACTCCTTGTTCCACAGCGTGTAAGCAAGATCTACTAGTTTCGTCGTATCGGCTTTACTGCTCATCTAGGAACTCCTGTCGTGCGTCACGCTTCTCTGTCCGTTGTATGAAGCCTTCTATTTTGTCGGCGTCACGGAATATAAGATCTATACCGTTATATTTTTTTTGTTGCGGGTTGTCGCCCATATGGAATGGGGAGGATGCACAGCCGTCTATGGCGCGACAGGATGCTTCTATGCCGTAGTCGTGGATGGATGCGGCGATCTTGACTTTGCGGTCGTGATCTAGGACGGCACGGGTGGAACCCATTGTCTTAACCCAATAGTCCCATACGATCTGTACCGCATCGTCGGAGATCCCTTTGGCTTTGGCGTTGCGTTGTTTGGTGGAGATCCGAGGTCGTTCCTGTTTAGGTTTATATGACTTGTTTACGCCACCGTTCGGATTGGGAAACATCTCTTCAACCATCAGACGAACTCTACACCCTTTTACTTAAAAGGTCAACACACGTTGCCAAAATCAATAACTATCTTTTCCCGGCCGGACCAGTTAGAGGAAGTTATATCAGTGGTATCAACGTTGATGAAAAACAAAAGGAACAAACACCAGTTAGTTAATAACTTTGGAGGGTTCGGGAACCTTTACCAAATCTTTTTTGGGGCGCGTGCAGCCGAAACAGGATCCGCGATTTTTGACAATCGCAGATTAAGATTTGATTATTGATCGCGCGCGAAAGGTTGTATACGCCACCGTGCATCTTAGATGCTTATCTGCGCTTACTATTTTTTTCGTCGCAGTCCCGTGTGTGTGGTTGTAAAAGATAGCAGACCAACAGCCCCGCCGCACGCACGTTTCAAAAATAAACCACTAGTAACGTAATATTGTGTTCGCAAGTCCCGTCTACCCGCGGGTAACCACAACATGTTGTGGGTGCGGGATCGCGAAGCGGGGCTATCCCTAGAAATGTGCAGGCATGCAGGCGGGGCTATCAGGTGTTGATAGGGTGATAGTTATCGGCGGGGCTATGAAGACCCCCATCTGAAGGACTCGTCGTGGTAGCGGGGCTGGGCTGTGAACTTAACGTCGGGTTTAGTTGCACAGCCCGCCCGTTACTTATCTAGCAATCTTAGTTCAGGCTTTTTATAAGTTGGATGGTTACGCATTGAATGTGTGAGGTCGTTGTTTCCGCCACCGTTCAATTTGGATAACTTCTTTTTAGTTTTAGAACTCTTCTTCGGTGCCATCTTGATCCTCTTCTTTGATTGATTGTTCTAACGCCATCAGAATGGTGAATGCTTCTGATCTTCGGATGATCGCGTTACTGGTCATGATCGGCCAGTCTTTGATTGGTGTTGCGAAACCTTCAAAGTGTTCTTGCATTCCTTCTTCTGTTCCACAGTCTGAACAGATCTCTACGGGTTTGTGTGCGTCTTGTCCTCGTGTGAGTCGTGAGATCGCCCCTATGTACTGTCCGTGATGCGCGTTTGATGGGATTAGCCCCTCGCAACGCGGGCAGATGCCCATGTCTATTTGTTTTGAGTGGATTCTGTTCCAAGGTTTCATTTTGTTCTCGTTTCTTCTAGTGGTATATGTGGTTCTTTTTTGTTTTGCCATCCGCAGATTTCTTCAAACCATTTGTCCATCCACGATGTCCGTGATGAATAGTTTACTTCTGTTATTTCCCATCCACAGTATTTGCAGGTTCTCATGTTTGTATCCGCCACCGTTCAGTTTGGAATAGGGGTTTGTTCGTAAACCATGTATTCACCGTCGTTGTTGACTGCGATTCCTGTCACCCAACTGTTGCGATGCTCTGATCCTGTCACACTGTACGGGTCGTCGCCGATCATGATGCGCGTTTTGTATACCGCGTTAGACATCGCCTCGTTCTCGTTTGGTGCTTCTACATCTGTTGTGACCATTGTTGTGACACGGTACTTTGCCATTACTTGTCCTCCATATATTTTTCTACTGCTTTGAGACCCGTGCTGATGAGAAGAGAGATCGGTAGGAACGCTGATGCCTGCTTACCGTAGGTGTCACCGTTCTTTTCCACTGACTCTGCGATCAGTCGTTCTATGACATCGCTGTTGAATGCCACATAAACATCTTTGTCGCTGATCCCATACACCAACGGTTCTAGTTCGTCTTTCTCTGTGAACACTTCTGATGGTGCTGTAAGGAATGTGACAGTGGTTCCGTCTTCATGTTGCATTCGCATCATCACATCGTCGCTGTCTTCATCTAAAAATTCAAAATCGCTCATTTGTTTTCTTTCTGATGGCGTATACGCCACCGTTCGGTTTGGATAAAGCCACTTCGTTTAGAAGTGGTAGTCCACGATCACGATCCACTGTGAGTCAGGGTCTTTTTCTAGTCGCTTGTTCAACCACTCAGGGTTGGGTGTGTATTCCACTGTGTCATAGAACATGGTGTCTGCTGAGTACTCTCTGTTGAGAACCTTGAATGCTCTTGTGACTCTGAAGACCGCGAGACTTTCTTTCATGCGGTTATCTTTTTCTTCGTCTGTCATTTCTGCATACGGTTTCCCGTCGTAGTCTGCGAAGTCGTATTTACGGTTGGTGAGAATGTCTTTTAGAGACACATCTCCGTACTCGCTGACAACTTTGTCTATGGTTTCTTGTGTCCATCCGCACGCAACTTCTACGAGTTTCTTGAAACCCTCAGGGTCTTGTGTGTAGTTCGTTGCGACTTTCATGTCTTGGACACGATCGTCGTCCACGATTGAACACCAATCTGACCACTCTTGTGACTCTGCGAACTGTAGTGCTCTGCCTTTCGCGTCCACTTCGTCAAATGCTTCTACTGCTAAACGGTGATATGTGTGCATTTTGTTCTCCTTAGAATTGTCGTGAGTTCACAGGATCGCCCTGTGAGAATGTGAGTGCTGTGTAACCATCTTCGGACGGTGTATGAAACCCGTCTATGTTGTAATACCAACCGTCTAGGTCGCCTATGACGATCTGAGTGCTTTCGTCAAGACCTTCTAACGCCTTGATTAGTTGCCCGACGGTAAGAATGCCACCCGATGTTTCATTGAAGTCGTATGTTCCTAATCGCATTATGCAACCGCCTGTTCGGTGTCTATTTTTGTGCCGTACTGTTTTCCTAGTTTTATTGCGTCGCTGTCGTTACCGCCCTCTGCCCACTCTTGGTAGAGTGCGAGACCTGCTTCGTCAAGTGTTGAGACATCAACGATCACGCTGTGCCAAGTATTCGTAATTGTTCCGTCAAGGGTGTTGATTATCAACTTATCCATTTTTAGTACTCCAATTTCTAGTAGTTGTATTTATTGTAGCGGTTACAAAAATATTTTGCAACCTTCAGCGGTTGGGTTTTTACACCCGAACCGCCCTACTAAGGATCTCTGCCTCAATCTCTTTCACAGGACGAGGACTCCAATAACAATCACGCTCTACCGCAGGGACACCGCCAAAGACGCTGACCGCTTCTAGTTCGCTGTACGAGAAGTACCCGTACTCCATCTCAAACCCGTCTACAAGACCCCAAAAGGTGTCTTCGCCGTCAAACTCAATCGCATACCAAGTCCACTGTGAATACGGTGAGAAGAACTTGACCATTGCGATCGCTTCCTTTTCAGGGTGCTTCTCGCTGTTGTAGAGAGGAGGGAGAGTGTCCCTGATCTCTTGGGTCAAGAGTAAATGCTTCCGTTTTGCTCTCTGAGTTTCCATTACTTGATCTCCTTGTAGTTTCCGTTTTTGGTTTCTTTTAGGTTTGTATAAATGATTACTTGCCCCTCGTTATCAACATCCATGTCGCAACTAGGGATAAGTTTTTCTAACGCTTTACGCAACTTGTCACCGTCAATAGTTTTCATTATTGCTCCTCGCAATCGTGTCCGTACCAATAATCATTCGCTTGATCTTCGTCGCGCATATCAAACACGCGATCGCATTCCGCACATTTCGCTTTCATGATTTTGCTCCTTAGTTTTCTAGTGTGACTGTTGTGTCTTTTACGAATGTTGTCCACGCTGAAGTGAACTCTTCTCCGTGCTTTGCAAACCCAATGATCTCGCCATGTGGGTCACGCTCAACAATGTGAATGAGTTGTGCCATGCGTGCTGTCGCTTGTGAGAGAAGATCGTATTCTTCTTCCCAAACATTTGCCACATAGTCGCCCCAAATCAAAACGAACTTGTTGAACATTTCGCTTTCAGGTTCGGTTTCAACAATGAACATCTCTGAGATGTCTGTACGCAACTCAAACAAAACATTTGAGTTCTTGTACTTCTCGTCTTCTACGATCCCTTGTTTTAGTAATGACATTTTTTGCTCCTTGTTTAGTAGGTTTAGTTTCGGGTTTCCCCTTACCCATAATTATAGGTAAGGGGTGTAACACGGTTGTTTAGACCGAAACGACGCTCAGTGCCTCTTTGCATTGGACTTCAATCGCTTCAAGTGTTTCTGTGACTTGCTCGTACATTGCGTCGTAGTCTTCGTCGTCTACGCCACTCATGCTCGGGTATTCGCCCTCAATGTCTGCAACGATCTCGCCGTTGCGGAATGCGTAACCGCCACAGAACGCCATACCGCCCTCCTCGTAAGAGAGAACGAAGTCAAGTGTTGGGAATTGCTTAGACACCCTGCGAATGCCCTCGCCGATCGGAGACCACGCTGACATGAAAGTCATGTTCAGTTCTGTTGGTGTGATCGTTCCGAACACGCCATCAAAATCTGACCACTTAGAACCGTAGTTCGCACAATTCCAATCGTACCAATCTGCGTATCCGTACTTTGCTTTATTTGCTTTCTGCATTTCTTCCATCTGCTTTTGCTTTTCGGTTTCACCGAAAGAACCTTTTGGTGTTGCCGAAAGATCGGATGGTGTTGGTAACAGATTGTCAAGAATGCTGAACTCGTTATATGACTCACGATCGTCACCTTGAATGATCGCTTCATGGAAACGCTTGATTTCTTTTTCGTCACCTGAAACGGTGAGGTTGTTAGTGCAATAGTTTGGCATTACTTCTCCTTGTTTAGTTAGGTTTATTTGCTTGCCCAATCAGTATGCCTCATGGGTGTAACACAGTTATTTTTAGTAGGGATTTTTTATTACTCTAACATTATATATAAGACAAAAACAAAAAGCAAGTATCGGATCAAAAAACTTGGAGCGATATTTAGAGCGATATTTAGTGCTAACCCGAGATCAGATCACACACCCCAAAGCCCCCGATCGCTGTTGAGGTTTATATACGCCACCGTTCGGTTTAGATACAAGCAAACAACTCATGCTAAATAACAATCGTTGCAAACTAGACAGCCCCGCATCCCAACAGCCCACCCCGACAGCCCCGCCACTCGCGCGGAAGCGCGGGACTAATGCTCGCGAACAGTTGTTCGCTCAACTACTATCGGGACTATGACAATCTCCCGAACAGACAGATGGCAATATCGTTTCAATGCGCTCGTGCAATTCACCAACAGGACAGGTTCGTCGCTTGTTCCCGCAACACAAGTTGAGGTTTATGAGGGCAAGAATGTTGCGCTTGGTGCGTGGGTCGCATACAACCGTCAGCAATATCGTGCAGGAGAACTACCGATCGTGCGACAACAAGCGTTAGAGCAACTTGCAGGTTGGCATTGGGAGAAGCAGAAACCTGGCAGACGCTACGACACGAAGCGAGACGCAGAGATCGCACAGCGTTACAAGAGTGGCGAGCGTGTCGGACTGATCGCTGTTAGTTTCAATCTTTCACGGCAACGAGTTCATCAAATACTCAAGAAGGTTTCAACACCCAATGTCTGATTTCAGTAACCATGACAAGCGTGATGCTTGGAAAAAGATGAGTGAGTGGTCTCACAGCATTCCTGATGATGAACTTGACAGTCTGTTTGTTGATGAAGATTGGGAAGACGAGTGGGCTAATCTTCCGCCCGTGTTGCGTGAAACACGCAGACAGGTATTCGGAAAGTTTATATTCGCTCTGTTTGGTTTATCTGTCGGCGTTGCTTTTGTGTCGTTCTTGTTGTATCAACTTGTTCAAGCGTTGGGTGTCACCGATCTAACTTTTCGTGAGTCTGTGATCGTCACATTGTGTGTTGCGTTCATTCGTTACATTGACGCAGGAGTAATGAAACAGATCCGATAAACACATCAGGACGCACTCTTGCGAGTGCGCCCTGAGCGGAGAAGCGAAAGGTGAAAGGAGAAGTCCTTTCGTTCCTCTAGCGGTAAAGAATAACATATGAGTTATATGTCATTCTGAAGCGATCAGGTTTTACCCCAATCGCTTTCCGTTTAGTCGTGTATATGTTTCCTGCCACTTTCTTGGATACCAACGGTTCGGTTTCTTTCCGACCGAAAGTTGCTTCAACAGTGCAAGTCCGTCATTCACATTGTGTGCCATAAACACTTTGTGCTTCAAGACTTCTTTTATGCAGTCCATTGCCAAGATGTCGTGGTATCCACCGTATTGACCGCCTGTGCCAAGACCGTGAACCTGACCGTCTGTAATCCACACGATCGGAGTTGATGAACGCTTGCGTTGTTTGATCGCCCAACGAATTGCTTCGCCGTCTACGCCGTTGCCACCATTCCGTTCAGGAAGTTTGTCTACCATTTTCCCATCTTTTGCAAGAATGAGAAGGTTCGGTTTCACATTGTTTCGGTCTGCTGAATAAACCGCAACAGTGCAACCTGGACTTGCTTCCGTGATGTCAAGAATGTTTTTGTTGTTGAGAGACATTGAACCTGAACCGTCAATCAAGACGATACCGCCGTTGCCTTTCTTGTATCGGTCAAACACTCGCTTCTCGGGGTCTGCAAGTGCGTTACCAATTCTGCGAGGGTTACGACCCATGTTGCTTGCAACACGCTTGCGACCGAGACCGCCATGCGCTTTGCGAGTGAGTGGGAGATTACCAACAATAAGTTTTCCCCAAGTCGGTACTGCACCGCTACCTCGTTGTGAAGGTTCAGTCGGTTTTACTTTCTTTGGGTCTGCTTTCGGTTTCTGTGGTTTATCTGTTGCACCGTTGCCGTTCTTGGTTTCTTTTTCTGCGTTGCCTTCTTGCTTCGCTTCGTTCTCTTGCTTCGCTTCGGTTTCGCCGTCCTCGTTTTCGTTCTCATCAACAGGTGGGTTTGCCAAACGATCAATCCACTCTGCAATTCGCTCTGTGTGTGCGAACCCCATTGGTGCGAGACCTGTGCGCTCATCTATTTCTGTTGAACCGAGTGTGCCTGTCTTGTGTGCTTTGACGAACTCTTTCTCCACTGCTTTCACAATGTCTCGGAGTGTTGTTCCCCATGCACGATTTACTCTGCGTACACCTGTGAGGAAGTCTTTGCCACCACCACAAACCGAGTAACCGACTGCTGTATAAACCGCACTCGCCCAATCGCCTTGCTCTGCGACACGCATTCCTGTAGTGAGTTCGCTTCCGTCTGCCAACAGATCAACATCAAACCCTGCTTTCTTGATAAGAAAGTTCACACGAACTTCCTCAACAACGATCAGTGCATTCTCTGTTGCGATCTTGCGTTCAATCCACTTCGGGAAGTCGTCCGCAGGTGAGAACCGTGCGTGTGCCATTTCATGCGCACGGATTACACGATCAACTTGTTCGTCACCAACAGGAACGACCATGTGCTTTGTAACAACATTGGTCATTGGTTTGCCACGAACAGGTGCGCAAGTATCTACTTGCCATGCGCCCGAGTCTTTATCTTTGCGCCCCAACATTTCGGGGAGTGGTCTGATTTCTACTTTTTGCATATTTCCAACTTTCGTTTCTAGGTTTATGTCTCTTGCTTAGGGAGGCTTGCTTACACCCCCACCTTACGGCAGGGGTGTAACGAGGTTATTAGACCGCAACCTTGTTGATTGCGATTGCGTCTAGGACGCTTTCTGCCTGCTTGCCGAACACCATTCGTGCGCTGTCTGCGTCACCGAGTGTCTTTCGCAGTTGGTCAAACGCATAGAAGGTGCGGAGTGAGATCCTGCGCTCGCCTGCGTCTGCCATACGAACCGCATACTCACGGAGATCTGCCGACAACTTCTTGAGTGCGTCAGGGTGAGGTTGGTTGATACGGATTGCGACAGGGAAACGATCTTTCAACGCTTCAGGAAGTTCCTCCATTGTTTCAATGTTGGTGGTCATGACAACGCTGAACCCGTCCTTTGGTGTGATCGTCCGATTGTTTTCAGGACTTTCCCACTTCGCACTTTCAGGTGAGTCAGTGAATGCGAGGAGTGTTGCGAACACATCTGCGCCTGCTTTGTCAATCTCGTCAATTACGAGACGACCGCCACGCAAACCGTCACCTTTCCACGCTGACACTGCTTTACCGTCTACCCAAGACCAACCGCCTTCGCCGTTCATCTTGTAGTGACCTTCAACTTGCGCATTGGACATATCCTCTGTGCAGATAAGTCGGAATGCACCTGCTGTGACATCACCGTAGTTGAGACCTGCGAAAGTCTTTCCTGTTCCTGGGGGACCGAATAAGATCAAACGGTCTACGCCTGCTTTGAGTGCGTTCTCAACATCTTTCCAACACTGTGGGAGATCGTTGCGCACCTTTCCTTCTAGTACTTGCTGTTCCATTACTTTCCTTCTTTCTCCGAAGTTCGTTCGGACTAGTTTGCTTATTTCTAGGTTTATTTCCTTACACCCCCAACATTACATTGGGGGTGTAACAGGGTTTAGTTACGCTACTTGCGCTTCTGCTGTTGCCTTGCTGTCGGACTTTGCGCCCTTGAGTTCGGTAACACGGATTTGCTCGTATGCCGTGATCGTGGTTACTGCGTCTGCGACATCTGCTTTGATTACGCCGACTTCCACTGCTGACTTGAACTTCTTACCGTCCACTGCGGACTTGGTAACAGTCTTGAACACCTTGTCGGAAACGAGATCCTTCAAGATTTCAACGCTGTATGAAGGACGCTCGCCTTTTACGACTGCAACCTTTACACCGTCTACGACTGCGTAGTCCACGCCTTCTTTTGCGAGTTCCAACTTGAAACTTGCTTCTGCTTGTGCAAGTTCTTGCTGTGCGATCTCTAATGCTTCACGCTTCGCAAGTACTGCCTTTGCTGTTGATGTGGTTAGTGCCATTTGATTTTCTCCTTATGTCTAGGTTTATTTGCTTCTTGCCACCACTGTATATCAGGGGTGTAACACGGTTATTCGTACTGACTTTCTATCTATGATAGATAGTCTAGTACCTGTTTTTGGACTTGTCAAGTCTTATGCGAGAAACCTCGCAATCCCTGCGTCCGTAAGGTCGTCCCCGATCTGACGCTTTGCGTCTAAGTCATTCAGGTACTCGCTGACGATCTCGCAGATTTCATCACATTGGTTCTGAATCGCTTCGTGACGCTCACGCTCGTCTGCGTCCTCTAAAGGGTTCATCACGACTGCGTACGATCTGAACGCCTGTGCGATCAACGCTTGCTCAATGCGCTCTAGTTGTGCTTCTGTGAATGTTGTGATTTTCATTTCTTACTCCTTGTTTGTTGGTGTACCTGTAATACGCACGGTGACACGGAATGTGTGACAATCTTTTTTTGGACAGAGTCCAAAAGAGGTTGTGAATAACTCGTTGAGGTTTATATACGCCACCGTTCAGGTTGGGAGATGACAGTTCGGATCGCCGATCTCCGTGCGCCTGCGCCTGAGAGCCCCGCGTTGTTTACATCTTCCCGCAAGCCCCGCACCGCATCTTCGGGCGCGGGACTAGGCAAAAATAAAGGGGAGGCTTTCGCCCCCCCCCTTGGTTAGTCCCAAGTGATCAACCCGTTTTCTGCGATGTAGGTTGGGAGTCCCATACTTTTCAGTTCCTCGTATGTGAAAGGAACTTCTTGGTTCTTGTTGATGTGATCAACATATCCCCTGTTTCTGAGGGCTTCGTCTGTCATTGCTTCTCCTATGTGTCTAGTAGTTGTATCTCTTATACGCAATATTAGAGCAAGGGTGTGACACAGATAAATAGAAAACTTTCACGGCCGTGTGACATCACGCTTTATGTGACCGTGTGCGTTATATGTATGTAGGCAAAACCGCCTACCAAAGCGTTAGGAGAAGTAGTTGGAAATCAACTATGAAGCAATAAAAGAAATGACCCGTGCGTTGAAGCAAGAAATTGCAAGAAACGGGATCAACGAAAACAATTCGCAGTGGGTTCACGAAATGCGAGTTGCGATTGAACTTCGTGAAAGCGGTGTCTACTAGAACCGCCAACAAGACCCCAACTCGGAAACGGGTTGGGGTTCTTTTTTGCCATAGCCCCGCGATCTGATGCGGTTGCCGCACAGCCCCGACATCCGATGCGCGACGCGGGACTGAGACAAAAGAAAACCCGCAGAAGATGGTTGGTCTCCTGCGGGTTCTTGATTTAGTTGGTTGTTTCGCGGACTATCTGAAAACGATCGCCTTCTTCGGTAATCATTCCGAGAGTGCTTCCGTTGTCCCATTTGATGTGAACCGTGCCAAGTCCGTCAATGTGGGTTACGAGACCTTCGTCGCCCCACTTCAACCTCGTGTACGGGTCGCCTGACCGCATAAACATTACTCGCTTACCGACATAACTTTCTTTGTCTGACATTAGTAGACCCCGAAAGATATTCCGTCTGATGTCATTCCGAACAACGCACCTGCGTCGTTCCCTTCTGTATCCATTGACGGGTAGAGGATTGTTCCGCTAGAGAGAACGAGAACCATAGGGATTTCTCGTTTGCGCCAACCTTCTTTGTTCATTTCCGCTTTTGTCATTGGACGAATGTCAATGATTGTTGATCCGATCATTGAGTCGTCTACGGTTTCTGCTTCGTATGTACTGCTCATGTGCTTTCTCCTTTGTTTAGGTTTATATGAAGCGTCTCGCTGTTACACGGACGCTTTTAGTGGTGACTTGATGTCTGCTAGTTCACGCTCTAACTCTGCACCTTCGCAGTTGTTCATAAGGTCAATCAAATTATCTAACCATGTTGCAACGGACGCAGGAAGTGGTGTCGTGCTGAGATAGTTGGTGTACTTGTTGAGTACGATGTCAATCTCGGTAACGAGTCCTGCTCCTTCAACATTGTTTGTGATGTCAAGGATTTCTGTGATTAGGTTGATGTAACTTTGCTTTTCCATTTTTATTTCCTCTCGTTTTGTTTTACAAATCTGACACACTCTTTTTTCGTGGACGCATTGAACGCCTGATTGCCTGTTGCGATCTCAATAACAACCCACCAATCGGTTTTGGTTTCGTGAAACCAAACATCATTGAACCCTCTTTGCATAAACCGTTGGTGAAACCTTTCGCATTCAGGGTGTTCGCACGGTGACTCTTGGATCTCTTTTTCTATCCTGTAAGTGCTGTTCATTTCTATCTCCTTGTCTAGGTCTATATAGATATGTTACCCAAGCGGTGTAGCAGGGTTATTCGCCCTGCCACCTGAACCCACGACACTCTCGCTTACTGCGCTTCTTGCGCTTGTCTGCGACACGCTGTGCCTTCAGGATATTGCGATCTGCAAACGCCTGACGATCTGCCTCACTCCATTGCTTGCTCATTAGAACCTTCTCCTATTCTTTGTCCATTCGTGACAACTATGTTTTGCTTGCTCATCTACTTGCTCTTGTGACATTCCTGCCTTGATCAACGGACGGTATCCGCATGAGTTGCACGAAACGCCGAGGTACTCGGTGACACCTTGTGCGATCTGATATGCGTGAACGGTCGTGTTGCCGTGTGTGCGCTCATTCAGATAAACCGTGATGAACACTTCGCAATTCGCACAACCGATGATCTTGACATCTTTGCCGTCTGTTGGTGCTTGCTTTGGAAAGAAATCAAACTTGAAGTGTTTGCAGGTTTCGCACTTGTCATCAAGTTTGCGAACCTTTGCCACTTCTACTGCACCTTCGGTTACTGCTTTCCAATGTGCAGGAAGTATCCCTTTCTTTTGTGCTTGCTCAACGAGGTGGTTGCGAACCGCCCATTGTGCGTAAGGCTTGGCTACTTTTGTTGCCTTTGCCTTTTTGATCTTTGCCATTTCTAGTACTCCTTGTTTAGGTTTATCTAACTCGCTAATTACACTATATACGCAGGGTGTCACATAGTGTGTGATCTTTTTAGATCTAAATAATAAATATACTTCTAATATATCAGGGGCATAATATCCCCAACCTTGTCCACAGCCTGTGGATAACTAGATCACGCAACTCCATTTAGCACTAAGTCAAACGATCAGCAGGCTATATACGCCACCGTTCAAGTTGGGTGATGTCTTGATGTCTTGATGTCGGATCGCCCGATCCCATAGCCCCGCGCCATCCGTCGCACGGCGGGGCTAACAAGTCTCGCATCCGTTCGCGGGGCTGTCGCCGTCGGATCTTCGGTTTGTTGGGATAGTGTTGGGATATGGCTATGCCCTTCAGTCCCAAGCATTCCACTAACTTGCAGATCGGCGAAGTTATTGACGCGCTCGCGCAAACTGAGCCCGATCTATTTGGTGAAGGTAACGCGACACTAATGCCCGTGCAATACTCTGATCGTCTCGCGTTAGTGATATGCGATCGTTCGCTAGGGGAGTCCATAAACGCTAATAGCCCGCCTGCCTAACGGCGGACGGGCTACGACACTGCGGACTATTTACTTATTGCGTTGCGACTCTGCCCATAGGTGACGGAATACGAACGCAGGTATCGCGTTGCCGTCATCCGTGAAGTAGTAACCATTGTCAAGTGTTGAATGATCGGGGATAGTGACGATCCGTCTATTGCTAACGCGACCACGATACCAATATCCAATGATAAAGATATTGTGATCGCTTGTCGTCTCCCATTGCCAACGCGAAGTGCCGACATATCCCTTATAGGTGAGTTGCGTTGTCATTACTCAACCGCCTGAATCATCGCGAAGATAGACGGAGACGCCGTAGTGATTCCGTGCGCGTAATCCGTGACTAGGTGCAACATATAATTGTCGCGTTCGTCCTGATCCCATGTCTCTGCCCAAGTGGTGCGATCGTTGTCGTCCCAATTCATTGTTGAGTTAATGAATATCTCTGCCTTCGTTGGTGGAGTTGAGTTGAGTGTGTATCTCATAATTTGCCCTTCGTGTAGTAGTTGTGTTGGTAATCGGCTTGCGCCTTGTGCCTAGTTGGAATTGAATCCCACGCCGAACGCGCTAGGCGACTCACCTAAGTGAGTGTGTTAGATCGCGACCGCTTCGCTGTAACGAAGTGTGCCATCGCCACCCATTGCGATCTCGGTCGCGCGTAACCATAGGTCGCGCACGACTTCATTACCGCGTGCCCACGAAGTTAAACATCCGAGAACTTCAGTCTCAAACTCCGCGAGTGCTTTATCCGAGTATCGCTTAACCGACTTACGGATAAGAGTTGCGAACGGATAATTTACGCGATCGTAAACACCAACCAATTCACTTGTCTGATCGTAGTGTCGCAACGCGATGGACGACATGAGTTGCTTATTATCCGCATCGTGCCAAATTGTGATACGCACTAAAGTGCCCATTGGTCTGCCATCCACTTCAACCGAGTCACAAGTCGGACTCTTAAGTGTGTAGGTGATCTCGCGATCTTTAACCTTGCGTGTCGCTTGCGCTAACACTGTATTGTGACTAACAATTAAATTACTCATTATTTATCTCCCGTGTCTAGTTGGTTTATGTTTATTACTTACTATCTATATTACGCAACGGGTGTTGCATAGTGTGACATTGCCTGATTAGTCATGATCTGCGAGTTTGACCCAATGCATACCGACCCAACCATCAGGTGTGCGCATTGAGTTCAGGTGTCCGCCTTCAATGATTGAACGGATAAGACTGAACAATTCCCGCGACAAGTCGTCTCGCGTAATATCCATTGCGTCTACCCATTCATTGTCGTAACGATTCTGCGTAAGATCGTCAATTACTGATCCAACGATCTCCATGCCGATCGCGCCGATACCGAGATAATTCTCTGCCAATACTTCGCTTAGTGATTCATCTAGTGCCATGTCTATTCCTTGTCTAGTAAGTGTAAGCGTTATTGCTTACTCCCCAATAATACGCAATGGGTGTTGCAGAGTGTGACATTGCCATTCTGCAATATCGCGTATCCGCTATATCCGTGATCCGATATCTACGATCCGATATACGGTTTATATGCGCTACCGTTCAGGTTGGGGACTTGGATCGGCGATCCGCCCGCCCGCGTGCGCCCGCGAGCCCCGCGCGCTAAATGGGGGCGCGGGACTGTCAAGTTTTTTGGGGCAAACAGTAGCGTTTGCAGTGTCGCCTTACCCTCCTGTGACGCATATGAGCCCCGCGTGTTTACACGGGATGCGGGGCTGTGGGCAGGGGAGCCAGAGCCGCGGGTTGGGGAAGCCGCTGAGCGGCTTCGCCGTCGGTATCTGTATCTGAACTGAGACAATTACGAGAACCTGCCGCGCACTCAAACAATCGTTGAACACTATTCTGAACGCGTTACCGACATTGCAGTGGTTAGAACTCGCGTGAGAAGTAGCGTCCATGATGTGTGAGTGGCACGGTGCGCTCAACCTAGATAGCCGTGAGACGCACTACAAGCCCCCTAGAAACGCAAAAGCCCCCACCCCGAAGGGTGAGGGCTCGCGCCTGCGTTAGGAACTAACTAGATGTTCCTTGCGCACACGGGTCCGATACCCCGTGCTACCGAGTTTGGGTCGGAAAGTTCCGCACCACACACGCAACAGATACCGAACTCATGCCCTGCCTCCTGCGCCTGTGCGAGGGTCATGCGATCCTCTGCGGAGAGACGGAACAACCCGCCACGCTCGTAGGTGAAACGCTCTGCCTTGACAGGTGCGAGAGGGTTGTAACGCATTGCGTACAGGTTGCCTGACTGCCGTGAACGCTTTACACGGAACACAACGCCGTCCTTGCGGTACATACCGATCTCGGTAACAGGGTTTGCCTGTACGACCCGTGCAGGACGATTCATGTTGCGCTCAACCGCCTGCAACTGCTTGTCGGATAGACGACCGAAACGATCGTAACCATTGAGGACGCTCGTAAAGAATGCATTGCCAAGTGCGTTGTCACGCAGGAACTGAACTACACGCTCCTCACGGGTGAGTGGTGGAAGTGTCTGAACTGACATAGGTAACTCGCTTTCGTTAGTAGGTTTATTTGCTTACCCTGAATATACGCACAGGGTGTAACAGAGTGTGCGATACCCGATCGGGGGCGCAGATCGCAGGCACGGCGTTCACCGCAACCTGACAAACCGATTCCGTTGCATGGCTGAGACTTATATCCGCCACCGTTCAAGTTGGGGACTCAGATCCGCGATCCGCCTCCGCGCTACGCGCCCGCCCGCCCCCACAGCCCCGCGAACTACGCGGTCACGCGGGACTATCAGCATCAGCAGAAAGAAGAAGACAAGCCCAGTTGGGAACGTTCCGGCTGACGTCCCGGCGAACGTCATCAAAAACGTTACTTTTTACGCGTTTTGAAAAACATCAACTTTTGCTAATTTTTCTGGTTTTTTGAAAGCCTTATACCATAAGGGTTTTACGGGGTGACTTATTGAGGTTTGTAGAAGAAACGAATAAACTGTCAGAAAGAACAACTTTTTGGGACTCCGGCTGCCGGGCTGGTCTTCAGCCAGTTCCGAAGATGGGCTGATAGCCCCGCGTTATTGTCTGCGCGGAAGTTTGACGCGGGACTTAGAAGAGAGTTGGCGCATCGTCAAATGCGTTGCGGGTTTCGGTGCAGATTTTGTGTGCGTAACCGAGTGGTGCTGAAGGGTTCCGAGGCGTCCCTAAGTATCTGCCGTCTTTGTGTTCTAACCAAGCGACAACCTTGACGCAGTATGCCGTGTTCAGGGTGTCTAGCCCTGTGTTGCAGATGGAGCAGGTGACTTTCATTTATGCGGTTGCTTCTGCCTTTAGTGGTGCGACGATCACGGAAAGTAGATCTTCTACAGGGAACTGTAGGTCACTATGCGACCTGATGTCAAGGAGTAGATCAACCATTTCCGATGATGATACGAGTTCACGACCCGAGATCTGTTTGATCGCGCTGTCAATGAGTTCGGTGATGGTGCTAATTTTTTGTTCTGTTTCCAAGAGACTTCTTCTTTCTAGGTGCAATAGTTGGTAGATAGTTTATCGCATAATCGTAAGTATGACGCAGACAAACGATGTGGTCGTTGTACACCGAGAGTGCTGTAGAGCACCCTTCTAGTGCACAACGACGAACGCCGTTGCCATCTGTTTTGGGTTTGAGAACGGTGTTACTCTCCAAGTTTCGCCCACTCTTCGTCGCCGATGAGTTCTGATGCTTGCAGTATTGCTTCCTCTATATCAAAGTGCACGCAGTTCAACCAACCCGCTTCACCAACTGTGTCGTCGTCTGCGTACAGATCAAACCATGCGTTGTTGTCAAACTCAATGCGTTCTTCGTCTATTGCTTTCTGCAACTGCTCATCTGTTTCAATGCCTACTTCTGCGAGACGGTCGGAGTATCTGATCACCTGATAGTTCGCATTGTCAATGCGCGCTTCTTTGCTGTCCCAAACATGGAGACGCATTTCGCCATCGCAGTAAACGCTGATGGTGCGGTCTTTGTAGGTAACCCGTGCCACGAGTTGGTGTGCATTTGCGTCCCAAACATAGAACGCAGGGTCTTTGCAGAACTCTCGCTCATGCGGTGACTGTTCTCGGGTGATAATTAGGTCTTGCATTACTTCTCCTTGTTTCTAGTAGTTGTACCAAGAGTAATACGAGGGTGTTGTACGGTTACGCCTTTCCTAACAACGCCAATGCTTCATCTATTTCTATGGTGGTCTTGATGGAGTGATCGCCGTCGTATGCAACGGTGACATAGTTTGCGCCAACGGACGGGTTCTCTGCGAGATCGCAAATAGACCCGTACGCTTGCGCAACTGCGTCTAAATGGTTGTCTGCTTCATAGACCATTGACCAAGTGACGATGTACTGCATTAGACGGACAGACTTTCCTGCCATGAAAACATTGGTGAAACACCGAACTCGTCTTTTACGGAACGGGTGCTGACTTCAACATCAACTTTGTATTGCTCTAACGATGCGAGGATATCTGCAAGTTCCGCCTTGTCGGTTGCGATGCGGTAACGCAACTCGTGCATACGGGTATTTAGGGTCTCAAATGTTTGCTTTTTGTTACGGAGTTTCATTACTTATCTGCCTTTCGGTCTGCTTGTGGGTCTCTTATTTCATACTGACGACCTTCTCGTTTTACGAAGATGTCAGGACGATCTTGAACGATCTTGCGGACGGTTGCTTCTGATATGTCGCCAATTTCCGCAAGTTCTTTTACTGTCACCAAGTCAAAGACATGGTTTTTGCACCAAGACAAGATGTCTTGCTTGCCGTCTTGTGCCGTGCGCCAACCTTCACTTGGTTGTGCCTGTGCCAAGAGTTCTGCCTTGATGTTGTTTGGTACGAGATCACGGACACGCTTAGGTACTTGCGCAACCCAAACAGGTTTCCCATAGGTGTTGATCGCTTCAGTAACTTCGCGTATCGCGTCGTCTAGTTGTGTGTCTACTTCGTTGCTCATAGTGTCTACTATACGCAACGGGTGTGACAAAGTGTGTGATCCCATTAGAACGGTTCTGCTGTTCGCATGGACTCAGGTACTACAAGTGCGCTTTGTGCTTCGTTCAGTACCGTCATTGTCTGAGAAATGATGTTGCTGGTTTTTAGTACTGCGCCCTTGAACACCGCTGACTGTTCTTGTGTGCCAACTCGTGATAGTTCTTGTTCAAGAACTTCGTAAATGCTGTGTATCGCTTTCTCAATGCGACTCAAACTTGCTGAGTCCGCATCAAAGATCTGTGCGAGTGTTTGTGTTCTTTCCATCTGCTTTTTATATACCCCTTTCAAGGTCTAGGTTTATCTAACAGTATCATTATATACACGGACTTGTCAAATAGCAACCTCGCCACAAACAAATGTTCGCCCACCCCTCCCAAAACTTTTATATAAGCCACCGTTCGGTTTGGGGTAATTCTTCCCCCTCCTGCTGTTGGGGCAGATCTCGCCCGCCTCCCTAGTCCCGTCGCGGATTTCTTCCGCGGGGCTGTAAAACTTTGACTTGCAAATCTCAGATGACTCGGATAAACTAAACAGGTACTAGAAATGGGGTGAAATGATTCAAGAAGAACTAAAAGTTTTAGAAGAAGTCACTAAACAATGGGTTTTGTGGCGCAAAAATAACAACATTCAGAAGAACTCGTGCATTTTGGCGTGCAACTTTGCGCATCAACTGCTGATCCGTTTGGGTTTGGAACACGAGGTTATTCCCGTCGGGACTACAGTCTTCAACCGCAAAGGGTGGGAGATGTTTGGGATCCCTGCCAACCGACTTCCTGATGATGCGTGGACAGTCCATTGTTCAAGCCAAACAACAGGTTCAGGTTTTGGTGGACACACCGTAATACATACGGAGAACTACTTTCTAGATTTGACGGCATTGCAGTTTTCTCGTCCTGAGCACGAAATCTTCGTCGGAGAAACCTTGATAGTCCCGTTAGAAAAGATGGAAGTCTTTGAGCGGGGCTCACAACCTCACGCAATTCACCTTGCGTTCCGTACCGACAAGTTTTGGACTTTCCCGATCGGTTCAGGTTTGTATTCGTACTACCTAGAGAAGTGGAACACGATCTACCGTAAGTCACCCGATTGGAACATCTCGGCAAAGGAGTTAGGTATCCCGAGCATTATTGAGGAAATGCGGAAGGGTTCTTGACTTTGAGACACCCCACCCATATAATGGTACTTGTAAGATAAACCTACTAAATAAGGAGACGAAATGAACGAGAACACTTACCGAACAGCAAAGACCGTGCTTATCACGGCGAGCGTAACTATTGCGTCAGTATTCGCATTTAGTTTCTTGAGCAAGCAGAACACCAAAGACAACGAGTTTTTCTGCAACGGAGCACCAATAAGCGTCAAAAATGGCGACACCTTGTATTGGATTGCACGCACAAACTGTGAAGGCAACACCATGAATGTTGTAGACGAACTAGTACGAGTTTACGGAACTGATCTAACCGTTGGTGACACAATCTACCTACCCACTCACCCGAATTGCGAACTACGCATGACAGACGGCGGACAAGTAATGGAAGAGTGCAAGTAATGGGCATAGAGAAACTAGATAACCCATACACAACGGAGTGTCTTGACTGCGGAATAAACCTGTGGTCACAATACCTGCACTATTTAGGTATGGACAACGACACTGCACAATGTGCGAACTGTCTAACAGCGAACCCTACTAAATATGAAAGAGAGATAGAAATAGCATGAGCGAACAAAACGGACAACTACCAACCTTCGGCGAATGGTGCGATCTGCACTCTTTCAACCCCGACAACGACGACAACTTTAGTCTCTACCTGAATTGGTTACAGAGAGAAACGAGCAAGTAATGAGCGACACCGAAGTCACCCTAGAAGACCTAGACGAAACAGTTAGCGAACTAGACCGTCTAATGGCGTTACTAGCAGAGCGTCTAGGCGCACGACCCGTAACCGAAGCACCTCACTATCAAGACAAATAACCCCCAACAGGGATAAACTTACCTAGTGTCAGAGAAATACCTCTTCCTAGCCGACGACCATTTAGTCTCAACCTCGCCATACGACCGAGAAGAAGTTGAACAAATCAAAGCCATCAACGGCGCAAAGTGGGACAAAGTAGCCAAAGCGTGGCGTATCCCAATGTCTTCAGTTGTTGAAGCGCGGGACTTCGGAATGCGCAACGGGTTCACCATAGACCCTCAGGTTCTGACATTTGATCTTCCTGAGAAACTCAACCCAATCTTCGGTGTCACCCTAGAAAAAGACTTTATTTATATGTCCTTTGCTTACGACCCTGTGAAAGTCAAAGCAGTCAAGGAGATTCCGAGCGTAACTTGGCACGCAAAAACCAAAGCGTGGCGTGCACCCGTAGCAAGTATCGCCGAATGCATCAGTTGGGCAGAGAAGTTCAACCAACAAGTCCCAAACAACCTGAGTGATTTGGCTTCCAAACTCAAAGAAACACACGACGCTTCCGTGCAACAGTCCCGATCCGTAGATGCGGATCTAGAAGTCGCGGGACTCCCACTTCTTCCATACCAGCGAGCCGGAGTGAAATACGCGTCAGCAGCCAAAAGATGCTTTATTGCTGATGACATGGGACTCGGGAAAACCTTGCAGGCGATTGCAACTTTGGAATATGTTTGGGATTCCTACCCTGCGATTGTTGTTTGCCCACCCAACTTGGTGTTGAATTGGCAGAAAGAATACGCCAAATGGCTACCTGAAAAGAAAGTCGTAACGGTTATAGACCGCAAAACCTTCCCCGAACATAAAGACTTTGATGTTCTTGTTATTGGATACTCTAACATTTCTCATTGGCAAAAGCAAATCACCAACTTCAGGTCACTCGTGCTTGATGAGTCACATTACGTTAAATCTCCAACGTCTCAGAGAACCAAAGCCGCCATCAAGATCGCCAGAACAGTCCCGAGTGACGGAATCGTGTTGTGTCTCACCGGAACACCTGTGACAAACAGACCAGCAGAGTACGCATCTCAGTTAGACGTTCTGGGGAAACTAAACACGTTTGGTGGACTTTGGGGTTTTTACCGAAGATATTGCGGTGCTTTCAGAGACAGGTTTGGTCAATGGAACATCAACGGCAACTCAAACTTAGATGAACTCAACGAAAGATTACGCGGAAACTGTTATATACGAAGAACCAAAGAGCAGGTCCTCAAAGATCTTCCTCCCGTGCGGCACGCAAACATCGTCGTGTCTGGTAGCCCCGCGCAGATGGCGGAGTACCGTAAAGCAGAGCGGGACATCGTGGAATATTTGGTTGAACGCGCCAAGCAGATCGCGTTGGAAATCGGTAAATCGCCTGGGTCCGCAGCCGTCGTCGCACGCATAAAAGCCGAATCTAATGAACATTTAGTTCGTATTTCTGTGCTCAGGAAGTTGGCGGCAAGGGCAAAGATGGAATCAGTTATTGAGTTTATTGAATCTCACAGAGATGCTGGTTTGAAAGTGGTTGTTGCGGCTCACCACCGAGAGATTGTTGATGAATTGGCAAACAAGTTTGGGGGGCTGAAGATCCAAGGAGGGATGCTGGTCTCAGATGTGGAAGATGCGAAGTCCCGTTTCCAAGAACAGCCGACGGAAGACGCACCCGTAATTGTTTTGTCCATCCAAGCCGCCAAAACCGGGCACACCCTGACGGCTGCCCAAGATGTTCTTTTTGTTGAACTTCCTTGGACACCCGCAGATGTTGACCAAACCTATAGTCGTTGCCATCGTTTGGGACAGCAGGGTTCTGTGACCGCAACCTATTTGTTGTGTGAAGGAACTGTTGATGAGGAGATTTACAACCTGATCAGCCGCAAACGTGGAGTCGTTGATGCGGCGACTGATGGCGGGGCTGTGGAGCGAAAGCAGGAGTCGGTTGGTCAGATGATTGTTGGGATGTTTGCGAAGAGGGGACTTGATGGCATATAGTTCGGATCCCGCCCTCGTATCGGCTCACTCTTATAAGGTGTAGAAACCGTAGCGGTGACACGGTGGTTCAAGTCCACCCGAGGGCACGAAACCCTTACGCAGTATGGAGTTCACCTAATGTTTGCGGTTTGGTTACGCAATTTGCTATACTGGAGATACAAGATTACTTGACATAGACGGGCACAAAAGAGACCCGAGACCTATCCCCAAACCGAAGGAAAATCTTTTGATACGCAAAGCAACTTTACTCGTAATTGCTATATATACCCTGACCTTCTGTGCCTCCGTCGCAAAAGCCTCAGCACCCGATGATGCACCCGGCAGGGGATTCATCGCGTTAGCCCCGCTATCAATAAAAACAGCGGATCGCATCAAAACCCCTGATAAGACAGTGGTTTTTAGACACGGAGATGTCAGTTGGCTACCCGAACTCGCACTCGCTGCTGGTTGGAAGCCAGCACAGTTCAAAAAGTTGTCGCACATCATTCTTCGTGAATCAGGCGGATGCCCGAACCGCATCGGAAGTTCAATCGTTGATAAGAACTGCAACATCACGGGCTACACCAAGGCGACCAACAAGTCCGACTCAGGGCTGTTGCAAATCAACGGTGTGAATTGGGACTTGAAGCGCAACAAGAACGCAATTGCTTGCGTCAAACTTGGTTTCTGCACCCAACAAGACCTGCTTGACCCAATAAATAACCTGAGGGCGGGAAGACTCTTGTTTGAAGCCGCGGGATGGCAACCGTGGAATGCATGCAACTGGGATCCAACACGCTGTTAGTCCCGTAGCGTTTCCTGCTGTTGGGAGGGGAGAAGCCTGACAGCAGGGGACCGCTCTCTGCTGGTCAAATAATCTTGTAAAAAAGTCTTTGGATAGGTTGACATTCAACCACATTCCATATAAACTATTGCATATAAACTAAACAGGAACCGAGGAGGTATCCGATGACAGCAAACATAGAAGTAAACAAAGACGGAACAGCGAGATTTGCGTACGCAGGTGCACAAACACCGTGGCACCGACTAGGCAAATCAATGAATGGTCTCCAAACCATTGACGCAATGTTGGAAGCATCCCAAGCGGACTACCAAGTACTACTCACCAAAATCGCAGTAGTAGACGACGACGGCAACCTAATCAGAAACCCTGACGGTTCACCCGTGATCGTTGAAGACAACAAAGCAACAGTCCGAATGAACGACGACGGATCATTCTCACCATTCGCAACAGTGGGCAATCGTTACGATGTCCGACAGAACCGAGAAGTTCTTGAGCGAGCAATGGCAGTCGTAGGCGCATCAAAGGGCGACGCAGTAATTGACACTTGCGGTGTCCTCAAGGGCGGTGCACGATTCTTCGCAGGCATTGACCTCGGAACACTCGTCATTGACCCAACGGGCGTAAACGACAGGATCGCACGGTACTTGGTTGTCTCCCACGGACATGACGGTTACTGGCCGATTCGGTACGCAAATACCGATGTTCGGGCAGTATGTCAAAACACTGTGATCATGGGCATCAAGAACGCAGAGCGTCTATTCACCGCACGACACACCCGTAACGCAGACGAATATCTGAACACCGCACAAGAGGCGTTGCAGATCTCCACTGAATGGGCGAAGAACTTCAAGATTATGGCAGAGCAAATGTTGGCGATCCCCGTCCCACAAGCATCACAGCGGGTGGACAAAGTTCTCAACACAGTCTTCCCAATCAAACCAACGGAAACAGATTCTCAGCGACGCAATCGTGAAGAAATCACGGGAACAATCCGTGCACTGTACGGTTCACAAAAAAACGCAGGCGGTTACGGTTTCAACGGTTGGAGTATCTACAACTCAGTAGTTGAATATCTTGACCACCACCGAAAAGGTGATGCAAGTGACCGAGCATTGGCAACCATTGAAGAATATTCGTGGGTGAACAAAGCGAAGATCACAGCACAACACGCGGTTTTAGAACTCGCATAAATCTCACATCTCCTTGTTGAGGCTTGGATGCCACCCTTTAATCGGGGTGGTATTCTTGTTTTATGGACGATGCAGAGTGGGACGAGTTCAAAGGAGAGAAGATAGAACTCCCACCCGTAGCAATACCCAAAGACCTATTAAACGAATTAGCAGAGTTTGTGCAGAACGCACTAGCAAAGGAAAACAAACTTATGAGCCTCACAACCGAAGTATTAGACGAACTGTACCGAGAGATCAACGACGAAGACGCCGCCGCCTCACACATCATTTCCTACATACAACGACGACACCATTGGGATGTAGAACTACTCGCCGAACGCCAAGATGTAGACAACATGCTGATGCAAAGGTTCAACATTTTTGACGAGCACATGTGGGACAAAGTTATGAACACATCAGCGATCTCTGACCTACACCACGAAACCTACAAACTGTCCCAAAAATATATTGCGTTAGCGATCAGGGAAGTTTTGGATAAAGACGGGACTGCTGAAGAACCAGCGTTCTAATCTAGATCCGAGTCATCAAGCGGGTCGCCTTCAATCATCTCAAAAGTGGCGGTAAAGCGAGTCCCCTCTTCGTTATCAACAGATACGACCTTGAACCCAAGCGAATCAAGCATCAAATCAGCCACACCACCCATATCGTCTTCAAATGTTGCGACTTCTTCGTCGGTTGTTTCATCATCAACCGCAAGGGACACAAGTATCTCCATCAGCAGGTCACGGACTTTTAGGCGGGTTTCTTCAGGTGTATTCATGGTTGCAATACTAGTCCCGCGTCGGCTATAGTTCTTGTAACTACCCAACCAAAAGGGTTGGGATTTACACTAGGAGGATCCGAAGTGAGTGCATCACCCGTAACGCTGGTTGGGAATCTAACCGCAGAACCAGAACTGAAGTTTCTACCAACAGGAGTTGGTAAGTTGTCTTTCAGTATTGCAGTAAACCATTATTGGACTGACCAAGATGGTGAAAAGCAGGAGAAAACCTCCTTTTTCAATATTGTTGCTTGGCGCAACCTCGCCGAAGATGCAGCGAATGTGCTCGCTAAGGGCGTTCGTGTTGTTGTAACGGGACGGTTGGAACAACGCTCGTGGGACGACAAGGAAACAGGAGCGAAGCGTTCAACAGTTGAAGTTCTTGCTGACAACATTGGTTTGTCGGTTGGGAACATTGACTCGTTCGTACGAAAGCAGAAGGCTGAAGGTCAAAGCGGTTCATTCGCACCGAAGGCAAAGACCGCAACCGCATCTGCGCCTGCACGCAACAAGCCACAGCCGATGGCTCAGGTTCAACTTGAAGAAGAAGAGGCTTGGTAGAAGCGGATAGCCCCGCTATCGGATAACTTCCTCACCAATAAGTGTCACCCGTGAGTGCACTTGGTGAGGTTATTCCGTTGTTATTTCCCAAGTCGTGTCAACATTGCCTGCGAAGTCGTTCAATCTTTTTTTTGCTTTCTTCGTCGGTGTTGCATTTTTTGTAGAGTTCCATTGTTTCTTCGTCTATTGCGAAGTCGGTTTCATCTCCGTTTGCTGTTGAACGACTGAGTACGACATCTCCGACGAGTAGTTGCCCGAACAGGTAGGACATTGCGACATTCGCTTCCTGTTTGAGTAGTAGTCCTTCGTCGTGTACATATGCGTGCAAATCTTTACGTAGAGGGTGACGCACGATATCAAACCATCCGCCAACCATGTGGTGAACCATGATGTGTGCGTCTGTTGCGGGTAGGTCTATGTGTCGTACCTCGCCGTTTGCTCTTACAAGTACTGCTGATGTCATTTGTCGCCCATGAATTCTGTTCCGTCTGCAAGTATGCGGACAATACGGGTGTGGTCGTATTCACGGTCTTGGTTTTCAAGACGGATTGGTAGATAGAAGTCATTTGTTGTGCGCTTGATGTATGGGTTGCGCAGACCCGACCAAGAGACATGAACACCGCTAGGTACATAGGTCGTGAACCATGCAAACGCTTCTGCGCTGTTCGCAAATGGTCCGTAAAACTTTTGTGTTCTATCAAACGAGATTACTGCGATAAGTGGTGAGTTGAGATAGTAGGTATCTAGATACTCTTGCATCTCGTCTAGTGTTTCAATGTTCATTGTTGCTCTTTCGTTGGTACTGCTATTTGGATAGTTCCCGTTTTTGTGTTGTGGGCAATCACTTTGTCGTCTTGCACCAGCAGAGTGATATCACCCGAGTATTCATAGAAATAGTCGCCGAGGTCTACCGCTCCGCATTTTGTATCTGCTACATATTGTGCGTATGCGAGTAGACGATCGGCTTCTGTTTCGTAATCGTCTTGTGGACGATCGGGGGGCATTTGCTCTTTTGGTTTGCGCATTAGTAGGTGTACTTTCCTTCTAACAAACGGTTGAACTCCTCGCCGTAATACTTGAACGAGTGTGATGAACTGTCCTCTAGTTCTAGATCGTTGTTGTCAACGCCTAGTTCAAGAATCAGGACGCTGTCCGAATCCATTCCGTCACGACCGAGGACGCTTACTTCTGTCTCGCCGTCCATCCAATCCACCCGTGTGTGGTGGTGTCCACAGATGTGAAACTGTGGTGTCACTTTGTCAAGGATTTCCTTGACGAGATGTCGTTGTGCGATAGATACTTGGATGTCGTCCTTGTATGTGATCTTGTTCCCATTGTCGTACGGTGCTTCGTGTGTCATCAGGATGTCAACGGGTTCGTTGCTAAGTAGATCAACATCAAACGGGTTGATGAGTTCACCTCTCCACCATGAGTCACCTTCTACACGGTCTAACCAATCCACCGAGTACGCACCGCCATAACCCATGAAGGTTGTTTCTCCGATTTGGAAACGACATCCACGAGGAATGTATTGCAACCATTCGCTAGGTGTTGGGATTGGGTTGTTCTTTCCGTACTTGTCGGTGAGGTCACGAAGTAGATCATGATTTTCGTGGTTGCCGTCAATCCAAAGGAACTTGATTTGTGCTTCCTCTGCGAGTTTTGCTACACGATTCACGAACTGCTTGCCAAATGGACGGTGTACCCAATATCCGAAGTCTCCGACTGAGATGATGTGTGTGACATCGTTCTTTTTTGCGTGCGAGATTACCCACTCTGCGTGCCCGATGTTTCCGTGGATGTCGCCTGCGAACATGACGATCTGTTTAGTTTGTTTAGTGTTTTCTAGTTGTTTCATATATATAAGTATATACCCGTAAGGTTATATTGTCAACCCCACAAATGCCCTATTTTTAGCGGTTTTCAGTGATATATCCCGAAGTAAGGTAGTGTATTCATATGGCTGAAACCCCCACCCCACAAGAACTAATCTCCCGAATGCCCGAGGATTTCGTTGACTTGGTAGGTCGCTTTATCTCCGACCCCGATATAAACACCGACCACCTTGATGTCCAAGAACTAATGCCTGCACCACCGTGTGTAGCGTTGATTGCCAACCATTTGGGTCTAGAAAAGGAGCCACTCGGGACTGCTGAGTTGGATCAGGCTAAAGCGTGGCTAGACGAACAAGCATCTTGGCAGGACAGGTCTTTTGCGGTTCAAAAGAAACTCGCAGAAACAGCCCCCTTCGGCGAACAAGAAGCACTAAAAGGCGAAATCCCTTTGTGGATGAACGCAAAATGGGCTCCGATGCTGTTATTTCAGTGGTCAGACGGATTGCGTGACGCAGTTCTACAAGCAGAAGAATATGTGGAAGAGGTTCTATGAGCGACATCAACGACAACTTGGAAGTAGCGATGAACAAAGTCGCAGAAGACTTGACTCCCACCCGATCGCGTGCGGTTGGGAAAAAGAAAAAAAGCGAAGACGGGACTGAACTTTCTTCAACAGCACAAGAACAGGTTTTGTTCCGTGCAACAACTGAAGACAAACAAAAGTGGGAGGAATGCGCCAAACATTTGGGTATTTCTATGGCTGAGTTCCTTCGTGTTTCCGCAAACGAAAAGGTTGATAACACGATGAAAGGGTGCGAGCATCCGCTTTCTTTCCGTCGTTCATTTCCGTGGATGGAAGAATGCTTGAAGTGTGGTGTTCGCCTCCGCAACGAAGATCAAACAAATCATCAAAACCGTCGCTAAGCAATGAAGCCCCGCAAACCACTAAAACGAACTCCTCTCAAACGATCAACTAAGCCGATCAAACAGAAGTCGGATAAACGGTTGGTTGCTGATGTGGATAGGCGCATCTTTGTTGCGATGATGCTGAACAAACATCCGTATTGTGTTGCGTGTCCTGTGTTCGCTGAACATGATGGTCTTGTTGCTTATGTGCGTCGCCCGTCTCAGGATATTCATGAACTTATCCGTCGTTCTCAGGGTGGGTCTACTGTTAGTGAAACTAACTGTATTGCTGTGTGCCGTCCGTGTCATACCCGTATCGGCAATTTCCCTCAGTTGGCTTTTGATTTGGGGCTTGCTAAACACTCTTGGGAATAGCACCCGTAACACTATTTGCGTTTACGCCCGTGTCTGCGTTCGTGTTCAATGCCTAAACGATAAACCCATATTGCTAAAGCGATCAACGCTAAACCTGTAACGATGTTCATTGTGCTTTGCCTTTCTTGCAGAAGTCAATGTATTTGGTCATCACGAAGTCTACGAACTCTGATCGTATGGTCGCTTCACCATCGTCAATCATGGTGAACTCAGGTAAACCACGGTCGTTGTAAACATATTTGACACACTTACCTGCACTGCCCCCGTGATACCCGTAGGTCGCTACGGTCAATGCCTCTGAAACGGGTGTATCAGGGTTGTTCTTGTACTCTTTCTCTAGGTCGCCTCTCTGATAACCCGTGAGACTGTCTAACTTTTTGAGACGAACATAACTATCTACAACGATACTTACAGTGTCAAACTCATCTAAACCGTCATTGTATGCGTCACTCAACACTGTAGGTAGTGACTCAAATGGGTGACCATTGAGACCACTCTGACGACACTCAAATAGGTCGCCCTTTTGGAATACAACGAATGACTGCATATCGGTTATGCCGTTGTCCTCTGTGCATATCTCTGTCTTGCGAAGTTGTGCGATCTTTGCGATCTTCTCTGCCTCTATGTCTATGTCCATCACTTTACCCGTGTGCTCCTTTTTCGTTCAACGCTTAGACACGCCTTGTATGCCTCTTGCCTTGTGTCATGTGTAGACAACGGCATGTTGCCACACTGTGTGTCTATAACCAACCATTTAGTGGAAGGGTATCTGTCAGGTGATATGTCGTATCTGTAGTTCATAATGTTCCTACGAAAAGAATGATTAGTGCTATTGCCATTGTTGCTATGCCTAGTAATGCATCAGTACTCATGTGTAAAACTATATAACACTTACGAGTATATGTCAAGTATCACCCGAAACCACCCGTAGCACTATTTCTCAACACACCACCTCAAACCCAAACCCCTACGCCTCGCATTAGCCTCCAACCTACGAGACCTCTCAGGCTCAGGCAACAACTCATACAAAGCAACACGCCTAGCATTCTTACGCTCACGCTCATACTCCCTACGCCTATCACGCTTAGCCTTCGTATCCTCACGATGACACCTTTGCCACTCCCTATGATCTTCAACATTCTTATAAGGCACAACTAACGACCTTTAGCAAACAATTTGTACACAGAAAACACAACAAAAGTAATCACAACAGACGCAACAACCTCTTGAAAATGCACAACAAACACAAACCACAACAACTGCAACACCCAATACACGCCAACCATCACAAACAACAAAGGCACCAAAAACCTCACAACAAACAACCCCCCTCCAACAACAGTAGGTTGCTAAGCGGGGCTGTCAACCTTTTGCACTCTCTCAGTAGCAGGGGGCGGTCATATGACATATTTTTTGGTTCCGTTTTGTTTTTTAGGTTTATCTGACACGGGTCTATTGGGGTGGGGTTTGGTTGTGGTGGTGGATCATGTTTAGGCAGGTGAGGTATCCGATTGTGTCTAGGAGTGTGTCGTGGTGTAGTTGTCCTTGGTCTAGGTTGGTGCGTAGTCTTGCGAGTTTGACGGAGGTCATGAAGAGGATTGCTTGGTTGAGGGTGAGTTGGATTCCTGTGAGTGTTTCAAATATTTTGGTGACTTTTGTGTAGTCGTCTTTTGGGTGTCCGTATGTGTTTTGTCGGTCTTGGTTGACGATTTTGTAGGCTTCTTGGAGGATTTCGGTTCCGGGTGTGGGCGTATTTTTTTGTGTGTTGGTCATGGTCGTTTAGGTTTATTTGGTCTGGGACTGTTGGGGTGCTGTTTTTGAATTTTTGCGCGGCGGTTTTGCCTTTTTTAGGGTTGCGCGTTTTTCTTTGATTTGTTTTTTGTTTTCTTCATAGAATTTGTCGTGGAAGTAGATTGATGTTTCTAATGCTTTTTCTATTCCTTTGAGTTGAGTCAATTTTTGAAATATGCGTTCGGTGTCTGGTGCGTCGCCTTTTTCTTGTAGGGTTTTTGCTAGTTGTTTTCGTTGTTCTGCTACTAGTGCGAGGAGCCCTTTCATTTGTGGTTCGTTGACATTGAGGGCATATATTTGTCGTTGTCTCATTTTTTGTCTTCCTATAGGTGTTTGAGTTGTTGTTCTTTTAGGGTGAGTCTTGGTCCGTAACCGTAGTCGGTTTTTTGGGCGTTTGCAAAAAAATGTTCGCGGGTTGTTCCGCCGATTATTTGGAATTGGGTGTTTGTGCCGATGTTTTCCCATTGGTTTTTGGGTTGGTTGCACCATACAACTATGCATTGTTCGGTGTCTGGTTTCCATAAACCGTATTTGCAGTGTTGGGGGTCGTTGATGATCAGGTCTTTTTGGGATGATGTTTTGATCTCTGTTTTTTTGTTGTTTATGGTGGTGTCAAAGCCGTTGTCTGCGCCTATATAGATTTCCCAATCTATTTCGGTGTTGTAGTAGCGGGAGATGATTACTTCTCCTGCTTTTCCGAGCATGATGATGCCTTTTTCGGTGGCTCCTGCCGTGTATTTTCGGTCGGTTATTTGGTGTTCGTTTTTGTTTGCTTTGCAGAGGTCGGTGAATCTGCGTAGTTGTAGTACTTCTCGGGCGGTGAGGTGCATCAACGGATATTTAGTAGCGGTTTCCATCGCGTTGTAGTTTATCTAGCGGGGGACTGTTTTGCTATCTCCACATATTTTTCGTCTAGGTCGTATCCGATATATTTTCTGCCTAGTTTTTGGGCTGTTGTTGTGGTTGTCCCTATCCCATTGAAGGGGTCTAGGACGATGTCGTCGGGTTGTGTGGTGAGGAGGATGCAGTTTTCTACTAGTTGTGTTGGGAATGGTGCGGGGTGGATTGTTTGCCGTTGTGGTGATATGTCCCATATTTCGCCAAGATATTTGGGGTCTATGTTGTCACGGAATGTTTTCGGCTTGTCTTTGGATAGCCAGTAGATGTGTTCGGTGTTTGGGAGCAGGTGGTCTTTGCGTATGTTCGGACTGTTTTTGCGGTTCCATATGATCAGTTGATAGATGTGTGCGTTTGTTTTGTGAATAAATTCGGTGGGTAGCCGTGCTTGGTTGTTGTGTCGGCGTGGTTTGTGGTTAAAAAAGATGGATCCGTCGGGGGTGATCACTCGGTGTAGTTCGTTGATTATTTCTATAATCCACTCTTGATACATTTTTTCTGGCATGTTGTCGTGGTATTCGTTGTAGTCAATATTGTGTTTTTGCCAGATTTGGTTGCTGTTTTGTGTTTTGCCGTTTTGGATACCTTTTTTGTTGTATGGCGGGGATGTGACAACGGTGTTTATTGTGTTGTCTGAAAGTTTTTTGAGTTCTTGTAGGGCGTCACCACATTTTATGATGTCTGTTTCCACGCTGTTTAGTTTATCCAGCCTTGGACTGTTTTGCCTTACTTCCTAGCAACCCATTTATTCGTGCTAGTCGGCGTTGTTCTTTTTCTTGTTGTTCGCGTTTGGCTCTTCCAACATACATGAGTGCGTGTTCACCGCTTAACGTTATTTTGTACATGTTTTTGACATTAAAGTTCTGTGGGTCGTATGGTGCTTCTAGTTTTGTGATGTACCCAACTTTTGTTAAATGTTGTAGTGATGCATCTATTCGTGTTGGGTTCATTGCGTTTAAACAGAATTTGCGATAGTCGGGAACGGTGAATGGTTTTTTTCCTCTGAATTTTGCGTATGACAAAATTTTGTATGGGCTTTCCCCGTATTTCAGGAAGTTGGTTGGTTTTGTTAACGGTGTTTGTTTTATTCCCGATTTTTGTGATCTTTTTGAGTTGCGTCGTGCTTTTTGCGGTTCAGTTTTTTCGGGTTGTGTGTTCATCGCTGTTAATATATCTTCACCGATTGGAGGGCGCTTATGAAAAGGCAAAAAAATCCCAAAAAACGTTCAGTGAACAAAAGTGATGTTTCGGTGAATCGTCTCGGGTCTAGTATAAAAGTTTCTCGCGATTTCAGACCGTGGATGATCAAGCGTGGTTTATCTGAGGCTGAGGTTATTGATTTTTTGTGTGATGCGCGTGACGCGATGGATCCTGACGCAAACTACATTATGATGATGCTTGACAGTCATTCTCTTGAAGAGTTGATTGTTGAGGGTTTGATTAGAATTGAAGACTAATAGTTGGCGTGTGCGTCAACAAAATTTAGTACTCGTTCTGCTGTTGTCTCACCGTCTGTACCGGGATCGCTTTTTAGCCAGCGAATAAAGTCATACCATTTGCGCTGTTGGTCAGGGCTGTCAAATACGAGCGTGTATTGAACGATCGTTTTGGATCCGTTCGCTACTACTGATGGCGCACCTTGAGTTACTGCTTGGTGTGTGTCGGTTCCTTGTGGTGCGTTGAGAACTGTTTCTCCGCTTTCAAGTTGGACGCTCACGGCTTGTGGAGCCCTATTTTCCTCTTGTGTTAATGGTGTTATTGGCTGTATTACGGGAGCCTCATACGGTGCGTCGTCTTCTTGGTAGTAGTCGCCTTCCATGGCGGCTAAATCAAATTCATCCCAACCGAGGGCATCAATAAGGTTGTCGTATTGTTCGCCTACTTCTCCTAGAAGTTCAAAAAGCATGTTGCTGTCTGTGGTGCCAAGTTCGTTTGTACGGTTGTCTGCTAACGCATAGGCGATTGCGCTTTCGGTGTCACCTTGGAATTTTACGCATGCGATTGTTTCCCAGCCAAGTTTTTTTGCTGCTTCGTATTGGTGGTTTCCCGCAATGATTGTTGATGTTCCGTCAGGGTTGTCTTTAATTACGATCGGTTTTACTTGCCCGAATTCTCGGTATGACGCAACGATCGCGTCAATGTTTCCTTTGCGTGGGTTGTTTTCTAGGTGCACAAGTTTTTCTAGCGGTGTTGCTAGGTGTTCTATGCTTTTATGGATACCAGACATTTATGCTCCTGTTTGTATGCGAACATTGGCGTTCAGTGTCCTCAGTGCGTCTAAGGATGTTCGCACGGTCAAAAGTTTTTCTCGTTTAGATTTAACTAACGCTTCGCTAATCTTATACGAGTACGCCTCGTCCGAAAGTTTGTAGTCCGCCCATGCTTCGCGTTCTTTGATGCTTCCTTTGGCGGCTAGATACTCTTTAGCCCAATTGCCTTTCATGAGCGCATCTTTTTTCGCTGCGTCCACAGCAAGAACTTCAAAGGCTTCTGTTTCGTCTTCAAGTATGCCTAGTAATCGCATGATTTCTGATTCAATTTCCACTTGGGATATTGGTTGTGACCTAGCCATTTTGTTCTCCTGTTATCGCAGTAAAGTCGCATTTTTTGAGCGCTGAAACCTGATCTTCGTTCCAATCGTATTGCGATAATCCCAAATAAGTAAGTGTCATTTGTTCAAGAATCCAAGCATCACATCTGTCATTGCCATCACCGCCAGACCAGATTATCCCCGTTTTCGCAGAGATTGCTGACATCACTTCTGATTTACCTGAGTTTCCTTTTCCCGTAGCGAATTTGGCTCTACACGTTGGTGGTATGACAACTACAGGGATCCCTGTTTCTCGTAAAGCAACCCTGACAACACCGCCTAGTTCACCGATGGAATGTGCTTGAGAGTGCCTTGAGGCGTATGAGTAACCTTCTATGGCAACAATTTTTACTTCAGCCTCTTGGGCGAGTTTCATGATTTCGTTTCGTATTTCTAAAAGTCTCTCAGATCCTCTGTTTTTGGATTTTATGCTCGTTGTCAACCCTCCGATACTCACCCCCGTACTAGTGAGGGAGAGATCTAAACCCATGATATTCGCCATATTTTTTAGGTTACTACAGTTTTTTGCACTAATATCTATATGTGGTTAACAAAAAATCTGCACCTCAAAAACTTGTTGTTTCTATTGAACGGCAAGGAGCGTGGGGAGATGTTTCCTATTATCACAAACTTGAATGCGGTCATATTGAGGTTCGTAAGAGGGCTTCAACAGCACCACAAATCGCGTGTACATGGTGTGTGATCGGTGAGGAAAAAGGCAGGGAACTCAAGGCGTTAACGATAGTTCAGCCACCAACTCTTGAGGAGGTGTGGGATTTTTATGATGATTCAATTAACGAAGAAGTAAATGTTGCTCAACTTCGGGCTGGTATTGCAAGTTCTATAGGTTGTCCACAGGACAGTGTTGAGGTTGTGTCCGAGGTCGGTGAGGACAATATTCTCCGTGTGAACTATGTGACAGTTTTTTTGGATATTGAACTCGCAAAGAAAATTGGAAAATACGAGAAAAACATTTGAACTGCGAGACAGCGGTTGTAGTGTTTGGCAAACAATAAACGACTTAAAAGTCAACTCGGGGGGGATTTTGGACACTCAAGATATAAGCGACTTTTTTGATACAAGCAAAGCCGCGTGCAAGGGCAAGGACATTACTTTGTTCTACCCAAATCTTCCAGCAGGTCAGCATCGTAAAGATGTTGAAACGGCGAAACAGATGTGCAGTGAATGCGAGGTTATTGAAGGTTGTTTGGATTATTCTCTTCGTTACGAACCACTTGGGGTTTGGGGTGGTAAAAGTGAAACCGAAAGAGAAATTTTGAGACGACAAAGGAAAATAACTTTGCCACTTGACCGAAGAGCATCACCTGCTGTAAGAAGATCGGTGAATGCTGGAAGAGTGCAGAGAATTATTAATAGATTAGACTCAGCGAATGAGTAATGTTTCTGTCCCACAGCATGTTGACAGGTTTCTTTCAAGGCTGAACGGTGTTCGCCCAACTAGTAACGGTTGGGAGGCTCGTTGCCCATGCCGCAACGATGACAATAACCCATCGCTTTCTGTCGGATTGGGTAACGAAGACAAAATTTTACTTACATGCCATCGCGGTCAGGGTTGCTCTGTTGATCAGGTGTGTCAGTCGGTTGGTTTGAAATTGGCTGATCTTTATCCCGAGAAAAAAGAAGAACGAAAACTTTCACTAGTTGCTACATACGATTATCGCGACGAAAACGGAAAACTACTTTTTCAAAAACAGCGGTTCGTTGATCAGTGGGGGAAGAAAACTTTCCGACAGAGACGACCCGACCCTGCAAATAAGGGTAAATACATTTTTTCCTTGGATGACACACCAAAAGTTTTGTATCGCTTGCCTGATGTTCTTCACGCCAAAAACAATGGGGAAGTAATTTGGCTCGTTGAAGGTGAAAAAGATGCAGACAATATGGTCGCCTTGGGCTTTTGTGCCACCACACCACCTAATGGTGCGGGTAAATGGCTTGACATACATACGCGCGCCTTGGAGGGCGCACAGGTATGGATTATTGCGGATAACGACAGTGTTGGCAGAGACCACGCCAAAATGGTCACCAAGACTTTGGAACAAAATGGTTGCACAGTCGTTAGTTGGGTTCCACCGAATAACTTTAAGGATGTATCTGAACTTTTGGGTGCTGGTGGAACAATTGATGATCTAGTTGAAATGAAAGACGCTGAGCCTTTGGCTGACATAGTTCAGCATGAGGAAGAGGAACAGCAAACAGATGCGATTGTTGAAGCGACAACGCCGTTGGTTGCGCTTGCAGAGAGACTTAATTCTTTGTTGATCAGGGAGGACATTTCCGAGAATGTTCGTCTAACGAAAGCATCAATGCTCATCGGTTCCTTTGGTCGTGAAGATGAAATTGACAGGGGACGACTCGTCAACTGGTCTGAATTTTTGTTGGAGTCAGAGAACGAAGAATATGATTGGATCATCCCCAATGTTCTTGAACGAGGAGAGCGTGTAATCGTTGTAGCCGCTGAAGGTGTTGGCAAAACAATGCTTGCAAGACAGGTCGCGATTTGTAGTTCATTTGGCATCAACCCTTTCACTATGTCGCGCATGAAGCCGATAAGAACTTTAACTATTGACCTTGAAAACCCTGAGCGAATTATTAGAAGAACATCTGCAAATATTATGGGCGCAGCACGCCATCTCGGATATTTGGATGGTGAACCTGAATGCCATATTTTGATCAAACCGTCAGGTGTTGATTTGATGCGTCCGTCGGATAGGTCAATTATTGAGGAAGCGGTTGAGACCATCAAGCCTGATTTAATTTTGTTGGGTCCTATTTACAAATCTTTTGTTGATCCGGGTGGCAGGACTTCGGAATCAATCACTGTTGAAGTAGCGAAATATTTTGACATGTTGCGTGATTATTACAACTGTTCGCTTTGGCTTGAACACCATGCCCCTTTGGGTACATCTTCCTCCACTAGGGATTTGCGACCGTTTGGTTCTGCCGTGTGGTCGCGCTGGCCGGAGTTTGGTCTGTCTTTGACTCCTGATCCAACGGCTGTGGGGGATTATGTTTATGATGTGCGACATTTCCGTGGCGCGCGAGATATACGGGAGTTCCCGACTAAAATGAGAAGAGGGAAAATCTTCCCATTTGAAGTTATTGAATTTATGAAAGCATCCTGACATGGCTGAAAAAGGTTTAACTAGAGAATTCCTTGCCGAGCGTGACTTGCGTATTTTCAAGATGCGTCAGGCTGGTGTGCCAATCGCTGAGATTGCACGAAGGTTCGGGGTTGGCACTTCTAATGTTTCTAACTCTATTCGCAGGCAACTTGGCAAGTTGAATCAAGAGGCTCTGCTTGCTTATCCTGAGGTTCTACAGATGGAACTTGAGCGGTTGGATGCGTTGCAGTCTGCGATCTGGCCGTTAACTCAGCACCGTAAACAGAAAATGGATGACGGCACAGAAGTTTCTATTGAGCCAGATATTAAGGCTGTTTCTACTGTGCTTTCCATTATTGATCGTCGCGCAAAGTTGCTTGGTATGGAACAAACAAATGTGAATGTTCAAATGGATGTTCGTGACACATCCCCGTTGCGTGCGGTGCTGGCTGGTGCGCCGGGTGTTGTTCAGGCTGAAAAGTTTGATTCCGAGGCTGAGGCGAAAAAACTTTTGATGTTGATGAGCGATGCGGGGATTATGCCTCGTGAAACGATTAAAGAGTTGCTTGGTGATTTGTCTGCGTTGGGTGATGGCGAAGATGATATTCAGGACGCCGAAATAGTTGATGCCGACGAAACTGCTCTATCACAAAAAGAGATTGACACCATCTAATTTCATAAAACGATAGTTTCTTGCAGTTGATCGCTTGTAGAGATGGCATCATATATCTCTATGATTATCGCACTAATACTCACATTTACAGTTATTGTCTCCACTCATTTGTTCGTCATGGATTCCGTAGACAAGTTCAATGGCTACGGCGACGGTGGAGGAAGTTACCGCGAATGGATTGAGTTTGAAAAAGAGAAGAATTCAGTAGGTTTCTGATTTTGGTTTTATAAATCACACCAAAAATCAGGTTTTAGGTTTTCTCCGACTAGATATCGTCTCGGTAGAATATTTCAAAACCACAGTGCATTACTGCCGAAGCAAGTGTTCCAAAATATGTTTCTCTGTCTAGTGAATTGTCAATTGGCTCTTGATCTAGCCTCAGGGATGCTTTAAGTGCTGCTGGATACTCAATGTCTCTCATTGCTTTTCCGCCGTTAAACCAAAGAACATCACCGAAGTTCACTTTTCTTCCCAGTTTCACCTTGTATGGCATTGCTACAAATATGTGTTGATCAACCGTGAGGTGTGTGAACGATATGCATTCTGTTACTGGTGAGTCTTTTGACGCAAACAGTTGTGCAAGGTTTTCTCCTTGTGTTTCTGCTGGGGACATAGAGCAGTAACCCTCGGCTGCAATCGTGAATTCGGTTATTCCCCAACCACGGCGCATGATCACGGATGCCTCTATGAGTGATTCAATGCGCTCATCTTTTGGTGTAGAAAAAGTATTTTTGAGTTGAATTATTGTTGCCAACTCATTATTTTTCCACCCAAATATATTAATATTTAAATCTGAACCAATTCCTTCTTCTTCAATCAAAGAAGTTTTCGCGGTTTTTATTGACTCAGCGCACAACGCTATTTTGTCAAATTCCGTCTCATAGAAGCCTGTATACATGTTAGGAAACCCTACTGCATATGCCCTCTTAAAAAATATAGGGGTTGCAGTTGATCGTAGTTTTTTGTACTAGGGTTTTTTTATGTCATCAAAACAATCAAAGAAAACCAACAAGAAGAAGGCTCCTGTGTCCAACAAGAAGAAGGCTCCTGTCAAGAAGGCTGTAGCGAAGAAGGCTCCTGCAAAGAAGAAGACTTCCGCACCGAAAGCATCGGTCAGCGCAACATCCAAGAACTCTGATCTCCTTTTGACGAAAACGAGTGAACCGAAGCCTCAGTTCGCCAGCGCAGATAAGTTAATGAAAACATTGGCTGAGCAGTCTTCTGTCGTTCGTGTAAATGATGTGAAATCTTTGCCTCTTCGCAAAAGAATGCTTGCGTGGTTTAAGATTTACAAGTAGTCTTATCCCCTGATGAGGGGTTCACGAAAGGACAATGATGAGTGAGGCAAATAGCGGGCTGCCCTTGAATATTGACAAAAATATTCTTCTTGGTGATGTTCGCGAAACATTGGCTTCACTGGCGGACGGGAGTATTCACTGTGTTGTGACATCGCCTCCGTATTGGGGTTTGCGAGATTACGGAACAGCGACTTGGATTGGTGGCGATCCAAACTGCTCACACAAACGAGACAGCAAGTTCAGTGAGAGTTGCACAACTGGTCAAAAGTTGTTGGAAGGTGCTATCGGTGACGGCATCTACAAAGTTCAATGCCCTCGTTGTGGTGCAATGCGAGAAGACAGCCAACTCGGTTTAGAGCCGACAGTGGATGAATATGTTGAACACATGGTTCAAGTTTTTCGCGAGGTACGCAGGGTACTGAGAGATGATGGAACTCTCTGGTTGAATCTTGGTGATTCCTATGCTGGTAGTAATGGAAATGGATGGAAGCAAAGCATTGCTTCCACCAATGCTTCCAACGCTGGTGGAGAAAACGAAGATTTCAGAGCAAAAATAGGTCGCGACGATGGTGATCTTAAACCAAAAGATTTGGTTGGTGTACCTTGGCGCGTAGCATTCGCGCTACAGGCGGATGGTTGGTATTTGCGTCAAGATATTATTTGGGCTAAACCAAACCCGATGCCCGAATCTGTTCGTGATAGATGCACCAAGGCACACGAATACATGTTTTTGTTGACAAAAAAGTCACATTATTTCTTTGATAGCGAAGCCATTAAAGAACCAGCAAAATATGCTTACGATGACAGGGGGTCTCGTGCGGATAGTCGTAAAGATGCAGGTATTTCAAACGCAATGCACGGGTCAACTGGAGCCTTCAGGAACAAGAGGTCAGTATGGACTGTAACGACGAAACCATTCAAGGGAGCGCACTTCGCAACATTCCCACAGGATCTGATAGAGCCTTGTATCTCCGCTGGTACGAGCGAAATGGGATGCTGTGCTCAATGTGGGTCACCGTTGGTTCGGCAAGTGAACCGCAGGCGAATAGCCAGAAACGAACTATCAGTGGACGACCCTCGCTATCGTCCAAACAACTACGAAGGCGCGTATGGGGAAATAAATGGCAAGGGAGACGCAGGTTATTCTCAAACCGACACAATCGGGTGGGAAAAGGCTTGCAAATGCGAAACCGTTGAAACCGTTCCATGCACAGTTTTAGATGTGTTTTTTGGTGCTGGCACAACAGGTGTTGTAGCGCAAAAATTGGGCAGATCGTATATGGGGTGCGAGTTAAACCCTGAGTATGCGAAAATTGCTACGGAAAGATTGGCTCATGAGAAAGAGAAAAATAGGCTTTTAGTTCTTGCGAGAGACAGCCAACAGTCTTTATTTGAGGTTACTTCTGACGCAGTTTAAATGTTGTATCATTTATTCACATAGCAATTTCTTTGACTTGGAGGTCAATCAATGTCAGCATCAGCACCACTTCTTCTCCCAATGACCGTTAACGGCACTGTTGCAACAACTTCAACCGTTGTTGTTCGCACGCCAGTTGCAGGTCGTGTCCGAGCAATCACGGTTGCCGCAGGCACCGCACCTGTTGGTTCGGTTTTGAGTGGAACAGTTCGCAAAGCAACAGCAGCGGGAACAGTAATCGGAACTTGGTCAATCGCAGCATCTGCAACTTCGGCAGTAGCGACAATGTCCTCAACTGATGGTGCAGATGAACTTGCAGAAGACGATCTCGTTCACTTGGTTGTTGGCGCAGTTGGTTCGGGAACCGCTGGTGCAAACTTGACAGCATTGTTGCAAATTGACCAGTCGGCAGATCAAGACGGTTCGGATGTTGTTTCAGTAGCAACACTTCGTGGCAGTCACCCAGGTGGCGTTGTAGCCTGATAATTCAGTCAGTAAAAATTTAAACCCGACAAGTAGTTGATCCCCCACATCCGTGCAGGTCTGTGGGGGATCAACTATTTACGGGCGTAGAACTGTTATAGCAACTCTGTTGCTTGCTTGTTGAAGCAAAGAAATGGCATCTTGCTTGGTGTGAGATATACACCATTCTGCTGTTTCTTTTCCTATTACCATTTCTAGATATTCACAGAAGAACCGTGCCCTTCCACACATGAAGGGTGCTACACCGCTTTCTTCTGCGTCTGTTACCCCTTCGGCAAGAAGTTTTTCTTTAGCCCCACAGGCAAGAAGTATTGCCCCCCATAGGTCTACTTCTTTCGTGTATGGGTCGTATGTTGTGTGGTTTGAGAATCCGTGTTTCTCTATTGTTTCCGCAGCCCGTTCGTACACATCGTGAGCACCTAGTTCTTTTAAGGTTGGGAACATTATTTTTTTGAGATACCTTTTTTATGACAAAGGTCAGCATATGCGTGATTCGGGCTTTCCCCTATACCGATTGACTGCTTGTACTCTTCGGTGAATAGATCAACGGCATCGCAGTCGTCACCGTAAAAGTAATCAAGCATGGGTTCAGTGAATTCTTCGCATTCGGCGAATGCAAGCCACTTTCCACCCTCATATATCCCCCCATACCTCGCCTCCCTTATGACGACGGGGTAGAGGGTGATAGGTTTTTGAGTCATTTCACTTGATTGGGCATGCACCTGTAGCGCAGTTGTCAAGGTCAAGATCAAGACCTGTTGCCTGACTTAAAGGAACTGATGTGTCCACTTTCTTTACGAGCGCATCGTATTCACTTTGTGTGATTTGCTCATATGGTGGCAACGGGAAGTTGTGGTCGGCATGCAGAAGGAACGAAACCGACTTGACGCCTGTGTCGTAGTTCTTGGACAACCATTCTTTGATTGATTCAAGTTCTTCCTTGCGGTAGTACACGGTCACCGAAACGGCGTTGTCTGCCCATTCGGTTTGCATCTTTTTCACCCATTCAAGTTGCTCTACGGCAGTCATGTTTTCGGCGAGCACAGCGTTTTCTGGTGACTTGCATGGGAACTCAACAACATAGCGTGTGTGGTCTTCCCGTCCGTCAATACCAATGTCCCAAACAACCTTATGTCCTCGTGCTCGCAAGCCCGCTACAAGGGCGTCAGACGCGCCAAAACGCACCCTACGGATGTAGAAAGGAGCAAATGCGGGATGAATGCCCGGAGTGATTCCGGGGAGCAAGGAGAGCGTCCCTGAAGGCTGAACGGTGGTCAACCTTACAGAACGAGGGAAACCTTTTTCCTTTGAATAGTTGACATCAAATTCGTCAAGGTTGCGATATGCCTCATCCAACCAAGAAACCTGTTCCTCTGAAGCCTGTAGAACCCCAGAGACACTTTGTCCTAGGCGCGCATTTTTTGCAACAATCGTGTTTGTTTTTGCGTAAGGATAAGTGAGGCGTGTTATCTGTTTTTGAACCATGTAAAGCAGTTCCGAAAGTTCTTTGAACTGTTCAATACTGCAAATATTCGGCAAAAATATTGTTGAAAGATTGCATGACTCTCCGTCACCCAAACCAATTTCTGCGCAAGGATTAAATCCTTCAATAGTCTTGTCGGCGCGCTCTTCTTTGAGGCGTCCAAACTTCCTTGCGAGACGACGATTCACCAAACCGTATGGTTCACCGCCACCCGTGTAACCCTTCCAGAGTTCTGGCATGATGTGGTCGTAGTAGTCGGCGTAGATGCTGTTGTTTGAGTTTGCTCGGTAACCCGGGATATCGCCCGATGCCCAGTTCTTTGCTCGCAAAAAGAGAACATCATCAGGGTCTCCAATTGCGATCTGTGCTGAGCGTCGTGATGAACCAGAAACCACTACACGACCAATGATGTTGCAAATGTCAAGAACATCAATTGAGCGGAGTTTCTTTCCTTCGCGTGCTTCCATGACTTTGCAAATGTCTGCGATTCCGTCAACTAGTGCACCGGGTCCGCTTGCTGTGCCACCAAATGTCTTGAGTGGTGCACCGAATTCGCGAATAAGGATCGTTGAATAGGAAAAAGATTTGCCTGTATCAAAATACGATTTCAGAACACTGTGCAGGAGTCGTCGCCAACCCTGACGGGAGTCAGGAACAATGATGTCTGCATCGTTTGAACGGTCATGCGTGATTTTCACATTAGGCAAAACTTTTGGCAGATCATGGATTTTTGCCCGCTCAACGGAGAACCCAACACCACCTCCAAGCATGAGGTGGTCAAATAGGAATTCAAAATCCTCTACTTTTTCTATGTTTACGAAATAGCAGTTATTCAGTGAAGCGGCATTGAACTGTTTGATTAACGGTGTTCCAAGTTGCCATAGGGCGCGTCCAGAGAATGATCCACGCAGGTGAAAAACATGGTCAAATAGTTTTTCTGCTTGTTCTTTTGTTAGTGGTGTTCCGATTTCAATTGCGCCATTAACGCATCGTTGTACTGTTTCTAGCCATGTTTCGTTTCGGTTCAATTCTTCAATCCGACGCGAGTATGTGCGCAGGTAGACAACCTCCCCAAGACCGCTGAATCCCCAAGGTGGGGTTTGTGTTTTGTATTGGTCTACGAACTCTTGGGATAACAGCGAAGTCATTAAATCCTCTTTCGGCGCACTAGGCAATATGGGTGGAGAACAATAGTACAGCACCAAGGATTTTCAGTAAAACCCTAATTACGGGTAAGGTTATATTTTCTTGCCTCAGATAACGGTATCACTTGACCGACAGCGAATTTGCGAACTTTGGCAAAAACGCCAGCAGAAATTTCTTCATCAACGAAAAAATCTTCTTCTATTCGGAATGTTTGCTTGTCATCAATTGATTTGAATATACCCAACCCAAACAGTCGTTCAGGAGGTTTGTGTCCTTCGGGCACACAGTTCCCGTTGGGGTCGCCACAGACTATGCAAGGCTCGGAAGTTGCTCGCAGAATTTCTATATCACCAAAAATATACTCAGGCATATGCAATTATACCTCTCCCCATCAAAGGAAAAAGGAGCGCCTTTCGGCGCTCCTTCCCTTCTATGCGAGGGGGCATAGACTGATTGCCCCAAAAGTTAGTTTTTGGGTGCGAACTTGTTTTCCAACTTCATTGCCTTCATTTCTTCTGCAAACAGTTCATCAAACTCTTCGCTATATCGGGTTTGTAGAACAAAAGATGCACGACGCTTTGCTTCATTGCGACGCTTTGCTTCAACTTTGCGCAGTTCGGCGCGACGAGCGCGCTCCTCTGCGGGTAGTGGCTTGCGTCCACGGCTAACCCCAAGTTTCTTTTTCAGTTGCTGATATGTTGTAGCCATATTGGGCTCCTATTTCTGTCTAGTGGTTTATGTCTTCTTGAAAAGAGAGACTAACTAACATGTCGGAGAAAAACAACTTTTTATATAAAAAAACTTAAATATTTATCCCCCGTATTCTCGGGGTTTTGGCAGGTTGCCGAACACCATACATGGGGCTACACTTACGGTATGAGTAATATACCTACAAATACTAAAGAAAGCGAACATATGGAAACATCACTAATAGCCATACCAACCGTCAGGAACCTACAAGAGGCACGAATCCAATGCCTTGAATATGACGCCGTGATCACCGCAGGACCGTTCAAGGACGAAGTGCGTGACTTCAACCACCCCGTACATAAAGTGGTTGAATTCAGGGACACCATATTTGAAAGTAACGGCGGACCGACATTTGACGATGTTGTTGAACTAGTTGAATTCGGCGCTGGCGTCCCAAAACTGTTGGTTCACTGTCATGCAGGAATTTCACGCTCTACGGCTACAGCATGGGGCGTTGCAATAGCAAACGGCTTTGATCCACTTGAAGCATTTTTGACTTTACAAAAAAATCATCCCATTGAAAAAAGTTTCTACCGTGGTGCCCGACGCACTTTTGCGCCAAACACACTGATGGTTAAACATTTGGATAAGTACTTCAATCTTGGTACAACCCTGTCAGAAATACGCGGCAACCATGTAGAAATGGGCTGGTAATTCATGAAAGTTTTTTGGAACGAAACATACACATGTATTCAGCATGATTTTGACACATCACGAAAGTCAAACAATATTGTCAATCTAATCACTTCGGATAATGAAATTGCCGAAAGGGTTCGTTTGCTTAAAGACATACCTGAAATCACAATTGTTGACCCTGAACAAATCACGGACATCTCTGTAACAGATCGTCTTATCAGTAAATGGCTTACCCCGAAATATGTTGAAGCATTAAAGACAAACAACAACCCACACCTAGCGCAAAGCCAAGGTTTCGGGTGGTGCAAAAATACCTACAAGTTTGCCCGCGCGCACACGCACGGGTTAGTGGCATCAGTGGACGAGATAAAGGCAGGATCCAGTAGAAGTGGGAGCCTTTCTTCAGGGCTACACCATGCCTCAAGAGGTAGCGGTGCAGGTTTCTGCACGATCAACGGAATCGCACTGTCAGCAATCTACGCATATCAGCAAGGGTTTGAACCTATCGTCCTTGATTTTGATGCTCACTGTGGTGGTGGAACAATGGACTTTTTGAAAGAATTCAACAAGAACTTTCAAACATCAGTTAAACCCATCAGACACATTGACCTATCAACCAACCATTTTGACGACTACGACATTGCCGAAAGCGAGACATGGGCATCCCTTCATGTTCTCTGCCGTGAAGAAAACTATTTAGATGAAATCCGTAACGCCATGAATTTGGCTGAACCATTCATTACAGATAAGACATTGTTCATATACAACGCAGGCATTGACCCAATAGGATCTCATGGTATTGACGAAAGTGTTATAGCGGAACGAGAGAAAATGGTTTCTAATTTCATTGGTTCAAGTAAGGCTATTTTTGCTTTGGCAGGCGGATATTCGGGCGGTAAAACAACACGAGATGATGTAGCAAAAACACATCTCCGAACTATTTATGGTTGGTCATGGCAGACGAAATAATTCACGGGCTTTACGCCACATATACGAACCTAAAATGCAGGTGCAACCTCTGCAAAAAGGCAGCGGCAGAGTACATGCGTGGGTACAGGAAAACTTCCGTCGGGAAGTCTCAGGCACGATTTCACCAAGTTGTTGCCAATAAGCGCTCACAGATTGCCATCAAATGGATTAAAGATAACCATCCAGAACAATGGGATAAGATATGTTCACGAGCGCTAAAAATCGTTGAAAAACAAGAGAACGGAGAATGACATGCCTTACGGTGGAGACAATATTGAAAGCCGATTTGAAGATTTTGTTGAAGAAACAAACCAAAAAATTAAAGAACTTGAAACAATGATTCGCTTGCTTCAGGATGAATTAAATACAGCAAAAAGGGAAACAGCAAAGGTCAATATCACCAATCAGGACATAAAAAATTCACTTGGTTCCACAATCAAAACCGTAAGCGATATTGTCGGCAAAAGGTTTAAGTGAGTTGTGGTGCTTTCCACTCAAAATAAACTAACATATGTAAATGCTTGAGAAAACGAATTTAGCGGAGCAAGAGTTCAATCATCTCGTTGACGACGAGTTGGAAAGATTGCGCCGAGAGTTGGAAAAGTTGAAAAAGCAAATTGAATATCTTCAAAGCGATTTGAGATACCTAGAACTTCAAAACACAAAAAATCTTTAATTACTTTTTCTTATTTCTGATTTCGTCGTTTGGACTGAATCCCTCAAGCATGCCTTTCATGTAAGCATATTGCTCCTGTGGAGTCATATCCCAATAGGTTTTTTCAACCTTTTTAAACTTGCGAATCATTTTGTCTGTTAGTTTAGCCATTTTAATTTCCCTCTTTTCTTCCTGTAACAATTATACGGAACGACTTTAAAGAAGTCAACTGTTCTGATAAAGATTTTTCGTTTGCCTTGTAGGTTTTGCTTATCTGCGGAGGCTCAATTGAGTCATATATCTTGGCAAGGTCGGCGAATACGGAGACATCTATCGTTTCGGCTCCGTCCCCACCAGAGTCAATGGTTGTTCCAGTCCAGTCACCTGTAGCGAGTGCTATTTGAATTTGGTCTAGGTCTGCGACTGCTATCTGGTTTTCAGCCTTACCTCTTGCTGGCGCTTTAGCCATGTTTTCTGGTGTGTTGTCGTAGATATCAACAACATCAAGATAGAAGTCTTCTCCGTCAAGCCATCCGCCAATTCCGACTTCTCGTGCGCCTTCCTTCGGATTCAGAAATACTTCCTTACCATGAAATGCAAGCCAAGCCATTGTCGTTTTGATTGCCGAATCTTTGGGTTCGCCATTCTCATCAAAAACATCGGATTTTTTAAGTTTTACACCGTGTTTATTTCTTCCGATTGATATTCCAGTTCTAACATCGTCTGCAACAAGTTTGTCTACAGTGAATCCACCGTCACGACCTTTTTCAAGGATTGCTTTGATTCTTTTCTTTCTCTCTGGATCTGCTTTAACAAAAGACATTGTACGCTTTTTTGTTGTTCTACGAACCATTTCGGCAGCCACTGGAAGAGGGACATTGTCTTCATCGCCGAGGGTAAACATTCCATCGCCATCTCCGTCTTTGGGCACTTTGTCGGAGGAGAAACCACCAATTGGTTGACCAAGTATTTTGTACAAAAGTTCGCTCATTGGTTATTTTGCTTTTACGATTCCGTCGGGGATGACAGCAAATCGGCATTTTCCTTCAGGGTTAACAGGTAACGAGATGATCTTGCATGAAGAACCACCTTCGTATAGAACACAATTGGAGCATTTTACGCCTATCTGCGCGACTTCGTTTTGTGAAGGATCGTCGTATCCCGCCCAAACTCCTGTGTAATCTTGATTAAATTTTCCATATTTTTGAGTAATTTGAATGAGGGAATCAGCCAGCGCTCGCTCTTCGGGGTGAAGGTTTGGCATTTTTGGTTTAGATATCGCAATCATTCTTACAGGGATTTGCGACATCAGCATTTCTATAATTGATTTTTCTTTTTCCATGTTATTTTGTTTCCTTTTTGAACTCTGCCCAAGTTTTATCCCCAACGCCATAATACTCTCTGGCGTTTCCTGACTGGATCATGTCAATATTTAGGCACGCTGTTTGAGGGTCTTCAATTTTGTCTGATGAGTAAATTCTTGCCAGAACACGACCATATTTGTCGTTCTTGTCGGGAATCGTGTTAACGAAAACCCATTTGTGGTTAGTCATCCAATCTTCAACAAACTTTTTTGCTTTTAGACCTAACTCTTTTTCTTTAAGATCTTTTGTTCGTGATTCAGGTGTGTTGACTCCATATAAACGAACACGGATTTTGTGATGCACGCTGAAACCTAAATCAACCATCAGGTCTACCGTGTCACCGTCAACTACTTTCAGGATTGTTGCACCATACCAAAATCTTTCCACGGCTAATCCTTGTCCTTAGAGTTCTTATATCGTTCAAGCATTCGTTTGCCTTTAGCGGCTAATTCCCTAGCATCATCCGCATTCTGTGGAACTGGTTCACCCCAAGCCGCCGCTGAAAGAGCAAGCCGAGTTGGGCGACCCTTTTCATCTTTCATAGGACCAGAAGGATTGGTGAAGAACCGTGTAAGAAATGATCCCTTACGACGCATCTTTTCTGGTGTGTCAGCAGGACCCTTGACACCCGGCTTCAAATTGGATCCATCTGTTCTGTTGAAATGCGCACGACCCGCTGCGGTTAAACCACCTTTAGGGTCTCTCAGTGGTTTGGCAGATTTCTCTTTGACGATCGGACCACCAGCAACCCACGCACGGCAAGTCCTTTTTGATGCACATTTGAAATCAAATGCTTCGCAATATCCAAGTTCGCCAGCGCTATCAATTGCTTCCCACTCATCCTGACGATCCCCGCCAGTTACACCTTTATTGATGCAGTCTTTCATTGAGGGTGTTTGAATGAAAAGTGAACAGTTACCGCACAATTGTTTTTTAGCGGAAGCATTATCAACGTCCCACTCTTTTGCTAACTTCCCCCAATACTCTGTGTTTGGTTCAGAAGGGTTGAGCGGACCATACATTGCTGTCTTTATCGCTTTTCCTCTGTTGGCAAGGTTTACGGCAATGTCCTGTGTGGCTTTAGGGCAAGATTCTTCTGCCTTGACACGGATAGAAATCGGTTGACCGTTGATTAAATCGGTAAATTTCATAGTTCCTTATTATCCCACAAAAAGCAAAAACCCCGCCCCAACCTTTCGGCTAGAGCGGGGTTTTTGTTAATTACTTAATGATTAGGCTGATGGAGCCGCATCAAAACTTACCTTCACGAACGACTCTGGTCGCTTCACAGCGAGAGCGAGGCGTTGCTCGGCAAGGATCACAATTGCGTTACGCACGAAGAAGTCTGCGTGCTGTTCGCTAATGCGGATGCTTGGTGATTCACGGTCGTAGATTTGTGCTCCCGTACCGAATGCACCGATAAGTGCTGTACCTTCAGCAATTGCAGGGGTGTCCACAACTGGGATCCTCCACAACTTCTGCTCGCCACCCATTGCAACAGAGACTGCTACGACATAAGCGCCGTTGCCGTCCTTGCTGAGTTCAATGTCTTCCCAATCGTTCGGGTTAAGAACGATACCCGATGGCTCGTAGTAAGCCAAGAAGGAAAGGGTTGCGGCACGACGGATTGCGTCAGCCTTGGTGTCGCTCATACCAGCAGTTGCTGAGTACACGCCATCCGACCAGTTGTAGGTCTGTACGCCTGAGGTATTCAAGATACCTGTCAGGTTTTCGCCAGTTCCCGAACCGTTAAGGATTTGTGCATCTTCCTGCAAGCGGAGACCGTACATCAACTCGTTGTCAATGATTGAGCGCAGTTGTGGCTCATCAGCAAGAACATTGCGGTGTGCGGCTTCCCAGTGAGCCAAGGTGCGAACAGGAGCCTGCTCACCAACGAAGGTGAAAGACGACTGTGGCTTGGCACCGAATGCGGAACCCGAACGCTCAGCAACTGCTGCTGCGTTGTTGGTGAATCCCGTCATGCGGAAGTATTCAATGATCGCAGCAGTTGTGGTGCGACTTGGGAACAAGTCACGAACACGCTTGGTGCGCATTGGAGGGATGACGATTGCATCGCGTTGAATGGTTCCAAACGAGCCAGGTGTACCAGTTGGGAGTGCCGAGTACAAGTCCTTCTGACTGTACACTTCGCTACCCGACTTGTATGGTGCTGGCATGTTTGCTGAACCGCTAGCCAAAAGGGACTTGAACTCTGCTGAAGCAAGGAATGCTTCACCGATGCTCTTGCGACCCATTGACTGAACTACTTGCTGGATTTCCTGTGAAGCGTAAGCAGAAGCCTGTGCTACTGAATCCTGTGGCTCTGAAGCCCACTTGTCAGCATCACGCATTGACTCAAGGCTCTCAACGAGCGACTTGATCTCGCGGATATCTGCCATGTTCTTGTCAAACGCGGTCTTTTGTTCTGCGGATACGACTACGGTGCCGTCTTCAATTTTGAAGTTGTCGGCGATTGTCTTGTTTTCTGCCATCTTGGCGCGCATTGCACCTTGAAGTTCAGTTAAACGGCTGTTGTCAAATGACATGTTTTTCACTCCTAGTGAATTGGATTTGGTTGGTGATTACTTATGTTTCTTTATTGCAGACTTCGGTAAGCACCTAGTCCAGTTACTATTACTGTAATACGAGAATAACATCAAAGTAGTATTAGAAATGCAACCCCATATTTAACACTTGGCTATTTTGAACGGTATCTTTTAACCGCCTGTGGACAGCATCCGCCAGCGTATTTAATACCGTATTCCCCTTCATCAAAACCAGCCCATTTTTTGGCTGTTTTACGGTTTTTCCATGGGTGGTCAATAGGCAAAAGATCATTATCTTCCGAATATTTTACATCTTTGGGTTTTTCCGAGTTCAGCAAAGACAGGAACTTTGAGACCCGCTTATTCGCTTCTTCCCGACCGCCGTCAGCAAAACCTCTAACGAACACAACCTTAAGGTCGCGAAGGTTGGTTTTGGCAGAAGTTTTTGCTTTAGCATTATTTTTGCGCACCATAACAGCGAGATTATTGATGTCTGTGCTTGTCACGGTTGGAGGCTTTTTCTTTGGCTTGGGTACACCTTTGTAAAAAAATATTCCGTCGTCCAGTACATCTTTTTGCGATCTTTTAGCCCCACGCGCAAGCATCACATCTCTCACATTTAGTTCCTCTGGAGTAACTACGTAAGGAAGTTTCTCTGCGCGACCTACTTCGTTAATGTGTTGTTGTACTTCCTTGGGTGAAAGTTTATATTTGCGCGATGCGCGAAGGTATGCGAATTTTTGAATTCTGCGCATTTTTTTGGCGTATTCCTTGTCATCTTTGCTGAGACCTGAAGTTTTTACGATCTCATCAATTGATGATTTCCAATAATTCTTGACATCTTTTGCCTTGTCGTAATCTATTCGTGTTACAGAACGAGGTGCATTCGCTTCACGAGATGGGCTCTTGGGTGCATTTTGCCTTCTTCTCCGAACCATTTCTGCTTGATGTTCAGCAAAACTAAGGCGCTGTTTCTTCGGCTTGTTTGCTTTTGGTTTTGGCACTTTTGCTACAGGAATATTATCTTCGCCATCTGCACCCGTAGCGAAACCATCTCCGTCTCCGTCTTCAAGAGCACCCATCCCACCGATCGGTTTGAACATTCTTCTATAACCACTGATTGAACGACCAAGCGCTTTTTCGTCCATTTCTGACTTCTTCTTAAACCCTGAACCTTGGCGTCGCGGATTATTTATCGGACTGTTATCCCCGCGGATACCTGTGACACGGTTGTAATCAGAAACATTTGTACAAGGAAGCCAAACAAGTTTTCCATCGCGTGCCGTGTAACGGCGAATACCTATACATCCAAGGTTGCGTGCACGAATACGGGCAGACTCGGGGTCACTGAAAGTATCAGGATCTGTGGAACGGCTAACAAAGTTAACGAAACCCTTTTCTTCTACAGGTTTCTCTAAAGTCTGCTTTTTATTCATGCCTTTGATGTACTCAGCAGGATTTTGATTTTTCACTATTGTAAAGTAATAAAAATCAGCCTTCTCATCAGGCGACAAGGTTTGTACGAGAATGGCTAATTCTCTTGATTCGGTAGGTGTCATATGGTTTCCACAAATCCTTCTTCAACGGCGAGCATTGACCTATCCCATACAACAAAAAAATTGTCTTTAGTTAGAGCAGCCCTATGACCCTTAGCCGCGAAGAGACGACCAATATCGTCGTCTCCACCGAACTCACTTTTTCTACCGCTGTATCTCGCCTCAATCATTTCATCAAATTCTGATCTCTCTGTAACGGTGTTCGGGGGAATTGCCACCCTCATCACCGTTCCTTGCATCGCATTATTAATATAGGCGTATTGTCTAGCGGTTCTAAGGTCATCCGTAAAATAGATTCCATTAGCCTGATGACCCATACCCGCCCAGTAGTCACCTTCCATAAACTGTTTTGCCAACTGTTCAGATGTTGACAATCTATTATCAGGGGTGCCAGGTAAATCGGCGTTAAAAACATCCTTAATGCCTCGGTAAGCAATCGTCCAACCCTCTTGTTCCAACTGTTTCATTTTTTCAGACGAGACAACTTTTGGCTTGCCCGTAAAACCCTGTTTTTCCGCAATTATTTCAAGTTGGACATCTCCATATTGCTTTCCAGCAAGTTTGTATTCATTCGTTCGCTTTTTTATTTCTTTGTCGCCCTCTGATCTAACTTCAATAAAACCCCTATAGTTTCCAAAGTAAACTTTCAAATCGTCCGTAATGTCCTTGGCTCGCTTAAGTATTTTTTTAGTAGGGGCAGGAATATTGTCTTCTCCGTCAGGACCAGTAGTGAACCCGTCGCTATCGCCGTCAAACTCTGCTACACCACCAATAGGGCGACCTAAAGACTTGCCAGAAAACGAGCCAGTTACAAGCCCACCACCCGGCAAGGTTGCGATGCCAGTAATAGGTTTCTCGTCAAGGTTCTCCCAACCCCGTTTAGGTGCCTTGTGGTTGCAAACCGCATAATACTTTTTCCCTGCAAGCAGAACAGTTCGTACACCACCACAACCACGAGCCTTAGAAATAGCAACAGCATCAGCACGATTCTCATAATATGCATCAGACTTTGTTTCTAAACGCTTGGTGCGTTGAACCATTTTCGGCAAAGGTTTTTTATTATTTGAAGCACGAACTTTTAAATACTCTTCTTTACCCTTTTTGATTCCCTCATATTCTTCGTGTGAGGCGCAAGGCATCCAACCAGCATCGGTCTCATGGGCTCCCTGACATCCAAGCATGCGGGCAACACGAAGCGCCTGATCCCTAGTGGTTTTATTCTTTTCGTCTTCAGACATTATTGTTTTTCTTTTTTAGATACTTTTTCAACCTCTGAAGCATATTCCATAGACATCGCGTACTGATCAAATAGTTCATCTATTTTGTCTGCATTCTCTTTGTTCATCAGATACGAGACCATTGACTCAAGGTCACCATCTTTGCCATTTTCATTTGCATACCCGTAGGCAATGGCAATAATTTTAGAACGTGTCTCAGGGTTCTTTACTGTCGTTAGCAGTTGATTTTTGATTGAGTTTTTTTGTTCTGTTGTAAGTTTCATTACGCCAACCTCGGTGGTTCCACCCGTATTCTAGGGCGAGCAATTTTTGGTTTCTTAGGGAGTTTCTGACCAATTTTTTGTTCAGCAAAAGATAGCGTTCCACCACCAAATCCAAGATTTGCTTTAAACCATTGTTTCACATATTCCATTTTTTCCCTGTCGCCAGTAGGATCATCCAAAGCAAAGATTATGTCTTGATGCTGATACTGCTTACCACCTCGCGCCTGTGCGAGAATTGATTTAATTCTCGCATATTCTGCGTCATTGTTTATCAATCCGCCAGCACCAAAATCCTCATAAAATTTGAGAGGTGACTGAAGCACCTGTAGGTCTCTGTCTGCCAAGCCATAGTTTCTTTTGAATCCAACACGAGCCCAAACATATTGTCCATCATCGGCTGCGTTCACCATCGCCTTTGTGACACCTATTTGCTTCAGGTAAAGAAACGCGTGCTGGTTATAAATTGTTTGAATATCAGCGCCTCTATCTATTTTGCTTGTCACAAACATTGAATTTTGGCTTACCGTACCCTGCGATACGCTTACACTCCGAGACGATTTAGCGATTGCTGCTCTTATAACTTCACCGTTTGCGTTGATCTCGTCAAACGTAACCGAAATCTGAAACCCATTTTGAGGAGACACTGTTGCGGTAGCACGGTAAAGTTTCCCGTTCTTGCCTTCAATTCTTTGGTGGGAATAAGCCTGTTTCAAGTACTCTGCCTTTTGCGGAGCAGTGAGTCTTCCCCATTTTACGGGTGTCATGTCTTCATATGGTGCACCACCGTTTGGGTGCCGTTGCTTAAGATACTTAGCAAGTTTCCCTTGACGACGTTCAATCGCCTCGTTCACCTGATCATTGATCTTCTTCGCTACATCTTCTGGAAGCGGTCTAGGAATATTTGTTGCATCTGGATTGAAAACAAAACCTTGTTTCCTTCTTTCTGATGCTTTCCGTATTTCTGGTCCTAATGCTTCTATCAACTGAAGATGACCTTCATATTTGCCAATATCAGACTGTAATTGAGCAATTTTTTTCATTGTCTCAACACGGTTGAATTCTTTTGCTTCTGGAGTATTTCCAATAGGTGAACGCATAAGTCTGAATTCTGCGCTTAGTTGTGTTTCTAATTCGGTAAGTTTGGTTCGCACACCCGCGACACCACCTTGTGGTCTTACGTATCCGATATATTTTCTTTTTGCCTCGGTGACTAAAGCCGATACATCGGCATCGGGGTTTGCTCGGAGCAAATCAGCAACTCTTGAAAGTTCTTTTTGAAAGTTCCGCACCGCTAGTTGGCGACCTTCATTTTGGTTGAACAATGCTTGATCGGCTAGTAATCCAAGTTGTCCCAAAAGTTTTGGATCTTGCATTTGAAGCAATACTTCTTCAATCAGATCTTCATTTTCTTTTTTGAATTTGGCTGCTTCCATCTTTGGTGGAACATGCTTCAGTTCGTCTGGAACATCTCGGATATCGCGTGGCGATGGGGTGTCAACACTATTAGCGATCGGAGCGTCAACTGGAGGTTCTCCAGTACGGTTGGCGTCATAGATTTCCTGCCATGCGTCCCTGTAGTCTTTAATATATGTTTTAATGCGGGCAATATTTATTTCCTCGTCTTGCCTTCGTTCAATGAAGTCATTGTCAGAAAGTTCACCTCTAGCAATCGCTTGCTCTATACGCGCTATCCTTGCATCCGCTGCAACTATTTTTTGTGCGGCTTCAACCAATTTCTGTCCGCGTCCAGCGCCAATGGGTGGGAAGTTGGCGGGGTCATTGATGATCATTATCCTGTCATTTGGCATGACATCATTTAAAACATAACCTTCAAAGTCTCTATCGTTAAGAACTTCATTCAGGTTAACCCTTTGTCCTGCACCACGCGCTCTATCCGCTCTGGCTTGGCGCATTCTTTCCGAGTTGGCAGCGTTGTCACTGTTGCCGGGTTGTGGGCGAGCGGGAGATGCCTCTGGTTTTGGTTTTCTGCGTTTAGGTCCTGCTACGGCACGACGCTCTTCCGATTCGGCATCAAGTAGTGCACCAATATCGTTCCTGTCGGGGTTTGCCCTAGGGCGACGAGGTTTAACTACTTTTGGCTCAACAACTGAGCGTGGAGGCTGAAGACGCCTTACCTCTTCTTCCAACTTAACTATTTTTTCTCGTTGACGCCTGATTGCTTGTGGCGCCGCACTATTCTGTCGCATCATCTGCAACATGTCTCGTGCTTCGTTAAGATCACGCTCTGCTACTGCGAGCGGATCGGTCTCATTTGCTCGGCGTGTTGGTGCTTTAGGTTTCTTTGTTGCTTCAACTACGGCACGACGGCGACGGCGAGCAGGCGCTTCACCAGTTCTTGGTGCACCCGGCTGTTCAATTTCGCGTTGCATTCTTCTTTGTTCTGATTCACGAAGATTTCCTTCACCTCGTGGTCTTGCAGGTTGACGTCTGCGAGCAGGGCGTGCAGGAGCATTGCGTCGTCTTAGTTCCGCCATTACTCGTTTGTAATCGTCGCTGTCTCTTCCGCCAGTAGCGTTCTCTAATTCGTCGCGCATTTCCTCTAAAACCTCTAGAGGTTCTGCGGCGAGAAGATTTGCTTCGTCACGGGCAGGGCGAGCGGGTGCTTGTCGTCTGCGTTGCGGACGAGGTGCAGGTGTTAACTCTCTAGGTGCTTCAGGTGTGTCAACCGACGGTGGTCGTGCAACAACAGTTCGCCTACGAGCGCCACGAGGACTAGGGGCATTCCCGCCATCCAGTCGCTCAGCAATACCACGTAAACCTTGCTCAAGACGACCAGCACCACCGCCTTGGGGGTTAAGTCTTGCAAGTATTCGGCGTTCACGACGAGCAATACGACGACCACGGCGAGCATCATCAACATTTTCCAACCGTTGACCAATATCTGATATTTGATTAGCGATGCGTCGTGCGACCCCCCAACCGCAAGACCGACCAAAACGATCTGTTATCTGTCCACCATACCGTGTCCCCGTTGGACAGCGCCAGCCTCCACGACGGTTAGTGCCGGGGATAGAAAGACTCGGATCCCACATGGCGCGAACAGCCTTGACTTCATAAGCAATAGTTGACGTGTTCCGTTCGCTAAGAAAAGATTTTGCCTTAAAGTCGGCGATATTCTGAAGCATGGTTTAAGCCTTAAAACTTTTTTTATTTGGAAGAGACTTAATTTGATTTTTATACATTTCTTCAGTTACTTGCCCATCAGAACTGTATTGTGCGGACATTGAATTAAGACGGTAAAGAATATATTCCATTCCGCTTCCCTCCAAAGGGATCTCGTTTCGTGCCGACGATTCTGAAAGAATTTCAATAAGTTGATCAACAAGTTCTTTATCGGAAGCGTGTATTTCTACAAGTCCATCAATATTTTTTCCAGCGCAAGACCCATTTACCTTGTTTGTAAATGGATCCATGAATTGACCTATAAAAAACTCTCTCATGATCACCTTTGGTTACTTGGAATTATGTTGACTATCTCATTTTCGGCGTTGCGAAGGTTTGCAAGACTTCGTACCATGCCATCATAAAGTGCTCCTGCTCGGGCTTTATTTGAGTCAGTCTTACTTACTTTTTGCAATGCGTCTGTTATGAATTGTTCACGACCGACAGCAAGTGTTTTTTCTGTTTGCACAACAACCTGTCTGTACACTTCTTGAATTCGCGCATAAGTTTCACGCCTTTGCGCGGCTGACATAGCGGGTAGTGCGGTGCGCATAGTGGCAAGAATGTCCGTGTCCATACGAAAACCCCGTTGGTAACGATCAAATAGTCCTCCGTGATCCCTTCCAGCCCAACCCAAGTCCATCGGAACGACATGCGCTAATTTCTTGCCGTCTGGTAATTCCACTACACGACCCATACCGTTGCCTCCGTGGCGGTCGCTAACACCAAGAATATAGTTGGCTAGAACATTAGACAATCTTTCAGGAAGACCTTTATCTGGAAGGGCATTCAGGGCTCCTTTGTTGAAATCGTAGCCACCAGCAGCACCGCCGATTACTGCTCCTTCAGGCACGTCGTTGTGTGCCAGAGGGATCATGATGTAGGGGGTTCCTTTTCGGACTGTTCCAAGAGGCTTTCGTACATCTGCTTCAAGTTTACCGTCTTGAATTGCTCCGTCTTCCAAGATCCCTACAGCAGCCAAGTAGTTCCATCCAATGAGTTCGCCGACATTGTCGGCAGGTTTTGCAGCCTTGAAAACCCATCCCTGATTAGTTGGATTTCCATTTTCATCACGCAAAAAGTAAATTTTAGTTACACCTACAGCGCCACCGTTGGGTTGTACTTTTTTGAAACGCTTATTCGTGTCTCGTGGATCTGATGAAGCGTTTGCTTCTATGGCAATGTGCATGAATTTTGCTGGAACCTTTTGTATGTCTCCACCATTTTTTATATGGTCAATCGCTTTTTGTTCCGTGTTAATTGTTCGGTCTTCTTCTGAAACAAATTTTCCAATTGGAGAATTCCGTCTATCTATCTTTAATTTGCCATGCGCATTTTTGCTTCTAGCAAATTTTCGGAAAGGAGATTTTTTTTGCTGTTTTGCTTGTTGCGCTTGCGGTGATGGTGGTGTCCTTGGCGTTGGTGGTTCAGGTGGTTCGCTATTTCCGTTGCTTAGATCCAAAAACTGTTGACTAAAATCGCGTAAGTAACGATTCAGTGACGCTTGACCCTGTGGACCTCGGTACTCTTGTTCTAGCGCGTCACCATCAACGATATTTCTGGCTAGGAAACCACGAAATTTTCCGCTTTCTTGTGGGAGTAATTCAATTTCCCAGTTTCCTTTTTTCCATCTAGTTGAACCATCAGGTTGGTTAATAGCGTCCCAACCTTCTCCACCAAAATCGGGCATTCTTACATTTGCCCGTGCCGGTGCGCCTCCGTCCCCAGGTGTGACAAAACCGCGACCATCTGGTGAGCGTCGCGGTTGGCGTGCAGGGCGTGCAGGGCGTGCAGGTGCTGGCTCGGGAATATCATTCGCTTGTGGTTTGCGTGATGCGCTACGACCAGCACCCTGTGCTGTTGCTTGCCGACGGCGACGACGGCTATTTTGTGGGCGACGATTACGAGGCGCTGGTGGTTCAAAATCTATTGGTGCTGAACGACCGTGTGCATCTTTCCAAGCATCGCGAAGATTATTTTTGTTGATCTCGTACCATTCACGGCGAGTCAACATTCCTGCGTTCCCGCCACCTTCGCGAATTTCTCGTACTCGTTTAGCGTATTCACCATATTTTCGTAATACATACGGTTTGAAATCTTCTGTTTCACCAGCGTCGGAAGCATCTCTTGCGGTGAGAACATCAACATTTGCTGGTTGTGGTGCAACGCGCGGGCGTGCCTGTGGTCGTGCCTGTGGGCGTCGTTGTCCTGCTGGTGCTGGTCGGCGTGCAGGACGAGGTGTTGGTGCGGGTGTAGGCGCTGTTTCTGGTATTGCGTCACGACGACGGTTTCTCGGCACTCGTGCTGGTGCCTCAACTTCAGGTGTTTCGTCGTTGCGTCGTCCACCTCTATTGACTCTTCGGTTAATAGCACCCGCTAAACCTTCATTGTTTACCCTGTCCAACAAATTCCCTCGCCGTGGGGACTCACCTCCCTCAAGGCGATCAGCGATATTCCGCAGACCGCCTTCAACCCGACCAGTTTCCGCAACTCCGCCAAGCCTTCTCATCATTCGTGCGTTACGGCGATCAAGACGACGCTTCCGTTTGTCATCATCTCGTTGTTCTAAGCGTTCGCCAATGTCAGCAATTTGGTTTGCAATTCGTCGCGCAACTCCCCATCCGCACGAACGACCAAAACGATCTGTTATCTGTCCGCCGTATCTTGTGCCTACAGGGCATCGGAAACCGCCACGGCGGTTAGTGCCGGGGATGGAGAGGCTTGGATCCCAAACTGCACGAACACCTTTGATTTCAAAATGCGCTGACGAACGAGTTTGGTCAGAAATAAAAGAAGATGCTTTAAAAGTCAAAACATTTTTGAACTCTTCGTTAGAAAACTCAGAAAGCAAAACTTCAGAAATAGATAAAACTGGCAGGTTTTTGAATTCCATCGGCTCACTTTGAATATGTGCAAGTGAAGCAACTTTTTTCTGAACTGCTGTTCCTGATGGGCTCGGACCTTCAATTATTTTGGATGCATCCATTGACTGAACTAGTTCAGGCTTAGTGATTGGGGTGTCGGCGTATTCTTCGCGGAGTATCCCAACAAGTTCCTTTGCATCTTCCGTCATCGGTTTGAATGTGGATCCCTTGGGGGTCGTTGAAACAACCATAAATGGTGTGTTGTCACGGTTCTTGATAATGAAAACTAGGTTCATTGTTTACTTTCCACATTTGTGAAGGCATTGAGCAAGCCCTGTAAGTCTTGCGTCGCAATATCGCTACTGTAAAATGGTATCACTAACGGCAGATATCAAAATTATGACACTGTAAACATATTATTTATTTGTCTAATTTTTTGTGCCCTAATTGAATAAGAAAATTATCAATTTTCTCTTTGCTTGAACCCTCGTATTTTAATATTTCTGCATTGAGGTAAGAGTACCCATGCAACATGTTTTCAAGAGTCGCCATCTTGGGGGAATTCTTCTTCATAGTTAGGAAATGCTCATTATCTCGTTTGTCGTTATCGCGATTTTTTGAGTAATAAGTGATAATCCCCTTATCGTCTTCCACCAAAACAATTGGGGAAGCCTGAACCAGTGGATCCTTAGAGGTGATGATTGCCGCTCTCATGATATTTACAATCCTAATAGCAAGTCGGCGATCCTTGATGGATCAACATCGGTCAAATATTTCATTTTCTTTTGTGGTCTTTCGCCAATTCTGACAACAGCCTGATCTCCAGCCCTTGGATTCGGTGTTCCATCTCCGCCTGTTTTTAGAACATCATTAACCATATTCAAATATGGGTTTTTTCTTTCGGCTTCGCGAATAGATTTCTGCACATCGGCAACCGCGGCTATTACCTCACGCCTACTCAGTCTCCCCTGTCTAACCTGTTCGCGAAGAGTTGAAAGCATGTCGTTTCGTCCACCACCGTAACTATCTCGTAGCCACCCTACAAAACCAGCGTCGTCGCCATCAAATGCTTCAAATGCTCTACCTCCCCAGTTGACATCAAAACCAAGAGATGGGTCAATTGGAACAAATCGGAGTTTCCCGTTCGCGTCTGGCGCAACAAAAAAGTTACCACCGTGACGATCTCTATTAACAATTACAAAGTCCATTAATGTCGCACGAACACGATCAGACGGCTTTATGTCGCCCATATTCGCAACGTCTCTTCCCAATCGCAGTCTTCCTTCAACATAGTTTCCTGCGTGTTCGTAAACTATTGCGCGACCACCGCTATGTGGTACACCATTCCCGCCTTTTTGTTTGCCGTCTAGTCGCAAACCACCAACGGGCATGCCGAAACGACCTGCGAGATTATTGCCGACCATTTCGTGAATATCTTCGTTTTCCGCCTGTGCACCAGCCTGATATTTAAGGAAATACTGTTTCCCTGTTACGGAATCCGTAAACATGTGCATGTTGTCAGGGATCATTCCGTTAACTCCACCACCAGCATCCTGTTTGCTGAATCTATTCGTCGCACCATGTAACGCTTCTCCCAAGAATTCGTCTGGTACGTCGGCTAAATCTCCACCTTGTTCTAGGTGAGCGATTGCTTGTCCCTTGGTGTCAATTCCTTTATTTCCCACAGGAACGCTTTTCACGTCAGGGAGACCATCTTCTCCTTTGGAATTTAGTTTCTCTGGTGCGTGATCTTGCTTCGCTGAAGGTGGAGAAACATCCCAACCTCCTTCGGGCTCTGGTATTTCCGCTGGTCTATCAGGTGGGCGGACTGGAGGTTGTACTCGTGGGGCATTAGGGGCTTCAACATTGTTGTTGGCAACAACAGGAGGTCTTTGCCTGAAGGCAATATCCGCCTCAATTTCAACAGCCCTTAATTCAGCAGCGGCAACATTCTCTTTAATTTTTTCTTTTTGCGCCCATGATCGCAATAAATTCTCTCGGGCTTCATCTCTTTCTCTTTGATTTCCGTTTTTCTTAGAACGCCAGTCGTCGTATGCTTTATCAAAACCAGTTTGTGCCTGTTTCAAAAGGTCTTGATATTCATTTTTTTTGCCTAAAACTTGTTCCCTTGACAGGTTGCGCAAATTGTTGTAGGCGTTTGGCTTGTATCTTGCAACTTCATCTTTGACTATTTTGACCAAATCTTTATCTCCCGGCTGGTCAAACTCTGCATCTGGGTTTATGTCTCTTGCAGGAATCGGTGGTGGACCTGCTGGTCGTGCGGGTGCTTTTGGTGCGGGCGCTGGCGGTGCAGGCTGTGGCGCTCCTGCCTGTTGTGCAAATATTTGTTGGTTAACAAAATTGCCACGAGCATTACGCTTATTGTTGTCACCGTAATAGCGACCGAACCTTCTTTCTAGTTCGGCTCTCTCTTCACCTTCAGGGAAATCTGGTTTACGCCAATACGCATCTTCGGGTAGCCCGCGAAGATCACCGAAACGGTTACGAACATTGCGAATAGAAGCAGCGTCTGGAACGCTTCCACCCAACTCGTCTGCTGTTGGATTCCATGCGGGTGGATCAGGAATTGGTGTTGATGGTTTCTGTTGTTCTGGCGGTTTTGGTGCAGGTTTTCTGCGTGGCACCTTCGTCGGTTCGGGTTTAGCACTGTCAACAAAATCTGCTTCAGGCTTTCTTCTTGCTGTTCGTTTCGCGCCCTGTTGTGCTGCGGCTCGTCGTCGGCGTCGTGGAGCATTCGGTCTTGGTGGTTCACCTGTACGCGGTGCGCCGGGTTCAACTAATTCTCGTTCCATTCTTCGTGCTTCAGATTCGCGAAGGTTCCCTTGTCGGCGAGGTGCTTTTTTACCTCTACGATTCAGTTCCGCGTTAACTTTGTCTAGACGTTGCCGTGCGGTAGATCTTTGAACACTGACAGGGAGCATACCGATTCTTCCGTCATCACGAGGTTTGTCCACTGCGTCTCGCAGAATGTCAACTGCTCGTTGTGCGTCTTGATACTGTTTTTCTAGATCTTCATCACTCATAGTGCGAAGGTTCTCTACATATGGATCTTTGTCATCTCGTCTCGGAAGTGCGGGAATATCGCGAGTTGGCATTACTGGACGGGCTGGAGGTTGCGCAGGGATTCTTGGGCGTGCTGTTGGTCGTGCCTGTTGCGGAGCCTGTCCACCCTCAAGTGCTTCTGCAATATTTCTTGCACCACGCTCAAGAAAACCTGGCTTGTTCTGACGAGCCAACATTCGTTGTACACGAGCATTGCGTCTTGCCAAACGGTCGTTTCGTTTGCGGTCATCAATGTTTTCTAAACGCTCACCGATATCTGCGATTTGGTTTGCAATACGACGTGCAACACCCCATCCGCATGAGCGACCAAATCTGTCGGTTATCTGTCCACCGTAACGGGTGCCAACCGGGCATCGCCATCCTCCGCGACGATTCGTTCCGGGGATAGAAAGACTCGGATCCCAAATCGCTCTAACGCCTTTTACTTCATAACTGAAAGTACTGGATGTTTGTTCAGAGAGGAAAGTAAGAGCCTTAAAATTTACTTCGTTTTTGAGCATTTACGATTTCTTTCGCTCTTTCGCGAGGTCGGGTTTGATGAATGTTTCGTAAAGCCAGCGCGGAGCCTTTCGCTTGACACCATCAGTACCAGTGTATTCAACAAGTTGAAGTGCATCTGGAATCTCACCACTGTCAACATTGAATTTGAATGCGCCTTCTGACGCGTTAGCAAAATCTTCAATATTTTTTATGATGTTGTCTTTGTTGCTTGACTCGGCAAGAGAGTTAATCATTCGCGGAAACTTTCGCTTCTCACCGATAGTGAAAGGACGTGATCGTTCAATACTGATGCTCACACCGTTGGGCGCAACGAAAGCAATTTTACTCATTGAAGGACCACCCAATAGCGCTAGGTCATCAGCACCTATGTCAGATGGAAGTTGAACTGCGCGAACCATTGCACCGTCAACCATGTCAGGGTTCTCACTGAAGGAACGCAAAACCGATGATGGAACTACAGGGCGAAGAACCACTCCATCTCTGCGGATCATTCGTCCTTCGCCTCGTGGAGCACCCTTCAAAAGACTCACCGCATCCGACACAGACTTGCCGAACCTATCTTTTTGGAAAGCACCTGTTCTTGGTATTTGCGCCATGCGTTGAATCTGTATGGTGCGCGTATTGCTTGGATTTCCTTCTAATACTTCAGAAAGGTTTTCTGCTCGTGCTTGTGGAAGTCGTGTGGTTGCCCCTCGTACCGCGCGAGCGGCTAGTGCGAGTGGTCCTGGTATTTCAAACAGTTGCGCACCACAGGTTGAAAAACGGTTGTCCGTGAATCGTCCACCATATTCAAAACCAGCAGGGCATCGTGCTTGACGCTTGCGATTGGGCTTTAGTCTACTTAACGCTCCACCGCCCCCACCGGGTACGAGTGCACCATAAACTCGTGAACGGATAGGTGATGTAAGTGGTGAAATGTTCCCCGGCGTTAGTGCAGAACCAACGGCTTGTGCCGCTCTGCCTGCCGTGCTTCCAGAACCTATAAGTCCTGCTTTCGTTTCCATGTCCTCTGCATCGTCTTTGCCGACACGGTATCCACCACCACGTTTTTTATATTCACGAACAAGCCAAGCATTAGCGTAAGCAGATGGGTATACATTGAATTTCTTTTTTGCTTCTGCTTTGACCCGTGCATAAAGTTCAGGGTCTGTGGGGATATTTTCGCTCTTGAATTCTTCTCCATCGGACTTAAATGTGGAGACATTGATCGGCTTGTTTTCTTCCCGATCTCCTGTTGTTTCTGCTCGTCGTTTTCTGCGTACCGCTGAATCAATTTCTTCCGCAGACATTTTCATGGCGGTAGATTTCTTTACACACTTAGGGTATTTACCTGAATCTGCGTCCCCGCGACCGCAAGGTTCAAAACCGCCACCTTTTTTAGGGCGTGAAATGTCAACCCATTCTTCTTCAAACCATTTGCCCAAACCACCACGCTTGGTTTCATCACCGACGAATGTTTCTGCACCGAGCCTTGAGGAGCGAGACTTCAGGTAAAGTTTTGCTTTGAAGTTTAGAAGAGTTCTGCTTCCGTCAAGTGGAGTTTTACGAACATCTGATCCTTTAGTAAAAAGGAATTTTGTTTTCGCATTATCAGGATTAAAATAAAGTTCCTCACCCGAGACAATATTTGTGCGTTTCATGGCAGTTTTCATGCGCATGGACATACGGAGTTTCCTTGCGAAATACTCAAAGTCTTGGTTGAGGTAGTTGCTCATTTTGTCAGTTCTTTAGGTGCTAATTGATCTGGCAGGGATTTTCCCATTGCATACTGGGCACCAACCCGCTATCTAAAGAATATCAGGTTGATGCCTTCTTGAATATTTGCGTACTTAGACAGTGGCTTTCAGCCGTCTTGTTTTACTGGCTCCCAATATCCTCGGGAAAGAACCGAGTCAATCATGACTTCCGTTTGGACGCCGTTCCCCATTTGTATGAAACCCATTCTCCTAGACACACCTTCCACAGGGCTGTCATGGGTGTAAAAAAGTTTATCGTTACCCCTGTTGGCTATGTGCTGATTGTTGACTAAGTGCTGATTTTTCATACAGGCGATTCTTCCTCTACTAATTCTTGTTCTGTCTTCACCACATCCATAATTGTCCCCGACTGCACATCAAACTTTTGATTTTTCCTTACAGGTGCGACACGAATGCCTGCTTTTTCAAGTTTTTCTCTGATGGTTTCAAAGTCTTTTTCGGTGACACTGTTACCAAACGGATCGTTGTCGTCAACGGCGATAACGGCAAATTCAACGTCTCCTGTGGATACGCCTCCGTGCAATTGTGCTTCCGCATACTCAATTTTGTATGGACTCCAAACCGCATCTGCGCTTGGTGTGCCAATAGGTGCTGGTTTGTAGGTAGGTCTTCCGAGACTGTCTCCACCTGTATATGTTGAGCGCGACTCAATGTCTTTTTTCATCATCAACTGAATGGCACCATAAGTTCTGACTTCGGTCAACGAATCACGGTCAACCTTCCCGTTCTGTGTGAGATATCCGTAAATAGGACGCTTTGACGGCTCAACACTTGGGTGGTACCCCAACTGAACAGCCTCTGATTGTGCGCGTTGACCAAAATCCAAAGTACCCATAGATGTACCTGTTTCAAACTGCGATTTGAAACGACCAGATTCAAGTATCTTGTCCAAAACATCGGGTTGTACTGCAATTGTCACGCGCGAGTTTTCTATGGTTTCTTTCGCTGTTTGCAAACGACGCTCTTCACTAAAGTTTTCATCAAAGGCGGTGACGTTTCCGGCTCTAGTTTGCGCCTGCCATCTTTTGTGTCTGAGTAAATCAACTTGTGCTTCAACAATTATTTTTGTTTCATCTGAATTGAAACCTAGATTTCCGTATTCAGTTGTTGCTATTTTCGCGTAGGCGTCCATCAGATCTGTTACTTCGCTGTCTGTTGTATTTGGATCTTGAATTAACGGCAAAGAACGATCATATTTATCTTGTACTGAACTTGGGAAAGTCCCAACTAGAAGCATCTTCAATGGTCTTCCAGTTTCCTTTGCTTCGGCGATGTCATCTGTTGGGGTGCGAACATCATCAAGTTCTTTTTCTTTTTCTTTTTTATCTTTACGCCTTTTCAGGCTTGCTAGCACAAAGTTTCTTGCGTCAACCGCAGCATCTTTTTTGAGTTTTGACGCAACCGCTTCCAACTGTTCTTTTTTCTTGTCAGATATTTTGCCTCGTTTATGTAGCGAATCAGAAGCAAAATCCAATAGTTGCCCCCCACCAACCCTTAATAGCATCGCGCTCATGAGTGTGGAATCAGTAAGAGAACCTGAACCGTCTACATGCATATAATCTAATGTTTGTAAAGCCAAGAGCGCTGTTGCTTTTGCGCCATTCCTTATATTTTCGTTTTTTAGGATGCCTCTAGCACCATCAATGAGTTTCCCAGCCATAGAAGCCGCCCCGCGGGCTGCTGATTCAGCAGAAGGTGTAAGACAGTTTGACATTTGCATGTCGGTAAATTGGTTCGCATTTGGAGTTCCGGGCGGGCATCGTAGTTTGCCTGATGAGTCAACAATAACACCAGCGGCTCGCGCTGCTCTTACTCCAACAGAACCTAGTTCGGGTTTATCTTTGATCGTCGGACCAAGAAAACCTTTGAATAAAAGAATGTTATCTTGGACAACTTTCACCGACTGAAAATAGTCGGCTACTCTCTCGTTTGCGTCAAATGCGCGAGACGATTTGCTCATCGTCTCCTCCAACTATTCTTTGCTGGTTTCTGTCGCTTTTGTAAGTGTGGAAAGTGGAACAACATCATCATCCTCTACTGCTTTTTTAGGAGCCTTCTTCGTTTCCACTTTTTGCTCTACGACAACTTCTTGCTCAACAGTTTCTTCTTTTACTTCAACTTCAATAACCGCAGGAGTATCTACCACAACAACATCTGGTGTTGGCTGTATTTCTTCCTTGGTATCAAAGGTTAAGCCAGAAGTACTGACTGAATCATTGATTTGGTTTTTCTTTTTCACTTATCCAAACCTGTTTCAATTTCAAGCATTTCAAGTTCCATCAAACTGCTCAAGAACTCTTTTGCTTCATCATCAAGAAGGGTCTTCTCTTCTGACCACTCAGCAGGAATCATGTCCTCTTTGTCAAGTTCCATTGCACGCTTTTTGATGTGTGCCATTGCCTTGCTCTTGTCTTTTGCGCGACCATAAGCCATGATTGCGTTCTTGAGGTCTTCCTCGTCCTTGATTGGGTAAGAACCGTCAGCCATAGCCATTCCGCCCTTAGCCATTTCCATGCGCTCATCTTCGTCGTACATTGCCTTCAAAGCAATGTCGGCTACTTCTTCGTCAATGTCGGCTGCTTCTTCAGGATCGTATTCATCAAAGCCAAGGATTTCTCCGTCTACTCCGACATAAACATCGTAAGACTTTCCATCCAAACCTTCAATTTCAACTGCGTATGCGTCGTAACCGTCAAACATGTCTGCATCAACGGAAACAACATCGCCTTCAATTGACTTTGTTGCGATTGCTGAAGCCTCACTGAAAGAAATTACTTTCTGACCCGGAACGGTTACTACTTCACCGATCAGATCTTCGTTAAGAAGATGCCAACCCATGCACTCACCGCTTGTTCCGTCAAAGTAAGCCTCAACAGGTTTTCCATCTTTGCGTTGAACATCTACAACGAAGATGTCTACTTCGTCTGCATAGCCTGAGTCAAGAACTTTTCCTGCGAACATACTCTCAGCCATACCTTCAACTTCAAGAAGGCTTGGCATTGTGTCTTGTTGTTCACATCCACCTGGACATGAAGCGCAGATTTCCGAACCACCTGAATAAACGCGACGCTCAATAGCGCAAACAAAAGCAAGATCGTCATAGTCAGCAGACTTGACACCCATTGTCTCCATGCGCTTTGCGCGTGCCTTCTTGCGCTGTTCCATCATCTTTTCAATCTCGCCATACATCTTTTCTTCTTCATCGTCAAGATCTTCAGGCATGTCTTCTTCGTCGTCTTCCTCTTCCATTTCCACGACTTCAGCAGGCTTCTTTTTCTTTTTGGTTGAAGAGGTTGACATTTCGTCTTCCATCATCGCAAGATCTTCTTCCAACTTTGCGCCCTTCTCTTCCGAAGCGGTAACCCATTCCGATTTCTCCACTGGTGTTGCTGCCTCAGGCGCGGCATCTGCTGGAACTTCTTCTTCTGTTTGTGTTACAGCCTTCGCTCCACACTTGCCACAAACTTTTGCGCCGGGCTTGTAGCCACAGTCTTTTAGTTCTAAACCTTTTGCACACTCAATTCCGCCGTCTGCTAAAAGTTTTACTGTCGGTGTTTCGCTAGCCATGTTCGTGGACTCCTTGTAGTGCATCGTTTTAGCGATACACCTTGATGGATTAGAGCAAACAGAGCATGGCGTCAGACGCTTTTCGCCTGACATCAAACACTGATACTTTGCTGTTTTTTGTGGTAAACCTGTTATTGAAGTATAACTCATAATAGTGTTTTGTTTCTGCTACAAATGGAACCAATACAAAAACCGTATGATTATTTACATTGAGTCCATAATGTTGAGAAGCGCATCAAAGGCATCATCTTCAACATCACCGATTTCAACTTGTACACCCTCTTCCGTGACTTCTGATTTCATCTGATAATAATCCAAAATCGGATCAAGAAGTTCTTTCACTTCATACAGGGAGTGCTCCGACGAGGAGATGAGAAGCATTTCTTTTTCATCACCCAACAGTGATTTTGCTTCAATATCCGAAGAAACGCCACCAGCATTAAGAACTTCTTTTAGAAGATTGAAAGCGTTTTGCAGTTTTGTCATATTGCGAGAATTAATGACTCGTCCTGCCTTCACCTCAATGTCTTCGTCGGCATCTTTGCCCATAAGTTCCGAAATAGCCGCCATAAGCATGCCCATCATTTGCTTTGGGTCTTTGCCCCCGCCGCCACAACCACAGTCGTCATCGTCTCCGTCTCGGGAGTATGGCATCTCTACAACGCCACCATTATCATCGTCGCCTTCCATGACCCAATTGTCTTTATCAGCCATGTAGTTGATGAAATCTGGTTCAGCGTTCATGAATTCCTTAAGAGCCTCATACGCTTTTTCGTTGCCCTCGTCTTCGTTCTCAAACTCAACATCTTCCATTTTCATGGTTTCTTCTGTTTCATCTGATTCAGCCAAACGACTAGCCATAGCCTCCATCATTTCATAACCCTTTTCCTCAGAGTCAAGGAAGTCAAATATTGACTTGATTTCTTCTTCAGTCATGGATTCAATAGACTTTCCGGGTTTGAGCACTCCGCCGAGACGGTTATTAAACTCACTGTCATCCCAATTTCGTTTGCGTAGTTTTCCACGACAATTCTTCATGCCCGGATGATGGCATCCTTCGTTCGGCCAGAGACCCGTTGTTTCGTGATGCAACCAAGCACAGATATTGCTCAACGGGTAAAGTTCTGGATGATTTGCAAGGATTACTCGGCATCGGCGGAATCCGCCCGGCTTGCGCATGATTGGGCGCCAGTAGCGAAGTAGTTTTTCAAGGTTCCCACGACGCGGACCGTATCCACGGGTTCGTGCGGTAACAATTTCCTGAGGGATTATTCCGCCAAGTGGGTCAGCCTTTTCAGGTGACTTTGGCTTAACACCAGCAGGTACTTGTGGGTCTTCATCCATGCGGTAGCGGTCTTCATAACGGCGTTCACCATCAGACCCGCTAGGCGTATCGCCGTCTGCGTTGATATAGACGGTTTGTGGCTTAACCCTTGTTGGTTCGCCGAACATGAACTGTCCATCTTCAAAATGGTAGGAGACACGCATAGTGGTAATTCCACCCTGTTCGCCTCTGTGGTCAAAGATGACGCTGTTCGCATCTGATTCCCTTAACCGTACTGCTCCACCAAACTTCTTCGCTAAAGCAAGCGGAAGGTTCTCTTTGCGTCCCTTTGCTGGCATTGGAGCATCAACCGCATCATCATCTTCTTCTTCACGAGGCTTCTGCCTGTTCATGCTGTTAGCGAGAATACGCATAAGCAAAGAACGACCTTGTTCTGTTAACTTGCCATCACCATCGCGCATTTGACCTTTGATTTCAGAATCATCTGTTTGATTTTCAACCGACTTTATTGAAATCGTGCCAGTCAGTTGGTTTGCGCCATGAAGCACAGGGCTTGCTTCATAGAGTTCAACTTTTTTCAAAACATTTGCTTGACGCTGTGGGTCAAAGTCCGCATCTAGAGTCTTGTAGCCAATTGACCATTCTTGTTCTTCGCCAAAGAAAGCAACATCAGCGAAAGCCTGTCGTCCTCGTTCGGACTTCAGGTTGAACTGAACTTTCGCGTACAGACCGCCGATACCAGCGGCGCGCATTTTGATAGGAAGTCGTGGGTCAGAAGGTGGAACTTCATACATTTCAAGGACTTTGCCGATTGGCTCATTCCAGTTGTGTCCCCATACAACACGGGGTTTGCGCCTTTTCAGGCTTTCCGTGAACGCGCCGGGGACGATGATGTCGCCTACAGAGTCCTTGTTGCCAATTCCCGCGACGAAACATTCAACAACGCCGAGTGCCTCGTCAATATTGAATTGACCCTGAAGGGCTTTATATTGCTGTGTTTCTGATAATGCTGTTGGCATGACGCTCCATATATGTTGGTTTATAAACAATAAACCATTTGAAGCGTCAAAAAAGGAACACTTTCAGTATAACTAGGTTATTTTACTGAAAACTACTCTTTGTCAAACCCGAAACGAAGACGACAACGACAATTAAATGTAAGCGCAGGTGGCGCTATCGGATCACCCGGAAATCGCAACATCATTCCGTCAACAACAAAACCATCACCAAATTTAACGGTTTTGCCTTCAAGGAACTTGTGAGCGTTGCGAACACGGGAATCTTTTCTAGTCAGCCAAGTCTTAGTGAAACCACCCTGACTGTCTTTACCCGCTAAATAAACACCGCCGTTGTACGAAGCCTGAGCCTCATGTTCAGCAATGTCCCTTTTCCTCTTGGAAATAAGTTTCAAAAATATCGCTATCAAAGCCAACCTCAAAAGAGTGGATCGTTCCTCTTGGTCTGCTTCCATCATGGCAACAGCGATCGCCGCGGCTATCTCTTCTGCTGTCCCCGTGTTGGCTTGTTGCATCCGCTCTATTTGCTGTTGCGCAAGTTTTTCAACTTCCTGTGGTTCAAGCGCGACTTGCTCACTGGTTCGCGACGCCACATATTCCTTGGCGTCAACATAAATCGCGGAGATAATTGGCTCCAGGTCATCTTCTAATTGCTTGTTCCAAATCTCGGGATCAAAAACCATGTCAACAGTAAGCGCTCCGCTAGCCAGTGCTTTCACGCCACGCTTACCAAACGCTTTTTCCATGACCACTCGTTGCTGTCTTTCAAATAGTCGCTCTAAAGCGCGATCAAGTATTTCCGTCCACCTGTCAGTATCTGTGTCGGCTTTGGTTTCAATTTCCTCAACGAACTTAAGTTGCATCTCATGTTGAATTTTTTCAAACTCTGAGAGTTGTTGATCAGGCGTGAGAGCCGCTGTTTCTGTTGGTGCTTCCGCTGGCATATCTGGCGCTGGCACTGGTGCAGGTGGAGCGGGTGGCGGTATAGCCATTGCACCATCTTGAGGTGGAAGACCGCCGGGTACTGCATTCGGATCAACACCAGCCATATCAACAGGCTGTTGTTCTTCAGGTTTGAACGGCTTCTCCGTGTTCGCGATAGGCGTGAGGTTCGGGTTAGAGAGAAGCGAATCCGCAAGTTCTGATTCAACTTTTTTTCTTCCTGTTGCCGTACGGTACTCGTTCAACGAAATGAGACCCTGTTGAAATTCGTCCATTACATATCGTTCGCGTTCTTGTTTAGCAAGAATCAAAATAGGAATGTCGTCGGTATCAAAGTCAACATAATATTTATCGTCAAGTTCATCAAGCGCACGAGCAATCGTGTGCAGGTGAGGAGCCATTGTCTCCATCCAAAAAACACGCAGTTCTTCTGACGCATTTGAGAAAGTTCTTCCAGCGGCGTTACCGATTACTGACTCTGGCACTCCGAACGCGGCAAAGATTTCGTTCTTCTGTATTTCTCTCATTTGCGAGTAGGCGGCATCTCGCGGTGATGCGGAGGTGTCTACATAGTCAACTCCTGCTTCAGATGCAATAACTGTTGTAGAACCAGTCTTGGAAAGGTTGCCCCTGAAACGGTTTTTCAATTCTTGTTTATCGTCGTCTTCCATGTCGCCACGAACAACTAGCAAACCGCCGGGTCGTCCATCGTTCAACAAGTAGTTCCTGTTATACAGTTTTGACAGAGTTTCTAATTCAATTGCTATACCAGCAGATTCCATTGGTGTCATGGAAAGGTATGGATCTAATGGGTGGGGTCGGCGAATCCAACAAACATCTTCTGGCTTAAGAACAAACTTTGTTCCGTTGCGCATATCAACTTCAAAACCTGCAACAAATCTTTTAGGGTCAGGGATCGGTGCAGTGAATTGAGGCGGAAGAAGTTGCAGAGCAATAATTTTCCCGTCTCGCGAGCGAACCTTCTCAATGAATACGCCTCTTGTGCTCATCAAAAGTTGAGCGGAAATTCTGTAGCGGAAAGCGAATGAGTTTTCACCTTCATTGGACTTGGAGTTAAAAATCTCTAGTAGTGACTCGTTGCTCTTTGTTTTTTCTCCACGCTGATCATTGCCTTTTCGCAAGATGACAGGAAGTCGCGCTTGGTTTCCTGCGATTGCATCTATGCATCGGAAAACCCATGTAACTTTTTGCATGCCGTCGCGATATGCGCGTTCAATGTCCCAACCGTCTTTGTACGGTTTGCCTTGGCGTGAAACATCAAATGCAACTGGTGCGCCGGGGTTTGACATTGCCTTTTCAGCAAAGTTCCTGAGATCCTTATTGTTATTGCTGTTCCAAGCCATTATTCAGATCCCAACAGATACCCATAGATTCCGCAAGCAACTCCACCAGTGATAAATCCCGCAGGGAGAAATATGAGACCAGTACCTAAAGAAACACCTACGACGAATAGAAACATCAGACAGTTTGCTAGGTTGCGGCGTGTAGCGAATAACTTTAGTTTGCGATAAATATCCATTTAGACCGTCACCTTAGCAAATGAAAGACCTATTTAATACTACATTATGTATCTATCCACATTTACGAGGACACATGACCGCTGACTGGAATAAAGTTTACGAGTATCTACAACCGAAGGAACCTTTGTATTGTCCTGAAGGGGCATCGTTAACTCAGAAAGTATTTTTGCGGAGTTATTCACTTGAAGGTCTTTTTGGTGGAGCGGCTGGTGGGGGCAAAAGCAGCGCCTTGCTTATGGCGGCTTTGCAATATGTGGATGTCCCAAATTACTCTGCAATTCTCTTTCGTCGTACTTACGCCGACTTGGCTTTGCCGGGTGCTTTGATGGATCGTTTCCGAAATTGGGTTATGTCCTATGAGGATGTTCATTGGAACGCGAATAGTTATGTGGCTACTTTCCCTTCTGGTGCTCGTGTTTCATTCGGTTATCTGAATAATACGAACGATTATCTGCGATATAAGGGTTCGGAGTTTCAGTTCATAGGTATGGATGAGGTCACCGAAATTCGCGAAAGTGACTACAGGTATATGTTCTCCCGTTTGCGTCGTCCTGCTTCTGGTCCGCTTTCCAAGGTTCCACTGCGGATGCGTTCGGCTTCAAACCCTGCCCCTAATTGGGTTCGCCAACGCTTTATTGTGGAAGGCAAAAATGAACAGAGATTTTTTGTACCCTCATTTTTAACTGATAACCCAGGAATTGACGCCGAGTCCTACCGTCAAGCATTGTCCGTTCTTGACCCTGTTGAGCGAAAAAGGCTTGAGTTTGGCGACTGGTGGGCTACAACTCTTGGAACATTGTTTGACAGAACTGATTTCCCCATTATTGACGGTTCAGATGTCCCCGAAATCACTAGTAGCGCCCGCGCCGTACGATATTGGGACTTGGCGGCTACCGAGCCCCATTCAGGGAATACTGACCCTGACTGGACGGTGGGTACTCTCATGTTGTTTGACCAAGGAATTGCTTATGTTATGGATGTCCGCAAAATTAGGGCTAAATCAGACAAGGTGGAGTCCTTCATCTCTCAAACAGCCCAAGAAGACGGCAAAGCGGTGGCAATCAGAATGGAGCAGGAACCCGGATCTTCAGGAAAAGCCCTAATTGATCAATATGCACGGTATGTCGTTCCGGGCTGGGACTTGCAGGGCATCAGGTCGTCGGGGGATAAAGAAACGAGGGCGAGACCGTTCGCCGCGGCTGTAGCAAACGGAAATGTTCGCTTGGTGCGAGGCAAGTGGATAACTGATTGGCTTGACGAAATTTCTTCGTTTCCTGAGGCTTGCAACCATGATGACCAAGTTGACTCTGCGGTTGGAGCATTTACTTTTTTAACTGGATTGGGGTTGCCACAGAGGAAAAGAGCCACTATCATCGTGTGAGATAAACCTATACCACTATTGCCCGAAAGGAATAGAAATATGAAAAAGACCCTAAAACCACCAACAAAAACACAGTTACGAACTGCCACCAATCAAAGCAAGACAGTTATTTCTGAGTGGGTTAGGAACTCTCGCACGACACTTGAACTCAGTCAAGAAGGTTTGGCTGAAATCGCAGGCGTTGATCGCAAGACAATTAACCGAATTGAAAACGGACACTTCTCGCCAAGCATTGATACTTTGGTAAGAATTTCTGTATCTCTCAACTCAAAAATCCCTGCACTCGTATGAGCAATTGGGATAATGAAAATCTAGCACCATTTGTTGAGATCCGAAAAGCCCTTATGGCTATCGGTGACAAGGCTTTGGACAACCTAGATCAGGATGATGAACAACTTTGGTTTGACACACTCGTCTTGCTTCACTCTGTCAAGAGCGATATTGCGAATATTTTCACGCAGTACTCAAATTTGATTGCTACCAAACTTGAAAAAGATGAGGCAACAGCATCAAATGGTCAAAAGATTGAGAAAAAATCAGCGTTTGACCGCAAGGGTTGGAAGCATGAAGACCTCGCTTCAGAGGTTCTGCGCAGACTAAATGACCTGTCTGTTGACATGGACACAGGCGAAGTTGTGATGTCTTCTAGCGAGATTGCGATGAAACTTCTTGACTATGTACAACCATCGTATTGGCGCATAAAAGAATTGTCCAAACTTGGAATCAACGCAGATCAATACTGTGAAGTCGGAGAACTAAAAACAAGCATTATCGTACGAAAGGAACAATCATGAGTAACATTTATTCACAGTTAACGGAATACTTTCCACCAGAGATGGAGAAGCGTCTCAACAAGGGTGGCGCGAACTTGGTGTACATCCCAATCAGCGAAGTGATCAACCGAATGAACAAGGTTCTCGGTGTAGAAAATTGGTCATTCACTGTGAAGAACTGGCAACAACTTGGAACTTCCATCGTTGCACATGTTTCTGTTGTAGCCACGATTGATGGCAATGTGGTCACTCGTGAAGGTGTGGGTGGGCAGAAAATCAAGATGTCCAAAAACGGTGATCCTGTTGACATTGGCGACGAGGTTAAGGGTGCGGTTTCTGATGCCCTGAAAAAGGCTGTACAGACTCTCGGCATCGGTCTTTACCTTGCTCGCTCTGAAGAAGCAATTGAAATAGAGCACGCAATTGATGCCACCGCTATTACACCATTGGCACCTGTGGTTTCACCAAAGTACACACAGTTCAAGTCGTTGCTTGAGTCAAAAGAAGAGAATAAAGCAAAGATTAAGACTTTTTGGTCTAACTATGGTGGCGGTCGTCCAGTACCAAAGCCTTCAGAGTTCACTGAAGAAGAACTTGATGCGCTCATCACCGAATTGATTTCGTATCAGTTTGAGGGGTCTGTGGTCGTAGAGGCAACAGCGCCTAAAAAGACTAAATCTCCCGAGATGCCACCTCGCAGAGATATTGACTGATGTGCTCAACGCCCCTGAATATCTTTCGCCGAGTTCTATAGCCACATTTCATCAGTGCCCGTTCAAGTACAAACTTTCTCGGATTGATGGACTAAAAGAACCGCCAACAGAACACACACTGTTGGGCAACTATGTCCATTCCATTTTGGAAGAGTTCTATCGTCTTGAAGCATCTGAACGAACAGTTTTGGGTGCTAGGACATTATTTCGTGCCATTTGGGATGATTACGCAGAAGCGGTGATAGGCATATACCGAGGCGACAAGGTTCATGTTGATCAATTTAGGCTCAGGGCTCGCTACTGCGTAGAGAACTTGTTGAAAATGGAACCATCTGATGCAATTGAGTTTGATGGCATTGAAACCGAATTGAATCATGCTGTTCTTGGCGTTCAAATCAAAGGATTCATTGACCGTTGGGCTATCAAAGATGGGAAATTAAACATCGGCGATTACAAAACAGGAAAAGTCCCACAATTACGGTTTCGCGATGACAAGTTTGATCAACTTTTAATTTATGCGATTATCTTGTCTGAACTTGAAGACAAAGAGATCGGCACATTGGAGTTGCTCTACATTAAAGACGGAGTTAGGCTTACCAAAGAACCGACAGAAGAAGATGTAAATAGAATTAAGTCAATGTTAGTAGAAACAAGAAATTCCATAGATGAACGATGCCAGACTGGTGTTTTTGAAACAAAAGTTGGGGTGTTGTGCGGATGGTGCCATTTTAAACCTATATGTCCTGCATGGAGCAAAAACAAATGAACGATGAAGCATTCTCGCGACTTGTCGCCGAAGAAGTTAAAAACAAAGCATCTGATGCGCAGAAGAAGTACTTGGCGCTACCCGAAAATTTGGAAAGATGGAAACGGGCGTTGCAATATCTTGCCTCAAACTTGGAAGAGCAGATTGTTGAAATTGACCGTCAAGAAAAAACTCGTTTAACTCAATACGAGGGATTGGGCGCAGAGGGAGATCTTTTGATCGCGGAGGCTTCCGCTAATTCTGCTATTCGTAGATCAAAGATTGATCGCTTCAGGTTCTTCGTTACGGCAAAACTTGATGAAGTTACAAGAATTTCTGCATCGTCTTCTGATGAGAATTTATCCGATGATTTTTATCGCAGGGCTATCAAAAAGTGGTGGTCTTTGATGGAAGATTTTGAGATGGAACCAACACGAATTGACTATGCGCTTCACGCATCTTTGGATGGCAAATGGGAATTTGATGATTTGAGCCTAGAAAATAATTTTGACGACTTTGAAGACTAGGAGATAATCCTTTGACTCGTCAACGACTGTTCCTAGACACTTCTTGTGTTGATGCCGCTCGCGAGCGGTTGCGCCATGTTTATGACACTTTTGACACTGTCTGCTATCAATTCTCTGGAGGCAAAGACAGTACTGCGATCATTTATTTGGCAAAAGAAATACATGAAGAACGAAACCTAGGAAAAGTAAAGGTTATTTTTCGTGACGAAGAAATGGTCAGTCCGTCTGTTGTTAGTTTTGTTGAAAAAGTTCGCCAATACGATTGGGTTGATATGGAATGGTATTGCCTTCCATCAGGTCAAGAGATTTGGGTTTTGGGTAGACGAGAGTATGTTTTGCTGTGGTCGCCTCAACGAAAAGCAGAAGGTCGTTTAGTTAGAGAAATGCCTGAATGGGCTATTAGGGCTGAACACTTTGGTTTAGATCCATCTAAGCCTTGCCCGAATCTTGTTGACTATTACACGATGCAAGGCAAAAAGGGTAGGACTGCTTTTGTTATGGGTGTCAGAGCGAACGAGTCAATGGTTAGGTATCGCTCATGCGTACAAAAATTGCATGAAAACTATATTGTTTCCCCGTTCTTGTTGCAAAAATCAATCCCATTAAAATTTGCGAAAGTCATTTACGATTGGACAACCGAAGATGTTCTCAAATTCATTATTGATGAACATAAAGCGGAGTACTGCGAATATTATGATTTGGCTGAACTAACAGGTAGCAATAGCCGTGTTGGTATCCCGTTGCATTCTGTTGCCATTCGCAGGATCGGTGATGTTGTCGCTACCGAACCCGAGTTCTACGATCAACTTGTTCGCTGTTTCCCTCAAATAGATGCACAACGCAGATATTGGGCTGATTTTGATATTGAATCTTTGATTTCCAATTATGCAGTCAACGGGTGGGATGGTGTTTCGGACTGTATTGATGACCATATGCTCACACCGGGGATGCGTTTAGATGCGCTGAAATTTGCTTCTGCTTTTCGTAAAAAACGAGTAGTTGACCCATATGGTTTTCCACTTGAGTATCTGATAAGAACTTTGCTTCTTAACGAATTCCATCAGTCAACACCAACGCCTGTCGGTCCTAAAACAAGGGCTCACACTATGAGGTTGAAGGCGATTGAAGCGGGGGACGATTACTAGATGGCTTTCAATTATGTTGAGTCGTTTCATATTGGTGGATTTTGGTCTAAGGAAGTTGCAAAAGTTTTGAATGGGCGTGGAGTGAGGTGTGTTGCTCCTGATGTCAAGATCGCTAAAAATAATCATGAGCGTGATGAAATGACGAAGTTTGAGAAAGACATTATTTTTGATTGGACAGATAAATGTCTTGAAGTCAAATCTTCAACACGAGAGTTTACTGATGATGTTTTTCAATATCCTTTTGAATCTTTATTTGTTGACACTGTTTCGGGATATGACGCCAAGGTTGACAAACCTCTTGCTTATGTTTTGATTTCGCAGAAAACCCGTGGGATTGTTTGTATTTCACCTAAAACTTATGACAAGTGGAGAAAGGTGAACACCTTTGACCATAAGAGGGAAATCATGGAATGGTTTTATAGTGCCCCTAAAGGTGTTCTGCAACCTTTTGATTCTTTGGTTAATCATCTCATTAAAATTCAGAACGAAAGCGATGGCTGGTAATGGAAATATCTTTTGTAGACAACAAGCAACTCAAGATCCCTTCGTGGGGGGTGACTAGTATTTTGCGACCCGAGAAGATGCTCCTTAAGGCTTCAATGGTTGATTATGGGTGGATACAGCCAATAGTTGTCAAGTCTTCTGACAACATGATCATTGACGGCTATCAAAGGTATTTGATATCCATTGACGACGACAAGTTTCTCAAAAAGCACGGGAGTTTGGTCCCTGTCATTTACAAAAACGTAGATGAAGTTGAAGCGATGGTTTTACATATTCGTTTGAACCGTGCGCGTGGTGTTGTGAATTCGTATGCGCTCAGCCGTGCTGTTAAAAGGTTGGTTTCATCAGGGAAATATGAAGAAGATGATTTATCTAATTTGTTTCTGATGCATGATGATGAAATTGATTTGCTTATGTCGGATGGGCTTTTGAAGAAGAAGAACTGGCAAAAATACGAGTATTCTCGCGCATGGGTGCCGATTGAGGTTGCAAAACCAGTCGCAGAGGAAACTGTGACCATTGAGCGTCCACCGAATAGAGATCGCTAAATATTGCCGATACTCCATATGTGGTAAAATCCGAGTAGCCCTTTTTAGGAGAATACTCATGCCACGACCAAGAATGACGGAAGATGTTGAGTTCCGCACAGATGTAGACACTGCTGGCGATGTTGTTCGCCGCGCTCGTTTTGTTCGTCGTCGTCGTCGTGTGGGTGGTCGTAATGTGCCCGGAAATGCTCGGTATTACCGTCGCCGTCAGGCAGAACTCAACGCGGCGAGGCGTCAACGCCGTGGCGCTGTAGCAGGTGCTCGTAACGCCGCTCGTCGTGGTCGTGCCGCTGAAAGAACAGCGCGAGGCGCAGGTCGTGCAGGTCGTAACGCTGGCAATTCACGCACCGTAACCCCTCGGGCGACTCAGGGGGCAACTCGTCGTGGCGGAATCAGGGGAGCGTTGGCTCGGGTAGCAAGAGCAGCCGCCAACAGGCTTGAGAGACGCCGTAATAGTCGTCGCTAATAATCGGAGGTAACCGATGGCTTTGGTGACGGTTTCTGAACTGAAGACTTACATGGATATTAGTTTTTCTAATAGACAAGAAGACGCTGCTCAATTTGTGATTGATGGTCTTCAAAGCGAGTTGGAAACATATTTGCGACGACCAATTGAAGTTGATTCTTTCGTGGAAACACATGTTCTTGAATCTGATCATGTTGGCTTGCCTATGAGTTCAAGTCTTTTCAATGACGTTTATAACGCAACAGATATTGATCCTGTTGGAATAGTTACATTCGGTACCCCGCCTCCAACGATCTATTTGCTTAACTCTCCCGTCATATCTGTGCAGAGCGTCACTATAAAAAATCTCTCTCAGGCACAACAGGTTTTGGGTGAGGCACTGAAAAGGACCGCAACTGTAACAGGGGCAACTGTTACTTCAACAACTGTTACTTATACTGCCTCAAACCATGGTTTCACGATCGGTCAAAATGTTTCTGTAACAGGAATGAGTAATTCTCAAATTAATTTGGCATCAAAAATTATTTCCGCTGTAACTTCATCAACTTTTGTGGTTGAACAAACTGGTTTGACTACAGGAACTTTTACTCAAACGGGTACAGCGGACGCAACAGGGTATGACTATACGGTTCGTAAATATGGAATTGATTTTTATCGTGGGTATGCAAATGACAATGTCACCGTCACCTATACTGCTGGTCTCGCTGGAGATGGAATACCAATGTTTAAACTCATGATTCTTCGCGCCGCTGCTCGTGAAGTTCAAAACATGCATGACGATGTTGTGGGTATCAAGGATCTTGGTGCTCGTGAAGTAGCCCTTCAGGAAACAGGGTTTTTGGAGAAAGAATTGATGGCTGTGAAACGGTGGCGCAGAAACAGGATTGGGTAGATAATGGCAAGTGACCTGAAAATAAAAATAAAGGTTGATGCCCGCGCCGCCATAGCGAGAATGAAAGCGATGGAGCGACGCTCAATGGATTTTCGTCCTGTTTTCAAATGGGCTAAACGAGAGTTGCAAAGAGCGAACGCAGCGAACTTTACTGCGAATGGTTTACCTGTTGGTGGATGGTCTCCGTTGAAGCCTCGTTACGCGGCTTGGAAGGCAACAAGATTCCCCGGTGCACCGACTTTGGTTATGTCTGGAAAACTATTTCGTGAATTACGCTCTCTTGATGGTCCTGCGAATAGTGTCGGTTTGAAGAAGGCTACTTTTGGTACTGATGTTGAGTACGCAAAGTTTCATCAATATGGAACCACGAATATGGCGAAACGGCAGATAGTTTATGAGCCAACTGGTTTTGCTGAGAGGCTCGCAATAATTGCTGCCGACTATGTCACTGACGGGCGGGTGCGCTAAATGTCTACCCCTGTAACAGATTTGATGCATGGCGCACAGTGGGCTAAGTATTATGTCAACAATTATTTGATTAGTGATTTGCCGAACAGAATGAACCGTTACCGTTCAGGTTGGAACCTTGACTCAAACGAACTTCCAACACCCGAGTTCTTCTTAACCTATGAGCCAATCGCGCTTGACCACTGGCCGACAATTATCACCGTATGTTTATCCACTTCGCCTTTTGAGCGAATGATGCAGGGTCTTCAAGGCGATCCCATCTATCGTGTCACCTACAGTATGCGCACATACATTTGGACGAAAACCGAAGGTTCCGAAGAAGTGACACTGATGCGAGATAGGTTGACAACTGTTGTCAGGTCGGCGTTGATGGATAAGCCCTGTCTGACACGGTATGACAGCACCCTTGACACCGAAGTAATGGTTGAGGAATCATCTATTCGTGAAGAGTTTTCTGATTTAACTCTCATAAAAGGTGACCGCGTATTAGCGGGAGCATATTTAGGCTATGATTTAATATTGAACGAAGTCATTTATAGAGATCAAATTGCGGCTATAACTGGCTACAACATTGAAAACTACAACATGCGCAACACAGGAGCAACGTACTAATGGAGCCAAATTACGGCAAAACGGGTTCTAAGGGCACTATTCGTGTCTGGAATACAACCAATGGCTACCTTGACGTATCTGAGGAAGGACACCTCCTTCAAGGACAAACCGCTGCATGGGTGGAAGAAACTTCAGAAATAGTTTCCCTGATTGAACAAGGACTATTAGAAGTGCTTGAAGGTCAAGTAAGCGTAAGCACACAAACCTCTTCCGCTGAAATGCCAAAAAAAAAGAAGTCATCCCCATTAGCAGGGGAAACATCCAGCAATTCGGAAACAGACGATCAAGTTGCTGTGGACGACGATAAAAAAGATGAAAAAGAATCAACCCAATCAAATAATGATGTTTCTGTTGAGACAGTTTAAGTAATGTATACTCGTTTTACGGAAATTTCTTCAACTCAAATGGATGGTGCTAGATGGCCGGAGTAACAATTACAACAGCAGTTCGCACGGGCGCTGTCAATGTGGGAACCGCACCCGCAGCGAAATTTTTCCTTTTGGGAACAGCCGAGCGCGGAAAAGGTTCCGTAGCGGTCGCTGTAACTTCGCTTGAAGATTTTGAAGACAAATTCGGAGTACATGTAAGCGGTTCGTACTCGTGGTACTCAATGAAGACCTTCTTTGAAGAAGGTGGTGTTGAGGCTTACTTTGTTAAAGTTGACGCCGACGCTGGCGTTGCGGCAACGAAAGCACTAACAAGCGCAACCTCCGCAGGACCTGGTGTAACTTTTACAGCAGTAAGTAAAGGCGCTTGGGGTAACACGGCAACATTTGTGGTAACCAACAACACAACCACTTTTGACCTGACGATCTCGTATGACACTAGCGGAGCAACCATTTTTTCTGGCACGGGCTACACCTCGCTTACCGAATTGGTTGAAGCAGCGAATGCAGATACGACACTGGCGAACTACTACACCTGCGCCCTGACATCTGGTGCAGATGCTTCACACCTTTTGGCGACATCTGCTTCTTCTTCAGCAACTAACGGCGCGGACGGAACAGTGGCGAAATCAGATTTCATTAGCGCGATTTCTTTGTTCACCGAAGATCTCGGTTCAGGGGCAGTTGCGGCACCGGGTGTCGCTACAGGCTCTTCTGATGCGGCTTTGTATGATGCTCTTCGCACGCATGCCGTTTCATATAACCGTATTGCGCTTTGTGGTTTCGCTTCATCTGCGACACTTGCTCAGGCACGCTCCGCTTCAACGGGATACACGGGAACGACTTCACACGAATATATGGCTTTCTACCATCCATGGGTGCAAATCCCTAATGGTTCAGTAACCGTTGACATACCAGCAGAAGCATATGTAGCCGCTGTCCGTTCACGCACACACAACGCAGTTGGTGCTTGGAAGGCTTACGCAGGTGTTGCTTCTGAAGCAAAATTCGTAACAGGTATCACATTACCTGTAAGCAGAAGCGATGCGGATCTAATGGATGCATCGTATGTCAACCCATTGCGTATCATCAACGGTCGTGTCCGCATCTATGGTGCTCGTTCACACTCATCGGTTGTTGCTCAATGGCGTTTCATTACTGCCCGCGACACAATCAACTACATCAATGTTGAGGCAAACAACCGTCTAGAGGATCTCGTGTTCTCAACCATTGACGGACGAAGCACCCTTTACGCAAACATCATCAACGCAATTCAATCCGTTGTTGAACCGATTCGCATTAACGGTGGCTTCTACGAAGGCTTCGCCGCTGATGGTCGCCGTATTGACTACGGTTACACAATCAAGTGTGATGCTTCTTTGAACCCGCTGTCACAACTTGAAGCAGGAACAGTTAAGGCAAGACTTGGTGTTCGCGTCTCAAGTATCGGCGACAAAATTGAAGTTGATCTCATCAAGTCAAATCTAACAACTGCTTTGGCATAACGGAGGAATAAATGGCTCGTCCACAACTGTTCAAGAATCTTGCTACACAACGCCAAATTGTTGGTAAGATCACGCCATCGCAAGGCACCGTTGGTCTCCCAACATTCCCTGACTATTTCACACAGATCTCTGGTGGAGAAATCACGGCATCGGTTGAGAAGGTGTATCACGGTGGAGACTTGTTCTCAGAAACTCTTTGTGCCCCAATGGAAATTGGCGACATCACCGTAACGGGATATGTGTCAACTGATAGTGCGTTTATGCAGAAGATTCAGGCTTTGCGTCCAGTTGTTGGTCGTGTCCGTTACGACATTGATGTTCATGTTTTTGACTGTGATATTGCTGTTCCTGGTGCTGACCGTCAGTACACCAACGCTCTTCTTGTTGGTTTGACCGAACCAGACGGTGATGCCACCTCGGGAACTCCAGCGACTTTCACGCTGACATTCAGTGTCGCTACCGTTTCTGTGGGTAACACGCCACAAGCATAATCACCCTTTTATTCGGGGTTGCATTTTGGTGGTTGAAGCCGTGTTAGTGTTGCGTCCATGACCAACATTCAATTCAATTCAGAAGATAGTACGAGTTTCACTACTTCGGCAGTGCCAATGTCTCGTCGTGTGGATAGTACGACTGCGGAACCAGACAATGTTTTGGACAGTTTGAAGAAAGTTATTCAAGACAAGGTTCGCCGCGGTGATGTCTATATTCCAATCCCAGAGCGACCCGGTGTCATGATTCGTGTATCACCAAACATCTCCCAAGCGCAACTTAAGAGTTGGCGTCGTAACGCTGGCGAGGAGCGCAAGGGCGGAATGGACACATTGAAGTTCTCAACTAATCTCATCGCCGCGACAACTACAGGCATTTTGCTTAACGAAGTTGTTGCTACTGATGACAATGGTGTTGAAGTAACTTTTGCTTCGCCTGAGATCATGGCTATGACTAACACTTCGCGACCACACCCTGACTGCGTTTTGGCTTTCTTCGGTTTGGAACCTCATGTTGAAGCAGCGGCTGTAGCGATCATTGAGGCTGCTGGTTATGGAGACAATGTGGACGCATTGGACCCTACGAAGAGGTCTTCCGAGAGTTAACGGACGATTTCCGCGTAATTTTAGCGGCGAGGCTTGGAGACCTCTTCAAAACCGATCCAATACAACTCTTGAACAGCACTACAGAAGAATGGATTATTCGTCTTGCTTGTGCTAAAGTTATACAGACGGATAGAGAAAAACAGGAAGCAGAACAACGAAGAAATTCTCGTTGATTTGCTGGAGCGCTCATATTCATAACCCTTAAAACGGAGATGGATGTATGCCAGCCGAGCGCGTAGTAATTGATATTGAGGTCAATTCTGATATCGCGACGATTGAGGCTACCCGTCAAGCCCTTGATCGTTTAACGAACGCACAACGCAGATATAACCGTGAGCGAGACCGAGAACCCCGTGGTGGGGGTGGCGGTGGCTCAGGTAGTGGGGGCGGTGGCTCTGGTGGTGGTTCTGGTGGCGGTGGCGGACGAGGAGGACGAGGTGGCGGAGGTCGTCGCGGCAACGGACGCTATGACGGATTCGGTGGACAAGTTTTTGACTTCCGTGGGGACGCAGGAAAAGCAATCGCTAGTTACGGAAAACTTCTTGGGTTGGTTAACAAACTTTCAATGATTTCTCTTCCGCTTATGGCGGGCGCATTGGGTTTGATAAGTCTCGCTTTTAAGGCTGGGACATATTTTGTGAAAATGTATCAGGCGGCGATGTCTACGCTTGCCTCAAGTGTTGGTATCGCGTTTGTTGCATTGACAACGTTCTTGGCTGCGCAAAGAGAGTTTTCTGCTGTGCAGAACTCGCCAGCCTATTATCAGGGCGCGGTAAACACTACCGATAGGTTTGTTGCCGCTGGGCAGGCTCTTTCAATGTTCACAGACAACACCCAACTTGCTGTAGTTGGGGCGAAAGGTTTGCAGGCTTCTTTCACAACGCTGAGCAAAGTAAAACCAGTTACTGGTGAAACTGTTGCCGCTTACACATCGTTGATGGATGTTGTTGCTGGTAGTGGTGGAGACTTGGAGAAGGGTTCACAGAAACTTGCCGACTTCTTGGCGGCTGTGCAAAAGAAGGGTAGTCTTGCTGGTGGTGCTCAAGCCGCCAAAGAGTTGGGTCCTGATTTTGAAAAGATAGTCAAAGAAGCATCTGCTCTCGGTATTAAAACTAGTGAAGAGTTTTTGAAAGCAGCGGCTGAAGGAAAACTTGGTGAAACTTTTGCCACCAAATACGCTGGAACATTAGACGCCTTAAACAATACTGTAATGGGTCGTTTCAAGCAGGCTATTACCGCAATCAAGGGGCAACTAACCGATCTCGGTGGACAGTACCTCGGTGAAACTGGTGGGGCGATTTCTCGTCTTCAGGGGATTATTTCTAAGGTCATTTCTCGTCTGAATTATGTGCTTCAGGATTTTGATGTAAGCGGGAAAATGGGTGGTTTTCTTGATGCTGTAGATAAGGGTGCAGACAAGTTAATTGTTTTGATGACCAAGTATCTCAATACAACACCTACTCTTTTTCAGTTTTTTGCAAACAGTTTTAACACGATCGGCAATGCGTTTGACGCTATGCAGGATTGGATGAGACAATTCCAAGCCGCTGGCGAACTTATCAATGAATACTTTTTTAAACCTCTGTTTTCTTCGTTGGGTACGAGTTTCACAACGAGCATGTCAAGTCTTGCTGACACCATTGAAAGAAACAAGGGAAGTATTGAATCTTTTGCAAATCAAATTGCGAACACCCTTATTGCTATCGGCAAGTATGGCGATGTTGTTCGTCAACTATTCGTGGGGGCGATGCCTGTATTGCAACTCCTTTTGAAAGTTGTTGAATTATTTTTCAAAGGGTTAGCAGGTTTCGGCAAGGCTGCTTTGAGTATCGCCAACGCCTTAAAGTCTATTGGTCTAGGCAAATTAGGCGGTGTAGTCAATGTCGTTGCCTTGTACGCATTGTTCACTATTGCTAAAAGATTTTTTACTGTTCTTGGAACAATGTTTGGGAAAAGAATGCCAAATATGAACATTCAGGCTGGTGTGGTAAATGTTAATGGAGGAATCGGTGCAGGTGGTTTGACCCCCAACCAGATGTCGGGTAGGGGCTACATGTCAGCGAGACAAAGAATGATGTCTATGGGCAGACAAATAAGGGGTGGTGGTTTAGTGAGAGGAGGCAGGGCGGCATTGGCTGGTGTTTCAAAATTTGCCGCTCCTCTTGCGATCGCTGGTGGTTCATATTTGGCAGGAAGCGCAATCGCTGGACGATTCAATGACGACTCCGTAAAATCTAAAGGAACTTCTGCGCTTGCGAGCGCGGCGGTCGGCGCTGCTATTGGTGGCGCTATTGGTGGTCCTGTTGGTGCTGGTATCGGTGCGGCTATAGGTGGTTTAACTGGATATCTCAAGGCAGGAAAACAACGAAAAGAAACACGCAAAGCCGCAGAGGGTCTTTTAGACAATTTCTCAGCAAGCATTGACGAGGCTATCGCTGGCGGAAACGTTGACGACCTGTTAGCAGCCCGAGATCAACTCATTGCTGATAGAGCAAAACTAATAAACACCAACGCCGATCCAGCGTATGCCGCTAAGGCTGTTGCAAAATATGATGCTGAGTTTGAAAAGTTGAACTCGCATATAGATAATTACACAAACAATGTTGGTATTTCTGATAAATATTTTGGTATCGGCGCTGAATCTTTGAACAAACTCGCACTCGCTGCGGGTATTGACCTTAAAGACCGAATGATGAATTTCCGTGAAGTTCTTGACCTTGTTGGTAAAACCGCTGAGGAAAAAGCAAGACTGATAAAAGTTGCTTGGGCGAACATAGGTTCTTTTGCTGTTAGTGAGGCAATGAGTTACTTTGATAAGAAGGCTCAAGCCAAGGAGCAAGGGAAGCAACTTAACGCTACTCAAGCGAGAATTTTGACTGGTGATGTTTCTACTGCGACAAGCGATCAATATCTTAAGCAGATGTTGGATTACAACGTTTCCAAGTTTGGTGATGTTGGTGGTTTAACTAACGCTTTTGTTACTTTAGAAAAGCAGTTGACCACTGGTAGTTTGAAGGATATTAGTGATACTCAAAAAGAGTATTTGCGCAGTGAATTAGTTAATGCTGGTGCTACACCTGAGGCATTGTTGAAGAACATTGACGCAACCGAACTGGCAACCCTTGTCAGTGGTAATGGTGGCTTGTCGGCTTTCACTAAGTCCGACGGAACAATAGACTCAGCAAGATTAATGAGTATGATTACGAGTAAGGTTTCCACTGATCCAACATTCCTTGCGAACTTTATTGAAGCACAGCAATCAGCAGATGCTTCGGTTGCCGCTTATCAGACGAACGCGCTTTTAACAACTGGTTCCGTACCAGCATCAATGATTGGCGCTGGTGGGTCAATGTCTCCAGCGGAAAGAAATGCTAGGGGCATACCTAGCGTTTATACCCCACCAGCAGCAAATGCTATGTCCCCGTCATATGTAAACACTACGATCAACGCTTCTGTTTTGGATCGTGGAACTATTCAACAAATTGAAGCGGCTATCGCTAAGGCTCTTCGTGAACAAAAAGAGCGCGGTGCACAAGCACCAGTCGCACCGAGATCGTAGGCGGTTATGGCTAATACAGTTACTGTTTGGGTGAGATTAAAGGATCCAACACCAGAGGCTGACCGACTTCAGTCGGCTACACCGGGTGCTTCTCCGCTTATTCTTCGTATGCGTTCTTCTGATTCTACGACTGAGGAAGATTTTGTTTTTCCTTACAGTCCTAGGGAAATAAATATCGGTAAACTTTCTGACGAAATGGTTCAGATAGCACGACCGGGTACAACTCCGATTGTTGCGTTTAAGTCACACAATCTTATGACCCTTGATTTTACGGCACTTATTGCACATCCGGGTGATGGTCTTATTCAGAGTGTTGATTCAGAAATTTTTGCTTTGCGGAGAATGGCTTCAAGTAGCGATAAAGTTTTTCAGTTGCTTAATTACGATATTTTTACACGAACACCTTATGTTTATCGGAATATGAGTGAAGAGAGAATGAGTGGATTGTTTTTCTCAATCACCGAGATGAGCATTGATGTGACGCGTAGGAATAAAGAAAATTCAATAACTAGCGCAAATGTGAAGATCAGTTTGGTAGAAAATAGGAACCCTAATATCAATATTGCTCTGATCCCTCCTTTGAAATTTACTCGCGGTAATCCTTCATGCAAGGATCCTGCGTATGCAAAAAAGTTTCCGAGAAGGTGTAAAACAACAAAAACTTCAAAAACGACCAACTCTGCCACCAACGAAGCAGACACTTCTGCTGGTCAAACACAAAACAAATTTAAGGGCAAATTGGGTCAACTGTGTTTGCAGGCTGATGGAACAGAAAAGTTTATTCAACCGGGTCAACCTGGGTATTGCGGATAATGATTACAGATTCTACGATAAAAATAATCGGGCACTCTCAGGTTGAGGCGGTTCGCCTCATAGCCCAAAGCGTCACCAATATCACCGTCAGTTATACGGTTGATGGGGCATCGCAGGTGACAGTGGAACTAGTAGACGAAGATCTAGCCATGTGGAACAACAACTATTTTGCTGTAAGCAATATTGTTTTATTTAATGATGGGACGGTCACGGAAAGGTACATGATCGCAAGTCATGAAATTTCCAACGGTGAAGGTAGGCATTTTAATATCAAATTAGAGTTACGGACAGAGGCAATACAGAAAATGAAGTTGGATAAAAAGCCTCAAGCGTTCAGATCTACAACTGGATACGAGTTTGCCCGAAAGGTAGCCAAAAAGTTTGGTTTAGAGTTTTTGGGTCAGGAACCCAAGGGTGTTAAAACAACAACCATCAAGGTAAAAACTGACAAAAATCAAGAGTCCGTGTACGACGTTTTGGTTCGTTCTGCAAAAGATATCCAATATCTTTGTTTCGTGATGTATGCGATACCCGAGGGTAAAACGGTGGCGGTTCCAACATTGTTCTATGGTTCGCCGAACTGGTTGCTTGGTCGTTGGGGGATAGAAAAAACACCTGCATACACATTCACCACGACAGACGGTAAAAAAGAGGTTCGCCCGCTCTACTACATTCCCCTCAAATACCCTAATGATGACAAAATGAACTTTTTCCTGACAGAAGTTCCTGAACTTCGCAGGTCAATGGACAGCCCTAAAGAGTCCGAGGGTTCCGCAAACATATGGGTTGGGGACAAGTACGAGCAGAATGTCGGAAGCGCCTACAATATAAGGGCAGGGATGACTGTCGTTATATACGGCATCAAAGGGTTTGACCAAACAGCATATTTGATCACTTCGGTTCAATATTTGTACGGTCAGCCTGAACCCGTAAAGATCAGTTTTGCTACTTTGGAAAAAATTTCGCCAGAGGACAAAAAGAAGATTGATCAAAAAGTTTCAGAAACTATAGTGATTGGATAAGGCGGAATTATGTCAATAATAGGTGGAGATGCAATAGATCAGATGAGCCGCCCTGACTCGGCTGCGCCAACATTTGCTGAGTTTTCTTCCATTCATCTTGGGGTTTTGACAGCCAAGAATGATGCTACGAGAACTGGTTTCGTGAAAATTACTGCACTGAACACCAACGCTCAACTCGGTCCATACAAGTTCATGGCACCTTTCACTTTCCCTGTCAGCACTGCTGTTGAGCAGACTTTGAACACCACAACAGCAGTCGTTTCGGGAACATCTGTTGTTACTAGTGCTTCGCTTTCCGAAACCACAACAAACATTTCTGGTTCCTACAGCGCAACATTGTCCTTGCCCGCTGTTGGTGCTCGTGTCCTTGTTGTACTATTAAACAATTCCCTTGACGAGGGCGTGATTGTTGGGTCTTTATGAACACGATTAGATTACCGATGAAATTCAAACATGAATCATTTGAGATGGAGACGATAGTTGACCAATCGGATGAGTATTATGCGACGCTCATAGGTTTCGCTGTTCAAATTGAGCCGGGTTCTTTGCCTATTTCAACTTTTTACGGAACAAAGGATCCAACTTTTGACAGTAAACAAACAAGACAGGTTGGCGTTCAGGTGGGAAACTTAATACCAGAAATACGAATAACTGGTGTTGATGTTATACCAGACAATAACGGTCAAACAAATCTAACAATCAAATTTGAACGGACATCGTAATCATGGCTTCACCAAACTTTTTGAATTATGTAAATTTAACCGTAAACGATAAAGATATTACGGATATCTATGATGATGCGGTTGAATACGCACAGACAGCGATGCCCGAATTCGCTCCTCGTGTCGGTACGGTTGAAAATGCTTTACTTGAGGCTGTTTCTCATACGACTGGCAGTTTGATCGCGACCATTAACCGTCTTCCCGACGGTTTGATGGAGGGTTTGCTGAATTTGATGGGCTTTTCTCGCATTGAGGCAACAGCAGCAACTGGAACTGTTGAAATTGAATTATCAGTCAATACTGGAGCGACCATCGTTGCAGGAACGGTTTTCTCGTACGATGTTTACGATGGTTCTGGTGTTCTAACACAATATCTTTACGAAACAATTAACGACATCACCATAGAGTCGGGAAGTACTACAGGTTCCGTTTCAGTTATTGCTTCCGACCCATCTCTATACCCTGACACACCTACACCGTCAGAATTAACTGTTGTTTCTAGCACCCCTTTCATCCTTTCCGCAACACTTACCTCTCTGGCGAGTGTTGGAACTGATACGGAAACGGATACGGAATATTTTGATCGTGCTGTCACGTTTCTTGGTTCATTGAGTAGTTCAATCACTACCGCCGCACAGTTAACAAACTATATTGCAGTAAATTATCCGACCATTAGCAGGTTCAAGGTTTATGACCTAACACAAGCAAAAGAAAATGACATTGTTAATGCTGTCCTCACTTCAAATGTGGTCACTTTGACAACGAGATATGCCCACGATTTTTCGGTTGGTGATGTAGTTGACGTCGCAGATATGGCTACCGCCACTTACAACGGAACATACACGATAACAGCAACACCAACCGCAACGACATTCAGTTATGCACGAACCAATGCTAATATTGCTACAGCAGTAACCACCGTCGGAAGTGTTGTTCTCGGGAACGGGATGCTATTTGCTACAGCAGATGTCGGTGGCGCGGTAACTATTTCTATGTGTGACTCAACTGGAGCGTCATTGTCAACCGCCCAAAAATTGATTGTTGAACAAGATATTGAATCCCGTGTTGTCGCTGGTCTTATAGTTCACCTTCACGACATGAACACGTTTGATGTAACCGTTAACGCAAGTATTGTCGTTGAACCAAACTACTCAACTTCAGACGTCGGAGCATCCGTATCGGAAGCGATAGAAAATTACCTTTCCGTAAATGGATGGGATTTCTCAGAGTCAGTAAACCGCCTATATTTGACTACAATTGCATCAAAAATTGCTGGTGTTAAATATGTTAGTTCAATGACCGCGGCTGTTGTTGGTTCTCCATCTTTTGCGTCAGATAACTCGGGTGATGTTTCAATACTTGAAAAAGGTGCCATACCGATTGGTGAATGTACGACTGTAGCGACTGCCTGATTATGGGGATAATATTCAACTACATTGATGAAACAGAGAGAACGTTTCTTGAATCATCAACTTTTATTTCTTCAATAACAGATTTATGGACTTCCGACGGAACCCTATCTGTAGACGCAGTTAACTATCAAGACTCAAATTATGGGTCTTTGAAACTGTCTCCTACAGCATTGGAGAATTTTGTTTATTACAACAATCACGCTTTGACATCGGATACGCCTTCACAGTTTTCTATAACACTTTCTCAGGATGCTGGAGATTTCGTTGAAAGTTTCATGTGGGTAAAGCCAACAAAAAACTGCACAATTTACCTAAAAACCGTTTTGTCTGAAGTTGAATTTGACGAAAATAGTTCAACTTTCTCTTTCATTGACCCATTCAATCAGGTTATTGGAAATGAGGGTTCGTTTGTTGTCGCGCTTGGTGGAGCAGATGAACCTAGATGGCAATTACTCCGATCTGTTCCTGTACAGGTTCCAGAAAATGGACGATGGTCAATACAGTTACAGTTTCGTGTTGTTTTCTCAACCTTAACTGATGCGTATCTAAATATTTCTAGACCTACGGCTCATCAATCTAAAAGAATTTTCTCTAATACATTCTTAAGTCAGTCTTTTGAATATATACCAGAAATTTTTCTTGAATCAGACTTGGCTGACTTCACGACAAATGAGCCAACATACCCTCTTGCTCGTTTTTTTGATGTTATGACCTCTTCTTCTGATGATATTTACGATCAAGTTGTTTCTTTTGAATATCTTGATAGAAGTGAGGGTGGTGACCCCACCAATTTGGCAACCCTGAGTCGTTTCATTGATCCACGAGTGTGCGACAGTTCGTACCTTTCTTGGATTGCACAGTTCAGAGGGCGACCAATATTGGTGACTTACCAACCTTCAACCGAAGGTGTTGGATGGGAGATTTTCACTTTGAACTCAAGCCTTCTAGACGGTGATGACGTTCTCGGAAGTGGTGCAACAAACTTGGGAGGTCTCCCCGCTGGAATTGATGCTTTTGCTCGTTGGCAGGTAGAGACAGGATATTACGGACATAACGCTGGAACCCTTCAGTCCATGGTCAGTGCAATACAAAGAAACTTAACTGGAGACAAAGTTGTCGGATACTCCATAAGCCCTAATCAAATAGATTTCACGACAAGTCAAGCAGAAACATTCGGCACGCTACCCGAAGGCGTGGGTACATCAAATGAGGTTATTTTGTCGTTAATTGAACCAGCAAGACCTTTGGGAATGATTGTCACTCACACATTGACTGCGTGATGTAGAATATGTAGGTAACTTCAAAATTGGAGGATCCATGGAAGAGGAAAATTCCCAAAGTTCTGTGGATAAAGAAATTGAGGAACTCCTTCGGGGGGCTTTGCCTCAGGGTCTTGTAACCAATTTTGTTCTTATCGCAGAAGTAGTTTCCGACTCTCAACAGGAGTTGGTTCTATCCATTTCCGATTCTATGACCCCATGGCTTGCCCAAGGGATGCTTGACACGGCGATGGACATGCTTCGCGCAGGCGAATACCAATTCCCTATAACGGAGGAAAACAATGGACAAGAATATTAAAGCAAACGTAAGTGATCAGGCTGTCAAGGGTGCCCTTTTAGGTGGTCTTGGATATTTGGCAAATAAGTGGGGTGTTTCGGCTGAAGTCGTGGCTTTGGTTATGCCTGTAGCCCTTACCGCCCTTGCTTGGGTTTCAACCAAGATTGGTGACAAGAACACTACGGCTATTTTCACTGCTGTTACAGCGATTGTTGACGCTCAAGCGAAAAGCAAGAAAAAGGCTTAACGCTTCAAATCGTCAAGATACAAGTGTTGTATTCTTGATGGGTGACAGCAGTTTGTGCTGCGTTACGGATTGAGGGCTGATGCTTGCAGGAAAATACAACATGGTATGTGATCAGGGGTCAACCTTTACGCGTACCATTGAGATCAAAGAAGCAGACGGAACAGTTTTCCCTTTAGCGGGCTACACCGCACGCATGGAAGTACGGCGAACTGTTGACGCCTCTTCCGCTCTTATAGGTTTATCTACCGCTAATGGGCGTATAGTGATAAACGCTTCTCTTGGGGCTTTAACAATAACCCTCACACCTGACCTCACCGCATCCCTTACACAGAGCGGTGTTTACGACCTAGAGATCGTTCACACCGCCACGGGGGCTGTCCATAAGGTGATTAGAGGAGAGTTCAAACTTGAAAAAGAGGTATCACGATGAGTGATCTTTCCACACAGTTGACGATGGGTAACGCAAATTTCAATGTAGTCATAGAGGATCAACGCAACATTGTTGAAATCGGCAACGAAGAACCAAACATCATTCAGGTTGTTTTACCCGGCGTAGCCGCAAGTTCACGAACAAATGTTTCCTATGGTGAGGGTGTCCCTTGGGAGATAGAGGTGGAAATCTAATATGCCCGCACAGCCTTCTGATTACGGCAATATTGGAGATATCTATATTGACGTACTCACTGGCGATTTTTATGGTCCTAAAACTTCTGATGGGTGGCCAGATACACCGTTTTTTACGGCTTTAACCTCCACAACGGTTGACGCAGCGGTTCTTAACGATCGGCTCATTTTCACACAGGCATCCCCGTCTGCTACATGGAACATCACCCATGAATTGGGTGGGAGACCCTCTGTAACCATCGTTGATAGCGCAGGTACGGTCGTTTACGGAGAAGTTGTGTATAATAGCAACACAAGTATTACAGCATTTTTTTCAGCACCTTTTTCTGGTTTCGCATATTTGACCTAAGGATTTAAAACAATGGCACAAAAATTTCTGACAAATATTGACCTTAATCAGAATCAGGTTATTAACGCCTCTTTTGAGGTTTTGGCAACCAACCCATCCACAAATCTTTTTGATGGTCGGATGTTTTTTGATAGCGCTGAAGGTGTTATCAAAATTTATGATGCTACTGCGACTGCATGGCGAAAAGTTGTTGCAGGTTACGATGGTGTAACTGCGGGTGTTATTTCTGGTGGCACACATTCTGTTGCTTTAACAATCACCGAAGATAACGGTCAGATCACTGTCACCCCAAACCTTGCTGACGGAACCAATGCTGGTCTTCTTAGCGCTTCAGATTTTACGAAACTTGCTGACTCTACAGCAGACGCAACCGCGAACAAACTGGTCATTCGTGATGGTGCGGGTAACGCAAAGGTTGCCACCCCAACAGATTCGGCTCATATTGCCACCAAGGGATATGTTGACGCCGCTCGTCAAGGTCTTGATGTTAAACAATCCGTAAGAGTTGCAACAACTGCACCAATTAACCTTGCTTCCGACCTTGAGGCTGGCGACACAGTAGACGGTGTAACACTTGTTGCTGGCGACCGTGTTCTCGTAAAGAACCAAAGCACCGCAACAGAGAACGGCATTTATGTTGCTGTTGCTTCGGGTGCGGCTTCTCGTTCATCTGACGCAAACGGAACAGCCGACACTGGCGAACTCAAGCCAGGAACTTTCACCTTCGTTGAAGAAGGTACAGTTAACTCGGATAAGGGCTTTGTTGTTTCCACCAACGGCACTATCACGATCGGTGCTACGAATATTGAGTGGACACAGTTCTCTGGTGCTGGTTCGTTTGAGGCTGGCGACGGACTCAGCCAATCAGGAAACACCATCAATGTTAACGTTGTATCTGATCGGACTGCGATCACTGGTGATGCGGTAGACATTGCTTCAACCTATGTTGGTCAAGCAAGCATCACGACCCTTGGCACGATCACAACGGGTGTTTGGAACGGCACAGACATTGCTGTTGCAGACGGTGGTACTGGCGCTTCAGATGCCGCTTCGGCACGAACAAACCTTGGTATCAAAACTACGGCAGGTGCTGTAACAACGAGTACCTCAACTCTTGCTCGTGTAGCAAGTCAAGGTTGTTCGGCTTCCGCTGCTGGAACCTCCACGACGACAGTTACCCACAACTTCAACACACTTGACGTCAGTGTGCAAATTGTTGAAGTTGCTGGCGGTGCAACGGTGTATGGTGATGTCGTGCGAGCAAATGCTGATACTGTAACTGTCACCCTGCTCGGTACAATCGCAGCAAATGATTACAGAATCGTAGTAACAGGCTAAAACACATAGTTAACCTTGAGGGGTTAGCGAACTACATGCAATAGCGATTGAGGTCGCAAGTGGCACAAAAATTTATTACCCCTATAACTATTAAGCAGTTGGCGTCTGCTGGTTCAGATGCGCTCACCGTTTTTCTTGACGGCGAAGTTTATGGTCGTGTAAAACTTGAAGCAGGCGGTCGCATTTCTTGGAGCGATGGCACTGGAACATATGACACGAATCTTTATCGTGATGGTGCGAACACCCTTGCTACCGATGATGTTCTTAAGGCTATTGCTGGTGTGGTCACATTGGCGGTTGCTGGTACGCCGAGTGTTGCATTGCCGAATGGTGCTTTGGCTGTTGACACTACAAACAACATTTTTTATTTTAGATCTAACGACACATGGAATCAGGTTACGGGTGGTGGTGGCGGTGCATCGCTAACTGTTTCAGATACTGCACCAGCATCACCTTCTGCTGGTGATCTGTGGTTCAATTCGTCTAATGCGCGAACCTATGTTTATTATGATTCATCATGGGTTGAAATAGGTGGCTCTGGTGGTGTGGCAACCCTTGACGATGTTGGTGATGTCACTATCACCTCTGCCTCAAATGGTCAGTTTCTTAAATGGAACGGAACGGCTTGGGTTAACGAAGCCATTGACCTTGGAACAGACACTACAGGAAATTATGTTTCAGGGGTTTCATCTGGTACAGGTATCTCTGTTAGCCATACACCGTCTGAGGGTTCAACAGCAACTGTTTCTCTTGACGCAACGCTAGATAATCTTTCTAATGTTACTGTTCCGTCCCCTGCAACTAATGATGTTCTTCAATGGAATGGAACAGCATGGGTGAATGTGGCGGCTTCCACGGTAGGAGCAACCACACTTGACGGTCTTTCAGATGTTGTTGTCACGGCACCAGAAGAATTCCAAACACTTGAATACGACGGAACAAATTGGGTCAATACCTATTCGTCAGTGGTTAGTTATGTACGTAATGCAGAAGCAACAACATTGACAACAGGAACGGTTGTTTACTTGTTTGGCGCAACAGGTGACCATGCCACAGTAAAGCGAGCAGACAATGATTCCGATACAACATCATCTAAAACCGTTGGTGTTGTTGGTGCCAACATTCTTGCTTCAGAAAACGGACCCGTAGTAACTCGTGGCTATGTAGACGGCATTGATTTAAGTGTCGGATACGCATCGGGCGATATTCTTTGGTTAGGTGAAGACGGCGGGTTTACCAAAACTAAACCATCTGCACCAGAACATCTTGTATTCGTGGGTGTTGTCGTTCGTGCAACTGAAAACGGAATTATTTATGTTGCAACACAAAACGGTTATGAATTAGATGAACTACACAATGTCAGCACCCCATCTCCAATATCGGGTGATTTTCTAAAATACAACGGAACGTTATGGGTTAATGACCAAATTGATCTAGGAACAGATACCACTGGAAACTATGTTCAGTCGCTTGTTGCAGGAACTGGTATTACGCTCACGAACGACAGCGCCTCCGAAGGCGGAACACCAACCATTGCTGTCACAGCGAACACCTATCAGCCTTTAGATGCTGAACTAACAGCAATAGCAGGGTTGACTAGCGCCGCAGACAAACTTCCATATTTCACAGGTTCAGGAACAGCGTCAACAACAGATATTACTGGCGCCGCAAGAAGCATCCTTGACGACACAACGACAGGAGACATTCGTACGACGCTCGGTGTTGGAACAGGAGACTCACCAACATTCGCTGGCGCAACATTAGACGGCGTGCAGGTGGGTGTCACAGCAGCCAACGAAATTGATACAGCGTCAGGGAACCTCACAATTGACTCTGCTGGCGGAACAGTAACAGTTGATGACAACCTCACCGTAACAGGAAACCTTACAGTCTCGGGGACAACAACATCAATCAACACAGAAACATTAACTGTTGACGACAACATTATTATCCTCAACAACAATGTCACTAGTGCACCAACAGAAAATGCTGGTATTGAGGTTGAACGAGGTTCTTCCACAAACGTTCAATTACGCTGGAACGAAACTGATGACAAATGGCAGTTCACCAACGACGGAACAACATACACAGACCTTGGTGCAGGTGGAGCAACAATATCCAACACCGCCCCATCATCACCTACCGCTGGTCAACTTTGGTTCAACTCGGCAACACTAGAAACATATGTTTACTATGACAGCCATTGGCTACAAGCAAGTGGCGAACCAGACCTAGTAGAAGATTTAACAGACCTTTCTGATGTTCTGTTCACGAACCCTGTAAACGGTCAATTCTTAAAATTTGATGGAACTCGTTGGGTTAACGGCACCATTCCAACCATCAACACTTTGGACGATATCGGTGATGTTTCTGTAGCATCACCATCAAACGGACAGTTCCTAAAATGGAACGGCACCGCTTGGGTGTCTGATTCAATTCCAACAATTAACGCACTTGATGATATTGGCAATGTTACCGCACCATCACCATCATCTGGACAGTTTCTAAAATGGAATGGTACAGCGTGGGTTCCGGACACAATTATTGGTGGCGCAACTATTTCCGATTCTGCACCAGCGTCACCTTCGGCTGGTCAACTGTGGTTTGATTCTACGGTAGGTAAAACTTTTGTTTACTACGACTCTCATTGGATTGAGGTTGGTGGTGTTGGTACAGGCGCACGAATGGTGTCTAGTTCTTCAGCGCCTGCTTCACCGCTTGAGGGAAGCATGTGGTTTGATACAGACACGGCACAAACATTTGTTTACTATGACTCGTCGTGGGTTGAAATCGGTGCATCAGGTGTAACAGCCAGCGTTCAGGATTCAGCCCCAGCAGCCCCTGTATCAGGACAAATTTGGTTTAACTCTTTGACGGGTGGCACATTTGTTTATTACGGAACAAACTGGATTGAAGTTGGCGCATCACCGTTTAGCGCTCTAGTTAACACCATCAACGCTAAAGGCGATCTGCTTGTAGGTACCGCAGATAATACGATAGGTGGTTTAACGGCTGGTTCTGATGGTCAGGTTCTTACTGTAGATTCTTCTACAGCAACTGGTCTTAAATGGGATACACCAGTTTCAACAGGTAAGGCTATAGCAATGTCAATAGTGTTCAGTGGCTAAGGAGATTTTATGTCAGCACCAAATATCGTCAACGTAACAACAATCAGAGGTAAAACAGCGGTTCTTGCTGTCACGACTACTGCTACACCTATTGTGAAAAACGAGGGCAGTAGTGCAGGAACTACGGTTGTTGTTACTGCTAACGGTTCAAGCAACTATGTGGTTGGCGGAGCGTCTAACGCAACTATTCCTGTTGTTCGTGGCGCAACTTACACAATTCAAGTGAGTGCTGTTGGTCATCCTTTTTGGATTCAAACAGTCTCGGGAGCATATAGTTCAGGAGACATTTACAGCACTGGTGTAACAAATAATGGCACCGAACTCGGGTACATCACTTTTCAAGTTCCTGCTGATGCCCCAAACACTCTTTACTATGTTTGCCAAAACCATTCGGCTATGGCTGGTTCAATCACTGTTACAGGTACAGCAAGCAACTCAGGTAAAGTTTTTAAAGTTAATGCTCTTTATGTTGCAAACGTTGACGGCACGAACGCCGCAGATATATCTGTTGCTTTATTCCGTTCGGGTGTTGCTTATGAACTTGCCCACACTGTTTCGGTTCCAGCAGATGCAACACTTGATGTAATCAGTAAATCTATTTATCTTGAAGAAGGAGACGACCTTCGTTTAACTGCTTCTGCCAACTCTGACCTTGAAGCAGTATGTAGTTATGAGGAGATTAGTTAATGGCTGGGCTGGGAGGAAGACTTGGTCCGAAGGTCACTGAAGCAAAAGGAATGCTAAGTCTGACCGTTTTACAGCAAGGCAATTTGGCTCCAGGCGCACCCATCCTAGAATATCTGGTCATTGCAGGAGGGGGCGGTGGCGGTGGTTCCACGTCGGGTGGTGGTGGTGCTGGAGGTTATCGCTCTTCGGTTGGGACGGAGAGTTCAGGAGGTGGTTCACCAGCAGAAAGTGTATTTACTACAACTATTGGAACTACCTATACCGTAACAGTCGGCGCGGGTGGGTCTGGAAGTCGCAACTCAGATTTAGGTTCTCCAAATAACACAAATGGTACCAACTCTGTTTTTCATACAATCACTTCACTTGGTGGTGGTTACGGTGCATCTGGTTCACCATCTGCTTCCCGTGTAGCGAGTGCTGGCGGTTCGGGCGGGGGTGGTGGTTCTTATGCAGGGAACAACATTAACCCAATGAGCAACGGTGCTGGAACAACTGGTCAGGGTTTTGCTGGCGGAACAAGTGTTGCAATCGGGGGTGGGAATTATGGTGGCGCTGGCGGTGGTGGTGCTGGAGGCGTAGGTGGCTCAAACAATGGTTCTGTTGGTGGAGTCGGCGGAGTAGGTCTGGCGTCTTCCATCACTGGTTCTGCTGTCTTCCGTGCTGGCGGGGGTGGCAATGGTGGCAATCTTGGAGGAAATAACGGAGGCAACGGAGGGGGCGGTGCTGGCGCTAACACTACTGACGGTACTGCTGGAACGGTAAACACTGGTGGCGGAGGCGGTGGAAGTGGAATTTACCAAGGAGGGTTTGGTGGCGCTGGTGGCTCTGGAGTTGTAATCCTTCGCTACCCAGACACATTGCCGTTAGCAGCGTCTACTACTGGTTCACCAACAATAACAAACCCAACTGGCTACAGGGTTTATACTTTTACTGCGTCAGGAAGCATAACTTTCTAACACACCACAAAAATGACAACAAAAAACAATGTAAAATAGAAACACACACAACAGGAGCACAAAAATGGCACATTTTGCAGAACTAGGCGAAGACAACATCGTATTACGAGTAATCGTAGTATCTAACGATGACTGTTTAGACGCAGAAGGCAACGAATCAGAGGCTGTAGGCGCTGAATTCTGTCGCAACCTGCTCGGCGGAACATGGAAGCAAACCTCATACAACGGCAACATGCGTGCTCGTTATGCAGGAATCGGCTACACCTACAACTCTGCCCTAGACGCATACATCGCCCCAAAACCTTACCCATCATGGGCACTCAATGAAGAAACCACCGAATGGGAAGCACCAGTTGCCCGTCCAGAAGGTGAAGGAATGTACACATGGGATGAAGATGGGCAGGCGTGGGTAGAAGTAGTTTCCCCCGCCTAATCAATGTCCCTCACCTTTCCTGCCTCTCCAAGCGTTGGTGACACCTATACGGTAGGTGCACGTACTTGGGTATGGTCGGGAACGATTTGGGAAATTACAGGCACTGTTGCCGCGGCTGGTTCTATCGGCACAACCGAACTTGCTTCTAGCGCTGTTACAGCAGCAAAAATCGCTGACAGTACAATCACTTCAACCAAACTTGCCTCTACTGTTCCAGTAGTAACAGTGTGTACTTCTAGTACAAAACCGAGTTCTCCTTTTGTGGGGCAAACTATTTTTGAAACAGATACGAATTTGATGAAAGTTTATGTTTCGCCTAGTTGGAGCAACGGAACACTTCATCAAACAGGTTTTACGATTGAGTATCTGGTTGTTGCTGGAGGCGGGGGAGGGGGTTCACGTGGCGGTGGCGGCGGTGCTGGCGGTTATCGTACAAATGTCGCTGGTGCAACTTCTGGTGGAGGTGCTTCTGCTGAGACATCATTTTTTCTTTCACTAGGTACACATACGGTGACAGTCGGTGCTGGTGGCGTTGGTGGACCAAACGATGGTGCCGCCCTTTCAGTTAATGATGGCACGAACGGTTCTAACTCTGTTTTCAGCACAATAACTTCTTCTGGTGGTGGCGGCGGTGGAGGATTTACGCGCGCTGGTAAGGCTGGTGGTAGCGGTGGTGGTATAGGTCGTGACGGAGGAACCACTGTTGAAAATGCTGGAGCGGCAACCGCCTCACAGGGTTACAGGGGCGGTCTCGCTGGTGGGGTTTCATGCGCGGGTGGTGGCGGTGGTGGTGGAGCAAGCGCAGTTGGCGGAAACGGCACGGGCGGTAGTGAAACTGGCGGACCTGGTGGTGCAGGACTTGCTTCATCTATCACTGGAACAAGTTTAAATTACGCAGGTGGCGGTGGTGGCGGTGCAGGCTGTGCGCCTTACACAACATACACAGACCCTACGGGTGTAGGCGGTAAGGGAGGAAACCCAGCGGTTGCCGCTACCGCAGGCACAACAAATCGTGGAGGTGGAGGTGGAGGTGGAGGTGATGCCAATTTCGCTGGTGGTGCTGGTGGTTCGGGTGTTATTATTGTTCGCTACCTAACTGCTGACGCTTCAGGTTTCACCGTTACTGGTGGTACAGCAACAACCTCCGGATCGTACACTATTCGCACATTTACCTCTTCAGGAAGTTTGGTTATCGCATAATGCCTATCAACTTCCCCGACTCACCAGCCGAAAACGACTCCTTCACATCAGGAGGAAAGAAATGGATATTCAACGGCACCGTTTGGACGCTCGTTACTGCTAACTCTTATACGATTCCTACAGGTGAAGTAACAGCGGCAAAAATTGCGGCTAACGCTGTCACCGAAGCAAAAATTAACGATGGCGCAGTAACTCAATCCAAACTTGCTTCAGGTCTTTCAGGCATTACGGTCACTACTACAGCGAACCGTTCGGCGGTTATCCCTTCACCTTTTAACGGTCAATTCATTTTTCTCACGGATACAAGCCAATTACAACGGTGGGATGGTAGTCAGTGGGTTGTTGCTATTACCACAGTGCCGACAGGTGCACCTGCATCTGTAACGGTCTCAGGGTCACCTACAACTAGCACGGTTACACTTGCATTCAGCGCTGGTGGCGATGGCGGTTCAACAATCACTAACTATCAATATGCACTATCCACTGACGGTGGTGCAACATACGGTTCCTATACAGCACTTGACCCCGCAGATGCTTCAAGCCCAATCACAATCACGGGTCTTGCATCACTTACGACCTATCACGTAAAACTTAAAGCAGTAAACGCTTTGGGTACTGGTTCTTCAGAATCTTCGGCTGTTTCTTTTACCACAGGAAACATGAATATTGAATATCTTGTTATTGGAGGAGGCGGTTCAGGGGGCATACAAGTAGGCGGCGGCGGTGGTGCAGGCGGATACAGAACGAACGTGAGTGGAGCAACTTCTGGTAGAAACTCTGCCGCCGAGGAAGCGATGAGTATTGGTTACGGAACATACACGGTAACTATCGGTGCTGGTGGTGTAGGTGGTTACAATCTCGGCAGTGCTGGGTCTAGTCCTAGTGGTAATAATCGTGGTGTAAAAGGAAACGATTCTGTATTTAGCACAATCACTTCATTGGGTGGCGGTGGTGGTTCTGGTTATTCAAATTTAACAGCCACTAACGGTGGTTCGGGCGGTGGTGCAGACGGCGGCGGGGTGAGCAACTTTGGTGCCGGTACAGCCAATCAAGGTTTTGCAGGTGGTTCGGGAGTATCCACCAACTGGGCTGGTGGTGGCGGCGGTGGCGCAGGAGCAGTGGGTGGGAACGCTGGAGCCAACGTTGGTGGCGTTGGTGGAGCAGGTCTATCTTCTTCCATAACAGGGTCAGCAGTAACTAGGGCTGGCGGAGGAGCAGGGTGCCAAACCAGTGGCGCTGGCTCGGCAGGCGGCGCAGGCGGCGGTGGTGCAGGTGGTTCGGATAGCGTGAACGCAGGCAACGGAACAGCGAACACTGGCGGTGGCGGTGGCGGTACACGAGATACTGGAACAAATGGCTCTGGTGGTTCAGGAGTCGTAATTGTCCGTTATCTAACGGGGTCTACAGCCACTATTACAGGTGGCATCATGACAACATCCGGTTCATACACTATTCACACATTCTTAGCATCGGGAAGTTTGGTTATCGCATAATGGCTATCAACTTTCCTGACTCACCAGCAAACAACGACTACTTTGAAACCAACGGCAAAGCATGGATCTTCAACGGCACATCATGGGACATCGTACAAACACCAGCAAACCTAAGCATCGCAGACAACTCCATAGCCCTTGGAACAAAAACAACTGGCAACTATGTCGCAACAATAACTGGTGGCACAGGTGTAGCATCAACAGCCGCAACATCTGGTGAAGCCACAACACACACCCTGTCCATAGGTCAGGCTGTAGGAACAGCCGACAACGTAACTTTCGCTGGTGTGACCGCTAACTCCATAAAAGTGGGTGTCACAGACGCCAACGAAATTGACACCACATCTGGTGGGCTAACCATTGACTCTGCCAGCGGAACTGTCACCGTTGATGACAACCTAATTGTGACAGGTAATTTAACTGTTTCCGGTACAACAACATCAATAAACACAGAAACCTTAACCGTTGACGACAACATTGTTGTTTTAAATAATAATGTTACTGGTGAACCTTCAGAGAACGCGGGTATTGAAGTTGAACGCGGATCTTCAACAAATGTTTTAATCAGATGGAACGAAACATCAGACAAATGGGAATTCACCAACGACGGTTCCACATACAACGAACTTGGTAGCGGTGGTGGGATAACGGTATCTGATTCTGCTCCTGTGTCCCCTACAACTGGTGCTTTGTGGTTTGAATCGGATACGGCACAAACGTTTATTTATTATGATTCGCAGTGGATTGAAATTGGTGCTTCGGCTATGGGTGCAACAGTTTCTACGACTGCACCTAATTCGCCTATCGCTGGACAAATTTGGTTTAACTCTGATAGTGGTGGAACATATGTTTATTATGGTTCTTCTTGGATTGAGGTTGGCGCGGCGCCTGCGAATGTTGTTTTGCAAAATATTGACGCTAAGGGCGATTTGCTTGTAGGTACCGCAGATAATGCGTTAGATAATTTGACTGCTGGTGCCAATAACACGATTTTGATGGCTGATTCTTCTACGGCTACTGGTTTGAAGTGGGCTGTTTCTCCTGAGACTGATATTGTTACCACTAAGGGTGATTTGTTGGTGGCGACAGCGGCTGACACGTTGGCTCGTCAGGGTGTCGGAACCAATGGTCAGGTGCTTGTTGCTGATAGTGGTGTGACGAATGGTGTTGCGTGGGTTGACCCGCTCTCTAACCGTAATGTGGTTATCAATGGTGCTATGCAGGTACATCAGCGTGGAACAAGTACGGCAGGAATTACTTCTGGCGCACCTTTACTTGCAACCGCAGACCGCTGGGGGATGGTTTTTACCACCGCCGCCGAAGGCACATGGACAAATAGTTTAGAAAACGATGCACCCTCTGGAAGCGGATTGAGGAAATCATATAAAGTTCTTTGCACGACAGCAAAAGCATCTTTGTCGGCTGGTGATGCATTGAGTGTGAGGCACGCTATTGAAGGACAAAATGTTCAACAGTTTCTAAAAGGCACTGCATCAGCAAAACCGTTTGCTTTATCTTTTTGGGTGAAGTCAAACCTTACTGGAACATACACTGTTCGCATTGCAGATGCGGACAACAGTCGCACTGTTGCTGCTGCTTATACGGTTTCTGCTTCGGGGGTGTGGGAAAAGAAAACAATTATTTTTCCTGCCGACACCACGGGTGTTTTTGATAATGACAACGCTGCAAGTTTAGTACTTGTTTTCCGTTTGCTTGCTGGAACCGACTTTACTTCTGGAACGTTGCAAACTACATGGGGTGCAACATTAAACTCAACCACTAGTGCTGGTCAGATAAACCTTGCTGCTGCAACCAGCAATTATTGGCAGATTACGGGTGTGCAGTTAGAGGCTGGTGCTGTTGCAACACCATTTGAGTTTGAAGACTACGGAACCACACTCGCCAAATGTCAGCGGTACTACTGGCGTGTAAATGGTGTCCAAGGTTCATATACGGGTTTGTTAATTGGCTCCGCTACTGGTACAACATCACCAGCAGGGAGAAGGTTGATGATGAAAAACCCTGTAGAAATGAGAACTGCACCTGCATTAAACTTCAGTGGGTCTAATGTGCAGTACGGAAACGGTG